ACGTCAATCCAGATAAAAAATTTGAAGATTCTCCTTGGTTTGGAGCGTGCGCAGAGGACTTAAACTGGAAGCAGCGGGTGAAACTTCAAGCTGCCGCACAACAGCATATCGACCATGCTATTAGCTCTACATTAAATCTACCAGAAGATGTTTCTGTTGAGCAGGTAGAAGAGATTTATGAAGAGGCGTGGGAAAGAGGATGTAAGGGAATTACAGTATACAGAAAGAACTGTCGCACAGGAGTTTTGGTAGAGGAGGCGAAGCAAAAGCAGGAAGAATCTCCCGAACAGGCTGCCGAAGACGAGAAAAGACCTAGAGAGCTTCCCTGTGACGTATATCATATTAGTGTGCGACATAACCAATACTTTGTTTTAGTTGGCCTAAAGGATGGAAAGCCCTACGAAGTTTTTGCGGGCAAGAACGGTTTTCTTAACAAGAACATAAAGACCGGAAGAATTATAAGAAAAAGAAGAAAGTTTTACAGAGCAGAATTTGACCACGACGAGGAAACTGAGCTTTCCCCAATCACTGCGGCTTGCAGCGACCACGAAGAAACAATAACCAGACTTATATCTGGATATTTAAGGCTCGGAGTTGACATGCACTTCATAGTCCAGCAACTCGAAAAGGTTGACGGAGAAATGCATTGCTTTGCTAGAAGCGTTTCAAGAGCTTTGAAAAAGTACATACCAGACGGAACAGAGGAAAGCGGAGAGGCGTGTCCAGAGTGCGGAACATCTCCTATAGTAAGGCAAGAGGGATGTGTGACTTGTTTATCGTGCGGATGGAGTAAGTGTCTATAATGCCCACATATGTATTTAAATGCGAAGAATGCGACTATGAGCTTGAGGTTGAGCAAAGCATCAAAAAGCCCACGCCAAACAGAAAAAAGTGTCCGGCATGTGGAAAAAATAAATTAGAGAGACTTTTATTTGCCCCACACGTTTACAATAAGCCTGGGGATGATAATATAACATTAGGTCTTCTTGCAGATAGAAATTCGTCTAGATTTTCCGACGACCAAAAAGAGGCCCTGGAAAGTAAAAATGGTGTCAAGAAAAAGAAGAAGAGAGAGGGAAAGAATTTCTGGGAAACCTCTGATAAAAATATGAAAAAAATATCAGAAATGACCCCTGCGCAAAAGAAAAAGTATATAGAAACGGGAGAAAAATGAAAAACAACCAAGACGAAATAAAGAAACAAATTTACGAGAAGACCAGAGAGTATCTTCCAGGGACGACTGTTGCCCAAGTAAAGGTAGAGGTAAGTCTTCACAGAGCATATATTGATTTGAAAACTAGCGAGAAAATATTTGAGCTTGTGGACATGCATTCTGAAAGATTTGACGCAAGAGTCGATAGCGACGATGCATACGAGGCTAGAGACATAATGAGAAAGAATATAATTCAATCATGCAGCAACTGGGATTCTTTACCAAATGATAAAAATGCAAACAACGAAACGGACAAGGATGAGTGATTTTACTTTTTTATGTTCAAACTGCGATGCGCCTCTAGCAGAATTTTTAGAAAAACCTAAACAAAGCCAAATTTCTAGAAAAATTAAAGCGATGTGTCCCCATTGTGGGGATGCGTCATTCACTAAAGACATTACAAGTGAATTTTATATTGGCGCAACAGAGTACACGGCAGTAGAGTCGCTGGAAGAAAAAGACGGGGTTATTATAATAAAAACAATTAAGAGTAAAAAATATGACTAAACAATATATAACAAGCACAACTAAGTCAGGGGCCTCTCACGGCTCTGACTCATCTGGTTCACTTGAAAGCGCTTTATTTTATGGCTCTGGAGGTGAGATTGAATCGGATGGAACAGACTGCTACGCCAAAAAAAATCATTTTAAAAATGCGCAGGGTGAGGACAGAGAGTCTTACTATATAAAGTCTGGCAGAGACGGTTCTTTATTTGACCCATGGGGCATGTTTACTGAAGGCACCGAAAAGAAAGAGTTTGGAAGTGAATCTTACTGGAGGTTTAAAGCAGTAAATAAAAAGTGCTTTGAATTGTATGTGAGATTTTTAGAGTCTAAAAACAACTCGTTTAAGCTGCACGCAGAAAGAGAGATAGGATAATGCCTAAAGCAAGAGAATTAACAGAAGTAGAAAAATTTTATATTGAAAACAACCCACAGCAGAGCGACGAAGAAATTGCCTCGCAAATCAAAGGAGTTGGTGCAAAAACAGTAGAAAAGTTTCGCGCGTCAATCACTCCCGCTCAGGATGACAAGAGAGATTCAATCACCGAAACTAGAGAAGAGAGAATCGACAGGCTTGGCAATGGAGCAAAAGCAGGTGATTTTATAGCCAAACAAAGCGGGGCATCTATAATGACTCAACAAGCGTCTGAGGTTACAGATGCTAGAGCGATTGTTCACGGAACTAGAATGAATAAAGCTGAATACGAATCTAAAAACAAAGATAAAATTCATAAACCGCAAAATTAAACGATGACTAATCAAGACATAGCCTCTACATCTTACGGACTTTGCATTGAAGATTGTAAATATTTGGAGGATAAAAGCATCTGGATTGCAACGCTATCCAATGGCTTAACAGTTTACCAGGATGACCACAAATCTGGGAAAGAGCCCATAGCGTGGAAAAGGCTGTCTAAATACTGCAAAGAAAACGATGTTTTTGTCATAGGTATGTGTTTAAAATTTCGCTCTAACGTAATCATAATAAAAACTCCAGACGAGATTGATGGATTTTATTTTGCTTATGGTGCCCAGAGAGAGTTTGATGAAGATGTTACTAGAGCTTACTATGTTGTAGGCTATGCTAAGAGAGGCAATATATACTCTAACTGGTACACAATACCTGAACTTCTAAAGCATAAAGAGTCTAATCGAACCCTCACTCAAAAAGACCTGGAAGACGAAAGATTAATAGTCAGCCCGGCTTACACAAATTGACAACTTCTTCTCTTAAGCTATAATAAGCTATATTATGGCAACTGAAAAAACACAAAAATGTAAATTCCACTCCGATTATGGTGGAGGTTACGTTCGTGAAGACCAGTGGATAACTGAGAGGCTTTGCGCTTTAATTGCAAAGAAAAACGGTACAGAGCTTCCAGATAAGTTTTGGAATCTTCCAAAATGGAAAAGCATATTTCGGAGACAAGTGCAAATAGCCGTAAAGCTACTATCTGTGTATAAAGCTGAAGTGGTTTCAATGGCCCTGAGAGACAAAAGATGCAGGAACGTCCGCTCATTTGCTGCGTTCAAGGCTGGCACATTTTTTTCAAAAGTTTTAAAAGAGTATCAAGCTAAATATGATGCGGAGATGAAATCTAAAGAGGTTCAGCTTGAGATTAGAAGCACAACCTCTATACCTAAACGTACTGTAAAAGATAACAAATTATCGAGGTTAAAAAATATAGATGGCAAAACAAGACCCATTCAAAGTGGCTAAAGATTTATTGGCTAAACATGGAGACAATATAGTAAGAAGCGGAGACGCAATGGTTTCCGATAAACAGGAAATTGTTTCTGTTTCTCCATTGATTGATGTGAACATAGGAGGAGGAATACCCGAAGGCTCAGTAGTTCTTCTTGCTGGCGATGAGAAATGCGGTAAAACAGTTACAGCATTGCAGATTTGCAAAAACGCACAGGATATGGGTAAAAACATATACTACCTAAACATCGAGGCTAGGTTGAAATCTAGAGACCTAGAAGGCATAGAGGGATTAGACTTAGAAAAAATAAACGTAGTAAGCTCATACAGGGAGGATGACAGTGAAGGAAATTTGGTTCAAAGTAAAATCCTTAGTGGAGAAGAGTGGCTCAGTTTCGCTGAGAATTTTATACATAATGACCCTGGATGCGTTGTTGTTCTTGATTCTATTTCTCAGCTTGTAACTGAACGTCAATTACAGGCAGATATTGGCGATGTAACTGGTGACGGAGGGTTCAGGCTTCTGTCTCAATTCATAGGCAGAATAGCTCCAGTTGTGGTTGTAAATAAATGTATCGTGATTGGAATCCAGCATCTAATTGCAAATACACGCGCAAGGCCAGGACAAAAAACAAAAAGCAGGAGTGGTGGTCGTAAGATTAGATATGCGGTTGACGTAGACCTTGAATGCACATATATACAGCCGTGGAAAGCATCCTCTGCGGATGACGCGGAACAGATAGGGCAAAGGGTCAACTGGATTACCCGCTCTACTGCTAGGCCGATACCTCCAGGACGAAAGATTGAGTCTTTATTGAGGTATGGGGTTGGACTTGACAAAATAGGAGAGCTGATTAGCCTTGGAAAAAGCCTTGGTTTTATAAGGGTGTCTGGCTCTTGGTATGTTTTAGATTATATGCAGAATCATCTCGACATTTTAGGAGTAGATGAATGGGCTGTGGACAAGAAAGGGAAGCTAACCCCAGAAATGTCAAAGCTCGTACAAGCTCAAGGAGAACACAAGGCTCACGATTTGCTTAAAGCTAACCCAGATTATTTGGATTGTTTACAAAAAGACATATATGAAATGCTTGGGATGAGTGAATGAAGGTAGTAGACTTTAACGGAAAAGAACACAACTTCCCTCCAACGGGTCATCAGCCTGACTTGGATGACGGAAGAAAAAGAAGCGACCTTCATCTTCATGCTAGAAGGCTATTGAAAGAGATTTACCCTACGCAAAGAATACTAGAAGAAGTGCCTCTGCCTGGAACTAGACAATACGCAGACTTTTACCTCCCCCACAGGAAAGCGGTTGTTGAGGTCCACGGCAGACAGCACTATGAGTTTGTTGCACACTTTCATGAAGATAGATGGGGTTTTGCCAAGTCAAAGCAAAATGATTCTAAGAAAGAAAGTTGGTGTGATATGAATAATATTAAGTATATAGTTTTACCATACAATAAGGTTAATGATTGGGATGACATCATATCAGAGTCTTGATGAGAGGTGGGAACAAGTAGAGAAAGCCCTAAAGCAGTTTGAGGTTGCTGTAGGGCTTGGTTCTTTAGGTCCAACCGAAGTTAATAGGTGGATAAATATAACCCCTCAACTGTTGAACAAGCTTTCGGAACAGGAGTGTGCAGAAGGCGCGTACTTGCTTGTACAGGAAGCCACCTTTGTGCAGTCTCAGATTAATGTTTTACAGTCAAAGATAGATTGGTGCAATAGAAAGATAAACTCAATCATAGCACCAATAATCAAAAACCAAATCACACGATATATGGAAAACGAATTAAAAAGAGCTTACGCAGTAAAGCAGGATGATGTTGCTGAGAGGCTACAACAAATAGCTGATGAAGCGTCTAGCTATCACTCACGACTGATTTACCTACCTAACTCTTTGAGGGCACAAGCTGATAAGCTAACTAAATATCAAGAAATAAAGAGAGGTCAAAATTATGCCTGATTTTTCAGAGATACTAAAGATAGCCGTAGAACAACAAGACTGGCAGTTAATATGCGGTCTTTATACAAATATAACAGGAGAGCCTCTTTCAGTTCCGACTGCCGAGCAGATAAAAAAAGAAGAAGAGGATGTTCTTGCAAAAGAATATTCTGTGGAAGAACTTAAATACCAGAATCAACTTCCCCCAGAAGAGCAAGACTTAAAATTAGTTGATAAAAATATTGACAACATGGTAGACAGCAGATATAATGATTTTACAGCTCCGCCAAGAAACACAGAGAATAAAAATTTTTCAGGCAGGCAAATGCGCTCAGAGGCTGTTGGAAGGAGTAAGCTCACAAATGTTGTTGGTGTTAGCGAAGAGGGATTCGTTGATGATTTGACAGAATCTCTTACCGACCCAGAGACAGGCGAAAAGCTAGTAGGCAACAATAAAAACGTAAAGGTAACCCCTAGAAATAGAAGAAAGCAGCTCGGCATGAATGATACATCTGTAATTAACGCTACATGCTCTTCTTGCAGAAAACAATTTAAGGTTGCTTCATCAATAGCTTTTGGGTACTCAGATTCGGAATCTGAAAATACTTGGGAATGCAATGATTGCACTGTAAGAAAGGGTCGTCGTGACAGAGGTAGATAATTCTAATCGTAACGTAGCTGCTGAAAGAGCCGTGCTGGCTGGACTATATACTTATGGCATTGATGCCTATCTTGATGTTGCTCCGATGCTAACACCGATGTCATTTACTGACAGGTCTAATCAGGCAATTTACAAATGCTTTTGTCACTTATTTGAAGACAAAGAGCTTAAACAGCTTGATGAGTCCTCAGTATTTTCTGCCTCAAAAGACCTTGGATACTCTTGGCTTGTAGAGAAGAAGGACGAAATAAACCACCTTCACAGTATTTTTAACACGCATATATTGCTAGAGAATGTTAGGTCTTTTAGCGCAAAGATTAGCAGGCTTGAGGTCGCAAGGATGCTGCGACAACAAATGAGGGACGCTGACGCTTCACTAAACGATGTTGGTGGAGATGAGCCGATTGAGCATATACTAGGCATAGCAGAAAAATGCATATTTGATTTTACAAGCAAGCTTACTAACTCTAGCGGCACTGACCCTCAGAGACTTAGCGAGGGGATGAGAGAGCATATCATGGATAGGCTTGACAATCCAACTGAAGTTATTGGCCTCCCCACGCCTTGGCCCGCCTACAATGAAGCAATCGGAGGTGGTTGCAGGAGAAAAGCGGTTAGTATGATTGGGGCAAGAAGCGGCGTTGGTAAGAGTATGCTGTCTGACAATCTGGCAAAACACTTGGCTGAACTTGATATACCCGTCTTATATCTTGACACTGAGATGTCAGATGAAGACCACTGGTACAGAATAGGGGCAAACTATGCGGACGTTACTATTAATGACCTTGAAAGCGGGAGATGCGGTCAAAACTTTTCTGAAAAAGAAAGAGTTGTCAAGGCATTGGACAAGATTGAGTCTCTTCCCATTGACTACATAAACATATCAGGAATACCGTTTGAAGAAAGTCTTGCAATAATTAGACGGTGGATTCATAAGAACGTTGGGTTTGAAGATGACGGTCGCACAAAAGACTGCATGGTTATATATGATTATGTGAAGCTGATGAACGGCGAAGACTTAAAGATTGGTGTTCAGGAATACCAAGTGCTGGGATTCATGATGACCTCTCTGCACAACCTTGCTGTCAGAAACGATATACCCATATTTACCATGATTCAACTTAACAGAGATGGCATAGATAAAGAAACGGCTGATGTTGTTGCTGGCTCAGACAGAGTGATGTGGCTAACCACAAACTTCTCTATTTTTAAACCTAAAAGCGATGAAGAGCTTCAGATGTCTGCGGCGGAAGAGGGCACGCATAAATTAGTAATTGTTAAGCATAGGCATGGGCCAGGAATGACCAGAGGTGATTATATAAATATGAAGATGGAGGGTTCCAAAGCAAGAATTACCGAAGGCAAAACAAAGCTAAAGATACAAAGAGAAAATGAAAGAGGAATAAATCCACAGCCAGAAAACGTATCTGAGGAAGTAAACGACATACCATTTGGCGTTGATAATGCAGGAAACTAAAGACCCATACTTTGATTACGACCTTATAGAAGAAGTTAAGGACTTGGCGTGCGCAAGCATAGAAGAGCTTTTAACAGCTTTAGATGTAGACTTTAGGCAGAACGGAAAAATGTTTTGTGGCCCTTGCCCAGTTCATGGCGGCGATAACTTGAGTGCATGGAATCTTTACCCAGAAGGAGAGCAGGTTAGGGGCTACTGGGTTTGCAGGACTCATCACTGCGAAAAGAAAAAGAGCAAAGAAGACCGACTGCTTTACGGGTCAACTATAATTGGGTTTGTAAGAGGCGTGCTGTCTAATCAACAGGGAAAGCATGTAAGCTATAAAAAGGCTATAGATTTTATAGTTGATTTCTTAGGGTATAAGTCTTTAACAGAGATATCTAAGCCTGACGCAGAGGCGATAGAGAGGCGAAAATACATCTCCTCCATGAAAAAATTGAGCCTTGCACCGAAACAAAAAAGCATAGGGTGGGATAGAGAAAAAGTAAGAAAAACACTTAACATACCTTGTGAGTATTATTTAAACAGAGGTTACTCGCCAGAGGTGCTTGACAAGTATGATGTAGGGCTATATAATAAGCGTAATAGAGTAGTTGTACCGGTTTACGACGACTCGTATAAATATGTTGCGGGTTTTCTTGCAAGGTCGGTCTGGGACCAATGTAACAAATGCGGCAAATGGCACGAGCCAACTCAAAAATGCCCAACTAAAGGCTATGAAATAAAAGAGTGTGAGAAGTGGCTAAATGGAAGTTTTGAGTCTACAAACTATCTGTACAACTATTGGTTCGCCTCTGAGCATATTAGAAAGACAGGCGTTGCGATACTGGTTGAGGGTGCTGGCGATGTTTGGAGGCTAGAAGAAAACGGCATACATGTAAGCTTAGGTCTATTCGGCACAGACCTAACAGATGCTCAAAGAGTTTTGCTGGACAGGTCGGGCGCATTGTCTATTGTGGTAATGCTCGACTCGGACGAAGCTGGAATAGAAGGGTCAAAGAAACTGAACCAACAACTATCTAGACAGTATAGAATGTACTTCCCTAAAATAAAAGACGATGCAGGTGAACTTGGAAAAGACGAAATTACAGAAGATATAAAACCAATGATACAAAAGGCTATGCAATGACGAATATACTTGCTATATCAGGAAAAAAACAGTCAGGTAAAACTACTTGCGGCAATTTTTTGTTCGGCTGCGCGATGGTTTCTAATGAAACTGTTGAGTATGCAAATATTGACGAGCATGGCAATCTCGTTGTTCCATACGAGGACCAAGACGGCGAACTAAAACCGTGTGTATTCCCCACCGACAGTCTGCATCCAAGCATGGTGGCTTACATGAGAGAAAACATTTGGCCGTCAGTAAAAATATATAATTTTGCAGATAATTTAAAGAGGGTGTGCATAGATGTGCTTGGACTAACAGAGAGGCAATGTTACGGCACTGACAATGAAAAGAATACGCTGACGAAATTTAATTGGTCTGATATGCCGTCCATGGAAAATAAAGCGTCGAGCCCGATGACTGCCAGAGAAGTTATGCAGTATGTTGGCACAGATTTTTTTAGAAAGATATACCCGAATGTTTGGGTAGATTCAACTATAAGAAAAATTGAAAGTGAGGCCCCAGACCTAGCAGTTATTGTTGATTGCAGATTTCCAAATGAGACAAAAGGAGTAAAGGAGGCTGGAGGCAAAGTAATTAGACTAAGTAGAGACATGTTTAAAGGACAAGACATGCATGCCAGTGAGACTGCGTTAGATGACTACGACGATTTTGACGCAGTTATTGACAATCAAGAAATGAGTGTCGCAGAACAGAATGAAGCCGTTTATAATCAATTAGTGGACTGGAGTTTTGTTGACTTTAAGGCTGTTGCAGGGACGCATAAATCAGCAGAGTAATTATGATTATAACATACTTTAGAAGCAGCTCGTTCAATACTTTTGGCATGTGCCCTCAGCAATATTTTTTATCGTATGTGCTGGGTATACCATCTCCTGGTGGCAAAAAGGCTGAAAAGGGAACCATAGTCCATAAGGTTTTAGAATGTTTGGCTCAAGGCAAAAAAGCAGAGCAAGAGAAATTGCCTACGTTTAATGACGACGCACTTGCAGAACAGCCAACAAATAGAATTTATGACAAGGACTTTGTAAACGAACTAAGCAGGCTGTCCTTTGACTATTATACACAAAAGTCTATACATGATTTCAGCGATAAGGACTATAGAGATTGTGAGAAGTGGGCTTGGAAAGCTATTGAATATTCTGATGGGGCGTATGACCCTAGAAAAAGAAAGATTGTTGACGCTGAGCCGCATTTTGATATCACAATCCAGGAGCCTTGGGCTGAATACGACTATATCATGCCAGACGGCTCAAGACTTCACGGGAATCTTTCTATAAAGGGTACAGTTGACCTTATTACAGACGCCGGAAACGGAGTATATGAAGCCACAGATTGGAAGACGGGAATGAGGAAAGACTGGGCAACAGGAGAAACAAAGGACTTCTGGAAGCTATGTGGAGACCCGCAGTTAAGAATTTACCATTACGCTCTCACACATCTGTATCCAGAAGCAAAGCAAATAGTTCCAAGCATTTACTTTATTAATGATGGCGGTCCATTCACCATGGCTTACGATGAGTCTGATATAGAAGCCACAAAAGAAATGTTGAGAAAAAGGTTTGAAAAAATAAAAGACGTTGTAAGACCTCAACTTTTGACAGGATACAATAGGTGGAAGTGCAATACATTCTGCCATTACGGAACAACGCAGCACCCATCAGGAAAAATTAATCCAAGGACAGGCGAGCCATACACGATATGTCAATATGTCGCAGACAAAACTAAGAAGTGTGGTATGGATATTGTGATAGCGGAGGACACAAACAAGGGCCATACCATAGACTACTATCAAGACCCAGGAGCGTGATAGCTTGTATACAGAAATAAAAACCAAAATATCAAGTGGCGAAAAAACAATTGTTGTTGATGTAGATGGAGTCATTGCTGAAACAGAAGGGTGTGATTACAAAAATTCAAAACCTTTAAAATACGGAATTGAATGGGTTAACAAAAGGTATGAAGAGGGATATTATATAATAATACTTACAGCTAGATATGACAAGCTGGAGCTTGGAAACCTAGCTAGACAATATCACGCCGGATATATAGAGCTAGTTAACTGGCTAGATAAATATGAAGTCAAGAGACATGAGGTAAGGATGGGAAAGCCTAGAGCATTTATGTATCTTGACGATAGAGGCGTTAGAATATCTGGAGATTCTGAGGCTGGCTGGAAACAAGCAGATAAATGCTTAGAGGAAAAGAAAAATGGCTAATATACTAATACTTGGAGCAGGGGGCATCGGCCTACCAATCGCATCGGCACTAAAGCACGAAGAATACAATCTTATTCTATCTGATTGCTCTCAAGACGCTATTGATAAAGCTAAGGATTATTTCGCTAGAACTAAGTTTGACAGTGAATGCTCCCTTGACTTTCATGTTGGCGGAGCAGAGGATTATCTGGATAAGAATAAATTAGACTTTGACATGGTAGTGTCAGCTTTGCCATACTACATGAACAAAGAAATAGCATTCGCGTGTGTTAGCGCTGGCGTAGCTTACGTTGACCTTGGCGGTCATGTAGACACAACCAATTATATTCGCAAGATTGCTGAGGAAGACGGCTGCGCTCCAGTAGCTAGCGACCAAGGATTAGCTCCAGGTTTGGTTAATATCTGTGCGGAAGAGGCTTTTGAAGCTGTTAAGGAAAACAAATACCGTAGCGCAAAAATTAAGATGGCGGTAGGCGGTCTTCCAGAGAATAGAGGCTTGAACCCACTAGACTATATTGTTACTTGGTCTATTGACGGGTTGATTAATGAATATAAGGGAGAGGCGGAAGTTCTCTTGCGAGCAGAAAAGAAGAACGTACCCACACTCACCGGCCTAGAAACAATGACTGTTGACGGAGATGAGCTAGAAGCGTTTTACACATCCGGTGGAAGCTCTCACACAATTCAATCCATGTTTAACCAGACTTCTCGTCCAATACCTGACGTTACATACAAGACGTTGCGATACCCAGGACATATGAAGATGGTGAAGTGGCTCATGGAAGAGATTGAGCTGGACCACATTGATTTGACACATCTGTTTAAGTACGGTTGTGCGGCGTTAGACGAAAAGGATATTGTAAAGTTCTATGTCGAGGCTACCAATGGGAACCTGTCTTACAAAAGAGAACACACGTTCTATGCGAGCGAAGAGTTCTCTGCTATGCAGCGGTCTACCGCATACAGCGCAGCAGCGGCAATTCAGACAATGTATATAAATAGGCCAAACGATGGCGACTCTTTTTCCCTGGACTATTCATACTTCCGTAACGATTTGTTTCATGAGCGTTTCAGAGATGCTTTAAATAGAGACAGGCCAGAGAAAGAGAAAGAGTGGGTGGTCTGATGAGTGAAACAAGGAAATGTATAGTATGTGGTCAAGATAAAAAATTAGTCAAATTCAGCAAGCGTATACACAAAGAAAAAGCGTCTTATGGCAAAACCTGTCATACTTGCGGCACTCTCATACGACGTTCAGAGATACTTAAAAAAATAATAAAATGTGAACAGTGTGGCGAAGAAAAAAAAATAAACAAATACCAAGTGTCTCATTCTTTACTTAGTGGCGGGGAGCTTGAAACAAAGTATTCCCCAGAGTGCAAAGAATGCATGGATAGAAACAAACGCGCAAGGAAGTCTGAGGAGAATTTTAAGAACAGTCGCTATAGCACGGAAAAATTGCAGTTGTGTCGTAGGTGTGGAAAAGAAAAGGGTGCTGATTGTTTTTATGTAGACAAAAGAAGAAACAAAAACGGCAAGCCATATAGGAAAAGTGAATGTATAGAGTGCATGAAAGAGCGCTCTAGACTTCAGTGGGTTGGCGGCAGAAAAGACACTTATTCTTATGAATACACACCTAGTAAATTAAATAAAGAGATTAACCCAGGAGCGCTTACCAAAAAAGACTATCAAAAAAGGATGTTTCTTGCGGCAAGAGGCAGGGCAAAATCTAAGGGTCTTCCTTTTACCCTGAATGAAGAAGACGTCGTTATTCCAGATAAATGCCCTGTCTTCGGAATTGACATAGATGTGGGGGCGGCTAAATATGCACCAAATATACCTAGCATAGACAGGGTGGTTCCAGAATTAGGATATACAAAGGAAAATATAAGAATAGTTTGTTACAGAGCAAATAGATTAAAAAATAACGCTTCATTTGAAGAGCTAGAATTGATATACAACTGGATGAAAAAAGAGCTAGGTAAAGAATGACATTTTTCCCACTTCATGTTCACAGCCACGATAGCCTTCTTGATGGTCTTAGTAAGCCTAAAGATATTGCTAAGAGATGCAAGGAACTTGGGCTAAAAGGATGCGCTCTAACTGACCACGGCGTTCTCTCTGGTGCAGTCGGTTTCGTTGAGGCCATGAAGTCTGCCGGACTAAAACCTATACTTGGATGCGAGTTCTATATCTGTGAGGGCGACCCTACTGACAAGGAGAATAGGACTCGCTCCAACACACACCTCGTCGTCCTTGCCAAGAATAAGCAGGGTTGGCAAGACCTTATTGCAGCAACCTCCCAGTCCAATCATCCAGACTATTTCTACTATGCTCCAAGACTAGACTTGGCTACGCTCAAGAAGTTCTGCACAGGCAACTGGATTGCATTTAGTGGACACATGGGTTCGCACCTAGCCAACGATATGTTCATAGACCATAAGGAAGCCTACTCTGCTCAAAGCTATGACGAAGCAACTAAGATGGTTGATAAAGATTGGGTGAATAAGGTTTCTAACAAAGCTAAGGAACTTGAGGATGTCTTTGGTAAAGGTAACTTCTTTCTAGAAATACAGCTAATAGACGTAGACAATCTACCGGCTTCTGGCGTAGTCGCAAAAGGCCTTAGATACCTAAGTAATAAAATTGACATTCCGTGTGTCGCAACACCAGACGCTCACTACGCTTATCCAGAGGATGCAGACGACCAAAGAGTTCTTCTCTCCAATCACCCAAGCATAGACACGCCTTTGAAAGACATTTACAAAAAGATGGTTTCAGGAGACGATATAAGCCTGGGAGCTTTCTTTAAGTCCAGAAATTATTACATTCCTGGGCATGATGAAATGATGAAACTTCACACAGAGGAAGAGGTTGCGAATAGTGAGAAGATTGCTGATATGTGTGAGGAATATACAATCACTGGAAAGCCAATGCCTCCTAGATTTCCGCTGCCAGAAAAAGTAACGGCGATTGAAAGGTTAAGAGAAAGATGTCGTGAGGGATGGCAAAAAAGATGGCCTGAAATTAAAAAGGTGATAGATTCCTCTAAACACACAAAAGAAGAGTACGCACAAAGATTTGAGATGGAAATATCTATTTTGGAAAATGCCAAACTAGCAGATTACTTCTTAATTGTTGACGATATAATTCAGTGGGCAAGAAGTGACGGTCAGCTTACAGGGGCCGGTAGAGGCTCCGCAGACGGGTCTCTAATCCTGTATCTTTTAGAGGTAGGACATATAGACCCAATTAAACATGACTTAATGTTCGAGCGATTTTACAACGCTGGGCGGAATACAGCAGGCAGAGTCTCTCTTCCTGATGTGGACATGGACTTTGAAAAGCTAGGGCGTGAACGTATAATTGGCTATATAAATGATAGGTTTGGTGAAGATAGAGTTTCTCAAATGATTACGTTTAGTAAAATGCAAGGTCGCGCTGTGCTGCAAGATGTAATGCGTGCGCATAGCGCATGCAGTCCAGACGAAAGAAACAGAATTACAAAGAATATACCAGATGAAGCAGATATTTCTGACCAACTTGAAGATATGCGTCAGGCAGACAAAGATTCTGGAGGCGATGGCAGCGCTAGTATTATTCAGTGGTCTTTAGAAAATAGGGAAGAAGATTTCAAGCAGTGGTGTTACATTGGAGAAAACGGCGACCTTCAAGGCCCAATGTCAAAGATATTTGAGCAAGCAATACGCATGGAGGGAACAAAGCGTTCTCGCAGCAAACACGCTGCTGGAATTGTGATTGCCAACGAACCTCTTGCAAAGATTTGCCCTATGGTATATGATAAAAGCTCTGGTGAAAGTATCGCCGGAATGGAAATGAATGATTTGGAGTCTATGGGTCATATCAAATTTGACATTCTGGGTATTGCTATCCTTGATAAGATACATGGAGTCCAAGACCTTCTGTCAATAGGAGATTTTCGTTAATGAATTACAATTCTATATGTTGCTACGACTATGAAACCGGTTCTCCAAACTCCTCTACGTGTTCTATCATACAAATAGCCGCAGAGATGATACATGGCAGAAACCTTAATGTGGTTGACAAGTTCTCGGCTTATGTCAGACCAGACTTTGACGATAAAGAATCTACCACAGACGAAACTATAGACTGGCATTGTAGAAACAAGGGAGTTTCAAAGAAAAAGTTTGTAGACATGCTAAACGAATGTCCGCCAATCAGTATAGTATGGAAAAACTTTTCCTCTTGGGTTGACAAATACAATTGGGGAAAGACTAATAAAAGTGGATTCCACGCACCTGTGTCTGCTGGCTACAACATACTCGGCTTTGATAACCCGATAACGGACAGGCATTGTAAATTGTTTGGCCCCACTGAGAAAGACAGACGAAACGGCGAAGAGAGGCCAAGAATATTTAATCAGATATACAGCTTCGATTTAATGCAGCATGTCTGGTATTGGTTTGAAAATAACAGCGAGCTTAAAAACCAAAAGCTAACAACAGTCTTAGAGTATATGGGCGTACCAGAAGAAGTTACCGCAAATGCTCACGATGCAGAGTTTGACGTTGAATGGACATCTAAGGTCATCATAAAACTTATGAAGACATCTAGGTGGATGACCGGATGGAACGAAGAAAAGCAAAAGAGAAGGCTTGAGTTTGCCAACTCTTTTGCACAGGAGTTCAAATGACAAAAGTTAGATGGCCGTGCGGATGCGAGCTTCCGGTTAAGAATACTCCCGACCCAGATATGGTGATTAACGTACAGTTTGGAGACACTTTGCCCAAAGGCATTGAGCTAGATGTTTACAACATCAATCTTAATTGCGAAGCTACATGGGATATGATATGCAGCGGGAGAACCAAGGGTGTATTTCAGTTAGAAAGCGCACTGGGTCGTCAGTGGGCAAAAAAACTCGAGCCCAGAAATATACAAGAGCTTGGAGCTTTGGGGGCTCTAATTAGGCCTGGATGTCTCCGAGCTATGAGCGGCAATCCTCCTAAGAGTATGACGCAAAGATATTGCGATAGAAAACACGGAGTTGAAGAGGTCGTTTATCCTCATGAATCTTTAGAGCCAATACTTAAAAACACTCAGGGCGTTCTAACATTTCAAGAGCAAGCCATGAAGATAGCTGTAGTTCTGGCAGGATTTAACGAACAGCAGGCGGATATTCTTCGTAAGGCAATCGGTAAAAAGAAAGCCGATGTTATGCATGAGGTTAAAAGTTCTTTTTTAGAGGGGGCTAAGAAAACAGGAATAGTTTCACAGGAGCTTGCTGAAGAAATCTTTGGGTGGATTCAGGAGTCTCAAAGATACTCTTTCAATAAAAGCCATGCAGACGCATACGCTTTAAATGGATACTGGAGCGCGTTTTGTAAAACGCATATGCCGCTTGAGTTTTACTGCTCTTGGCTTAGAGGCGCTGCCTGGAAGGGTGCAAAGCAATATGAAGAAATATATGACCTAGTAAATGATGCAAAGGTAAATAATATAGACGTTCTTCCTCCAACTCTAGCTGACAAAAGAAACACATTCTACATTAAGGACAAAAAAGTTTACTTCGGTCTTTCAAGTATTAGGGGTATAGGCACTGCTGTAATTGACAAGATGTTGACCAAGCTAACTGAAATAGAAAACAAACTAAACAGAGGTATTGGGGCATGGATGTGGCTAGAGTATCTAAAGTACGGAACTGAGTGTGTATCATCCAACGTAACCGAAGGAATGATAAAGGCCGGAGCTTTAGACTTTTTTGAGCTTTCAAGAAATAGAATGCTTTACGAATATTCTATATGGGCACAACTCAGCCCCACAGAAAAGAAGTGGATTACAAATGAGTATAGCGGATATAAGCTTCTCGAAGCTCTAAAGGCTTGTCAACCAAAAAGGGTAATGAAGAACAAAGTACAAGTCGCTGGCGGCGGGTGCGTAAACGATAAACGCTCTGACTTTGTTGGAGACTTAATCACATCACTTAAAAATCCGCCTCATAAATTAGAAGACTCCATGGATTGGATTGCTTGGAATGAGCAAAAAACTTTGGGCGCCCCAATAACCTGTAGCAGAGTAGACGCAATTGAGGAGGGTGTACAGGCTAATTGCACCTGCAAAGAATTCATAACTACAAAAAGAAAAGACTACATGAAGTTCGCTGTTGAGGTCACTAAAGTAAAGGTGGTCAAAACAAAAAAAGGTAAGAACCCAGGTCAAGAAATGGCTTTTCTTACCGTCGAAGACAATAGTTGTTCATTGGATGATGTTGTTTTTTTTCCAGACAAATTTCAAGAGTGTCGTGACGCTATATACGAGGGCAATACTATACTAATTCATGGAGAAAGGGGCAGAAACGACTCTCTGGTTGCCCAGCAGATATGGCAAATCTAGCTTGACATTGCTGTTCGTTTCTTGTTATTTTATTGTATGGAAAGAAAACTAAGAGTTCTTTGGTGCGGCGAAGCTAGCTTTCTAAATACTGGATATTCTGTATATGCTAAAGAATTACTGAATAGGCTACATTCTTCTAATAAATACGAGATAGCAGAGCTTGGTTGTTATGCCGCGCACGATGACCCCAATATATACGAAGTGCCGTGGAGGTTTTATCCAACGCTACCAATAAATGATAGTGAGCGCAATATTTATGCATCTAGCCCAAATGCTCAATTTGGGGAATGGAGATTTGACGAAATATGTTTAGATTTTAAACCGGACGTTGTAATAGATATCAGAGATTGGTGGATGATGGAGTACCAAGACAGGTCTCCGTTTAGGCAATTTTTCAAATGGGCCATAATGCCAACCGTAGACTCTGAGCCTCAGCAAGAGCAATATATAAGCACATACATGAACGCGGATGCCGTCTTTACATATTCTGAATTTGGCAAACGAGTATTGGAAGGTGACAGCAATAACAACATAAACGTGCTAGACATTTGTTCGCCCGCAGCTAATTTTGATTTCTTAAAGCCTTCGTCTAATAAAAAGCAACACAAAAAAATGTTTGGGTTTCTAGATGATGTGACCTTAGTCGGCACAGTAATGAGAAATCAAAGACGAAAGCTGTATCCAAATCTAATATCAACATTCAGAAAACTCTTAGACGAAGACGCAGGCCTTCAAAAGAATACCTTTCTTTACATACACTCATCATATCCAGATGTTGGGTGGGATTTACCATATTTTCTTAAAAGATACAATATGGGCAACCACACTTTGTTTACTTACAAGTGCAAATCCTGCGGCTCTTTCTTCCCTTCATTTTTTCAGGGGTCATTAATTCCGTGCGCTAGATGCGGACAAAAAACCGCCGTAATGCCAAACACAAACTTTGGAGTAACAACTGAAGAGCTTGGACAAATAATAAATTGCTTTGACTTATATGTGCAGTATTCAGTATGCGAGGGCTTTGGAATGCCTCAAGTGGAGGCTGCTGCGTGCGGTGTCCCAGTAATATCAGTAGATTACTCTGCTATGGAAAGTGTCGGTAAAAACATAAAAGCGGATATGGTTAAAAATAAAGATTTTTTCTGGGACTTAAATACACATTCGCAGCGTTCGATACCAGACGATGAAGACCTCCTTGAGAAAATGAAAAAGTTCATAAAGCTTCCGCAAAGCATGAAAAGCAAAAAAGGCATGGATGCTTACATGGGCGTTAAGAAGAATTACAGCTGGGATAAATGCGCTAAATCTTGGGAAAAATACCTGGACTCAGTTGAGATTAAAGATGAAAAAGAAACTTGGCTATCAGAACCAAAGACAATTGACATACCAAGCGAGATTCCAGCAAATTTTGACAACGAGCAGATAATAGACTGGTCAGTTCAGAATATACTTGGAGGAAAACAATATATAGACGATTATGTATGTTTAAGAATTTTAAGAGACCTGAACTCTGGACAATCTATGTCTGGTCATTTTGGACTTTATTATAATGAGTTTAGCTCTTTCGATAACAATCTTGCATCAACAGCGTTTACACAGCAGGAGGCCGTTAGAAATCTCATAGAGATTAGACAAAAGATTAACTCAGCAGAGGAAATAAGGGCACATATGATTGCGTGTAAGAATGATGAATGGAAAAGCGAGTTTTTAATGGGGGTTAAACCATGAAAGTTTTGTACCTTGGCTGCTATAGGGATGGCACAGGCTGGGCAAACGCAGCGATAAATTATATACTGTCACTAGACGCGGCTGGGGTTGAGGTTGCCCCTAGATTTATAAAGCTAAATGACAGGAATGCCGAAATTCCAAAAAGAATTGAACTGCTAGAAAAAAACAGCGATAAAAATTGCGATGTTGTAATACAGCACATTCTTCCGCATCAAATAGATTATAGGGGAGAATTTGATAAAAATATATGCTTGTACGTGGCAGAAACCGATAACTGCAAAAATAGCGCTTGGCCAGACAGGATAAATTTAATGGACGAGGCTTGGGTTCCAAATCACCACCTTGCAAAAGATTTTTGCACAAACAGCGGCATATCGACCAAGCATTTTATTGTGCCCCATGCATGCGATGTATCAAAATACCAAAAGTCATACAACAAATTAGAAATTCCTCACTTAAAAAATAAGTTTGTCTTTTATTATGTAGGAGAAATAACTAGAAGAAAAAATATAGGCGCTCTAATGAAAGCGTTTCATTTAGAATTTGAGAAAAATGAAAACGTAGCACTACTTATAAAAGGCCATATTCCAGGACAATCTGCTGGGCAAGCAGAAGAATATTTAAGAGACATGTCTAATAAAATAAAAGACGGACTAAAAATACACAGGAGCCACTCTAGCCATCATCAGGAAGTTTTTATCTGCGACTATTTGCCTGAAGAGCAAATATTTGACATACACAATACGTGCGACTGTTTTGTTTCCTCGAGCTTTGGAGAGGCGTGGGGGATACCAATCTTTGACGCAATGTCCATGGGTAATACGCCTATATCTTGCGATAACGGAGGCCCATCCGATTTTTTAAGTCAAGGCGGCGGCCTGCTTACAGAATGCAGAAAAGAGCCCTGCTTTGGTGTATTTGATAGTTTTGACGACCTTTATACAGCAAAAGAGAATTGGTACTCAATAGACATTAATTGCCTTAGAAAAAATATGCGTGAAATTTTTGAGGACTCTGACAAAAGAGAGCGGATTGCCTCCGTGGGAATACAGACCGCGTACAATTATTCCTACTCAAAGGTTGGCTCAATAATGAAAAATACTCTTGAAAATACAAATAAGCAATATTTCAATCAAGGCAATGATATACTACAAAAACACTCAATAGAAAAGCTAATAACACATGCCTAGTTTAGTTCAAACTGTATTAAGAAATGCCACAAGAAAATCAGGCGAACCAATAAATATATTGACGTTCCCAACGCACGAAAGATATCAGTGGAATATTAGTAAAACTGGTCAAAATTTCTATCTTTGGCAGGGTGAAGGAATAAAGCCGTGGAGAGGGGATTATGCAAAAGTGCCACAAGGAACAGTGCTTTTAAACCCTGAGAATGGCTCCAATCAAATACCTCCAGAGGTTGACCTTGATTTGGTTTTAAGCCAAAATAAATTTGGGCAGTTTGAAATAGCAAAACAAATAGCGTCTCAGCTTGCCTTGCCTCTAGTAAGCATAGAACACACCCTGCCTATGGAGTCTTGGAATGAGCAGCAATTGATTCAACTCTACAATATGAAGGGCGACGTAAATATTTTCATATCTGATTACAGTAGAAAAAGATGGGGATGGAGAGATGATGAGGCCCTTGTTCTTCATCATGGAATTGATTCCGTTGAGTTCTCTCCAGGCGAAAATGTAAAAAGAGAAAAGGTTGCTCTTTCGGTTGTTAATGATTGGATTAACAGAGATTGGTGCTGCGGGTTTAATCTGTGGAGACAAATAACTGAGTATCCAGAAAGCAATTTTCCCGTTGTAGTGCTAGGTGATACTCCAGGCCTTTCTAAATCAGCTAAATCTACTGAGGAGCTTATAGAAACTTACAGGAAAAGCCTAGTGTTTTTAAATACATCTTTAATATCTCCTGTGCCAACATCGTTACTTGAAGCGATGTCTTGTGGCTGTGCGGTAGTTAGCACGGCAACCTGCATGATACCAGAAATTATAGAAAACGGTAAAAACGGTTACATATCAAATGACCCAAATGAGTTGCGAAAATTTGTTAAAAAGCTTTTAGATGACGAAGAGCTAGCGATAGAGTTGGGTAAAAATGCACGGCAGACAATAATTGATAACTTCTCTTTAACTGATTTTGTCAGTAATTGGAACCAAATTTTTTATGGAGTATTGAATGAGTAAAGTTAATTTAATTTACGGCGCTGGCGATGTAATGGAGACGCATATTAACATTAATCCGTTTGCAGATAATCCGGACGGAAATATCCTGATAAGAGCAGACATAACAAATCTCGACAAGCACGTTGATGACGGAGAGCTTTATGAGCTTAGGGCTGTTGATGTGATTAATTACATCGAAATTGATAAGGTTGAAAGCACAATAAATAATTGGTGCCAGAAAATAAGGCTTGGAGGTAAAATTATTATAGGCGGAATTGACTTAATGGAGGTCTGTAAGTCTTTCTCGGAATATAAATCTGATTTAACAGAGGCTAATATTTTATTGCATGGCTCACAAGAAAAACCATACTTGATAAAACGCTCAAGCTTTACGTCTCTTGGATTGTCAGATTATTTGCAATCAAAATTTAATTTTACAATAATCAAAAAAAGAATTAATTCTTACAAAATGATTATTGAAGCTAGGAGAGAAAAATGAATTTAAATTTTAATGAGGCGCAGTGGGAGCATCATGCAAAGACAAATAAAATTATTTTTAGCTCATGTAAGGATTGTGTTTTTTTTAAATCGCCAGACGAGTGTTCTTGTGGTAGACTAGAAAAATTTACAAACATTAGTGTTGATATAGTAGATGACAATAACAATATTGAGTACAAAGTAATTAATGGAAGAATATGCAATATGTACAGAACTGGCGATTGGCTCAAAGCTTTAAATATATCTGAAAAGCCGAATAGCCATCTTAAAAAGATAGCCAGAAAAGAAGTTCAAGTAAAATGTAGTTTTGTAATTATATGCGACGATGATGACGAGACGAGAAAAATAACTGATGAAAAAGAGATTAGGGCAAAATCAAAAGAAAAAATATCGCTGATTGTAGAAACAATGCAAAGCATTTTATCGTCTGCAATAGAGCCAGAAGAAATAATTTTTCTAAATGAGAGCTGGATAAAACCGTATGATTTTATAAACTACTTGAGAATACAATGTAAAGAAAACAACATAAAATGTAAATGGAGATTAGAGCATTTTGGAGATTTTTCGGCTAAAGACTCAAGCAACAGAGACGATAATCTAAAAAATGTTTTAAAGACAATAACCAAAGGCTATTGTTCAATATTTTTTAATGGAGAAATTGTAGGTAAAAATTACTTAGAAGGAATAGACTGCAAATTAAATGATGAGTTAAAACCCTTCTTGATAGTAAAACCGAGAGAAGGAATTTCAGGAATAGTTATCAACAGCATTCTTTTTAAACAATTTTTTTCAAATAAAAATTCCTATACCATCGAGTCATTTATTAAACAAGTTGAGAAAGTAGCCGAGGAGCAAAAATGCCCACACCTGATTCAACACCTAGACCAAGAGTAACGGTTGTAATACCTTGTCATAATCACGCTGACATGGTAGCAAACGCCGTCAGAAGCGTTCTCATTCAGGACTATAGGCCTATAAAAATATGTATTGTTGATGACGGCTCAACAGACAATCCTCGTGCATCAGTAGAAAGAATCGAAACTGATATAGAAATATCGTTTATAAAAAACGATTCACCGACTGGGCCTTCGGCAGCTAGAAACATAGCAATAGATACAATGTGGAATGATACGGATTTCTTTGTTATGCTTGATGCTGACGATTTATACATGCAAGGGAAAATATCAAAATCCGTCGAAAAATTTCTAGAATATTCAGAGCATGCTGGAATAGTATATACTGACGCGATAATAAAAAACATAAAAACATTTACGGAAGTTCATGAATTTAGACATTATTTTGACAGGGTGGAATTAGAAAAAGAATGCATCATATCCAACACGCCCATGATTTCCAAGAAAGCGTTCGAGTCATGCGGTGGTTACGATGAAAACATGAGAACCTGCGAAGATTGGGATTTGTGGCTTAGGATAACAGAAAATTTTATGGCTATACACATACCAGAACCCCTTCACATCTACCATGTAACGGGAAAAAACTCTTCGGATGTTGTTTCCCAGGAAGTTTGGCAAGAAAACTGGGCTAAAATAAGTCAAAGAATAGCAGAAAGAAGGCATGGCATTAGCGGCTAGAAATATAACATCGACTAAGAAGCTATATAAATCAAATTCGTCTGATATAAGCGTCATCATACCAGCGGCTGGCATGGGTCATAGAATGAAGTCGTATGGGCCTAAGGGCTTAATAAATCTTTACGATGACACAAGTCTGCTAGAAAGGCAGCTAGAATTAATATGGGCAGTATATCCGAAGGCGGATGTGTTTTTAGTCGTCGGCTTTGAGGCCGAAAAAATAATGTCTAAGCTAGATGATTATCCTGTAAGGTTCATTTCAAATCCAATACACACGGACACGAATGTTCTGTACAGCATATCCCTTGCTTTACAAGCGTGCTTATCTAAAGAAGTTCTTATAGTCTATGGAGATTTAATTTTTAACGAATCGTGCATAAGAAACCTTAGAGGTCGTTCCAGAGTAGTTGTAGAGGATGCAGGAATGATGAAAAAGACGGAGGTTGGAGTTTGTGTGCAAGGGAAAATGGCTATAAACTTTTCGTTTGGTTTAGACACTAAATGGGCTCAAATATCATATCTTACAGGAAATGAGCTGGATTTATTTAAACATATATGCCTTAAGAGAGAAACCTCGCAGTGGCTTGGCTATGAAGCTTTGAACTATGTGTTAGAAAATGGAGGAGAAATAGAGGCCGTGCATCAAAAGTCAATGAAAATATTTGAAATAGATTCTGCAAGAGATTTAGAGAAAATACCAAAAAACAAATTGACGTTTGGCTAGTTTAGGTTTTACAATAGTTATGAGAACTTCTATAGACGTTAGCAAGCTTAAAAGAAACACAAAAATAATGGTTGAAACTGAGTCAACTGTTTTTGAAATCATTGTCACCGGACCAAAAACTGGGTCTGTGCTGGTTAGCGGAGGTATTGCTTTTGTAAGACCGACGAAAGCGAAAGTCGTTTGCCTAATCCAAAAGAGAAGGTCAATTGTATTTATGTACAAAAATAAAAACGGCAAAGACGATTCTTTTACAACATCACACGTTTTAAGCGCTACAGTTTCTTCTTCAGACGGTTCGTGGTATTATCACGCAATAGAGAAAAAAGAAAAATCATGAGAATACTAATTCAACACGAACATAATGCATCTCACTATATATATACCGGATTAATGCGAGCATTCATATCAGATGGGCATGAATGTGTGTTTTGGGACACAAAATCTACTTGTGCGTTTGACATTTTTGACAGCTTCGAGCCAGACATGTTTATAGGCCAAGGCTATAATCTAACGAGAGCTATAATCAAATGCATCAAAGAAAGAACCAATATCAAAGTTCTTTTGAAGGTAGGATGCTGGGGGCCTGTGTGTAAAGACGTTGACACAGAAAAATACCCTATACTACTAAACACCGCCGAAGAAATTAGAAATGTTGAACAGGTGTCCGATGCTGTTAAAAACCTCGTCCTGTTTAATTATGTTCACCCAAATAGAAAAGACTATCTTATGGGTTCATGGGGGGATGTGGTTGCGAAAACAATAGGGCTTCTTCCAGCGGCAGATACAAGCCAGTATTTGGCAGGAGAGTTTAAAGAAAACCTGTCTTGTCAAATAGGGTTTGCTGGTGGATACTGGCCCTATAAAGGACAAAACCTTGATAAATATATAATACCCTTATGCTACCCTGTTGGAAAATATAATATAAAAATATTTGGAAATCAACCTTGGCCTGTTCCGCAGTATATGGGTTTTGCTGAAGATAAAACAGTTGCTGATTTATTTGCCTCCTCTTTAATATGCCCTAATGTTAGCGAGCCGCATGCAAATGTTTTTGGATTTGAGGTCAACGAAAGAGTGTTCAAGCTTGCTGCCTCAAAAGCGTTTTTTATATCAGACCCAATAGCCTCTCTTACAGAGGATATATTTACAAAAGGAGAAGCCCTTGTTGCAAAAGACGCAGGCAACTTTCAGTCTTTAGTCTCAGATGTTATAAATAATCCTGAAATGAGAGATGCTCATATCTCCTCCTGCTACGAAACAGTTATGAAAAACCACACATACAAACACAGAATAAAACAAATAATGGAGAGCTTTGAAAATGGATAAGGACTCTAAGATATTAGTAACCGGAGCTTTAGGATTTTTAGGAAGGCATGTGTGTGAAGAGCTTCGCTCCAAAGGTTATTCAAACGTTATCGAATGTGCAAATAGCCACATAACAACGCGTTATTACATTGACGGCAAAACTGGAGTTCATCACTGCGACCTAAGAGAGAAAGACTCATGCGGGTCTTTAATCACTCATAATGTTCCAGACGTTGTAATCCATCTAGCCGCTAGAGTTGGCGGCATTGGTGCAAACCAAGAACATCCAGGCACTTTCATACATGACAATTTGACAATGGGGGTAAACCTTATTCATGCCTGCAAGCACTATGTTCAAAAGTTTGTTTTAGCAGGGACCGTCTGCTCGTATCCAAAATATGCAAAGGTTCCTTTTGAAGAACAGTTTATATGGGATGGTTATCCAGAAGAGACCAACGCCCCCTATGGAATAGCAAAGAAGACATTAACTGTTATGCTTGACGCCTATAGACAGCAATATGGATTAAACGGGATAACAGTTATACCGGTCAATATGTATGGCCCACACGATAATTTTAAACCGGAAAGCTCACATGTTATACCTGCATTAATTAAGAAAATAGAAGAGGCTGGTGAAAACGGCAGTCTAGAGATTTGGGGGACCGGTAACGCCAGCAGAGAATTCCTGCATGTTCGTGATTCTGCAAGAGGCATCGTCATGGCTGCTGAATCATATAACGACCCATCTCCAGTAAACTTAGGCACATATGATGAAGTCAGAATATGCGACCTTGTTCATATGCTAAGAGAGATAATGGGGCATAAGGGGCAGGTTGTATATAATAAAGATAAGCCTGATGGTCAGCCTAGAAGATGCCTGCTAACCTCAAAGGCTAAAAGTGAATTTGGATTTTCAGCAGAAATAGGTCTAAAGGAGGGGTTGCAGGAAACTGTCGATTGGTATTTATCAAATAAAAAGGTCGCAGTATGATAGAATCAGCTTACGCAGTAAAGTCTCATCCATTGAGCATAGTTATATTTTCAAAGGACAGGGCGGCGCAACTAGACCTGTGTTTAAAATCTATACACGAAAATCTTTCTAATCTTTCCGAACATTGGAATATATATATAATATATACTTCTAGCTCTGAAGACTTTAAGAATGGTTATAGGCAATTAATGAAAGAGTGGTACTCAAAGCCTAATGCTATCTACTTTTTGCCAGAAGATAAATACAAAGGATTCAGAAAAACTTTAGAATACTGCATGAAGCATTGGGAAGAAATGGTTATGTTTTTTACCGACGATGATATAGTCTATAGAAAATTTGAATACCACTATAACATCTTTACATGGGCGTCAAAAGCACACTGGCACCAACACGATTCTTTCTGTACATCGCTGCGGCTAGGAACAAACACTTTTGTTCAAGACCAATATACAAATAGCAACTGTTTGATTCCTGATGAGGTTATAATGGGTGACGGGCCAGCGAGATTCTGGAATTGGAAGGAGCAACAAAAAGATACAAATTTTGCCTATCCCTTCTCTGTAGACGGACACGTATTTCCATTTCACATAGCTAAAAGAATGGTAAATAACACTCCAAAATACAATAATCCAAATAGCTTTGAAGGAAAAGCCCAAAACTATATACAAGACAAAATAAAAACATTTCCAGACGAGATGTGCTGTTTTGAAAAAAGCTATGTAATAAATACACCGCTCAACAGAGTTCAGGAAACGTGTCACAACGGAGCTGGTAAATTTTTTGGAAGCACGCCAGAAGAACTAAACAAAAAGTTTTTGGAGGGCAAAAGGCTGACCCTTGAAGGAATGGACTTTAGCACTATTATTGGCGTTCATCAGGAACTTAAATTATGCTGGAATGACAAATGCTCTTAGACTTTGAAAAACTACTTAAACAATACGACATGAGAATCAGCGGCGTGCTTCATGTTGGCGCGCACTTTGGAGAAGAATATCTTAGCTATGTAGACAACGGTATAAGCAGAGTGGTGTTCATAGAGCCGTTAAAGGAAAACTTCCAGGTTCTGGATGACAGGTTTGGAGCTATTGACGATGTTGTACTCATAAATAAAGGGGCCGGAAGCGAGAAGAAAGAGTTAAATATGTATAGGGCTTCAAACGATTTAGTATCAAGCTCTGTACTGAAACCTAAGAGACACTTGTCTCAGCACCCAGACGTTTTGTTTGATAGCGGTGAAACAATTATTGAAATAGATAGAATCGATAATATGCTGCAAGACATAACCCCATACAACTTCATGAACGTTGATGTTCAGGGTTACGAGCTAGAAGTATTCAAGGGGGCCGGAGATTACCTCGATAAAATTGATTTCATCATGACAGAAGTAAATAGGGATGAGGTTTATGAGAATTGCGCGCAAATTGGACAAATAGACGAGTACCTCTTGACATACAGATTTAAAAGAGTTGAAACTAGCTGGGACGGTGATTGTTGGGGTGACGCTCTATACATTAAGGAGCAAATGCCTTGATTAACATATCCTGTATAAGCGACTCAAATTACCTTACATACGGATTAGCGCTAATAGACTCAATCAAGTCAAACACAGAAGAAGATTTTTTAATTCACTATCTTTGCTTAGACGATGAAACAATCTCGACGCTTGACTCTGTTGAAAATGTAAAAACATACAATATGTGCTGTATAGAAAAAGACCCAGCGTTTGAAATTTTAAAGAAAAATAACCCGTCAAAGCCTGGAAACCTATCGCCATTTCACTGGGCTCTAGCGTCTTTCTTCACAAACTACTTAATACAAGAGGTCGGTGTCCCTAGCTGCTTATACTGTGACACAGACATATGTTTTTATGACGACATAAATAAAATATTTGATTCCGCTAAGCTTGACGATATTGGGCTAGTTACACATAAGCATGTACCTCTTGATTATATGCAAAGCGTAGGTTACTATAATGTAGGGGTTGTGTATTTTAGCGGTTCTGAGAAATCAAAGAAATGCCTAAAGTTTTGGAGAAATTGTGTTGTAGACAAAGACAATCCTTACGCAGAAAAGTTTGGAACTTGCGGAGACCAAAAATATCTAGAGCTTTTCCCATTTATATGCGATGATGTAAAAATAAATGTGTTAGACCATACAATAGGACACGCCGCCCCATGGAACTTCAGTCTGTCTGCTATACACAATAAAAAGTTGACCTGGGACATGGGACCGGCGTTCTTTGACTGTCATGTTACCGGAGAGCATGAAACAACACAGGATTTAATCTTTATACATTTTTCTCACTTTAGCCCAGATTACGATAACGATGCTTATAAAATAGACTTTGAAGGGGAATGGGGCAACGTACTTCCTCAGCCTGGAGTAGAGGAAGCATATGACCAATATTTTGAGCTATGCAAAAATACAAAAAGAAAGTATAACATATCATGAATATCGCCTTTGGAATGATAGTCTTTAATGGAAACTACGTGCTTAAAGAATGTCTTGAGTCAGTTTATCCATTCGCAAGCCAAATTTTGATTTCTGAGGGGCCAGTAAAGTATTGGCAAGAGCAGGGAAATGAAACTTCAACTGACGGCACAAATGATATTCTACATGAGTTCTATGACCCAGATAACAAGATTGTTATTGAGCATGGCCAGTTTGAAGAAAAAAACGAGCAGTGCAACAGGTACATGAAACACATGCGCGACGACACCGACTATATATGGAACTTAGACTCAGACGAAATATTTAAACCAGAAGATATACAGCTAGTAATTCAAGCTTTAAAAGATTACAACTTTACCTCCGTTGGATTTAAAAGCTTTTCTTTTTACGGCGGGTTTGACCATTACTTGACAGGGTTTGAGGAAGACGCTGAATTTCACAGAATAAGAAAGGTATATCCAGGCTCATACTGGTCAACGCATAGACCGCCAACTATAGCACATAAAGTTCAGCCCACTTTACAAGAGCTTCATTTGTCGTATAATATGTTGGCTAGCTACGGAGTTCGCATGTATCATTATTCATACGTTTTTCCGTGGCAGGTCAAACAAAAGGTGCAATACTACAAGTCTGCCGTAAGTCGAGACAATTGCATAGACGATTATTACGAAAAGATATACGAGCCTTGGGTTAATAATCCTGAACTTAGACAAGAAATAGAAAAAGAGTGGGAGGGTGTACACGAATTCAAACCACAGTACAGAGGACCGTGCTACACAAAAAGGTTTGAAGGACAGCATCCGCCAAAGATATTGCAAAATATTGACGCTCTTAAAGATAAATTTAACAACCAACTGAAAGATGTGTGGTATGAAAACCTATAATGACTCAGGATGGAAATCTGCAAGCGCAGAGGCATTTCAGCAACAGTTTGTGCTAAACCTTAGAGAACTAAATGACCCACCCACTCATTGGAGGTTTTTTTTAGAGGAGCTAGGCAGAATAAAAGATTCAAAAAGGGTCGTAGATATAGGGTGTGGAGTAGGCTCTTTTTCCAAGCTAATTCGCATGTGGCATGGCGATTTAAATTATGTAGGATATGATTATTCAGCAGCCGCCATAGAAACAGCTAAAAATATGTGGGGTGAATTTGGCGTGTTTGAAGAGAGAGACTATCATGATATTTCTAGTAAAGATATGCAGGACGGAGACGTTATAGTTGCCAATGCTTTGTGCGATGTTCTTCCAGATGGTGACGAGTGCTTTGAGCATATTCTATCACTGGGCGCAAAGAATGTAATTTTTTTAAGAGTTAGGATTACAGAAAAAGAAAGCTTTTATGAAGAATATGAAGCGTACAGTGAAATTCAAACCTATGCGTTTTATCACAACGAGGCGGGTTTGGATGAAATAATTAAAAAGCATGGTTATAATCCGCCCAGATTTAACCACTATTCTGAAAATATGATAAACATTCATCTAGAAAAATGAAGCAAATTAAAGCTGTAACTCCGACACTTTTTGTAAAATCAAAGATGGCTATAGTCGGCTCATCGTCATCTTTATTGGATACGGAGCAAGGACAGGATATAGACGATTTTGATGAAGTCGTAAGGTTTAACAGGGCTCCAACAGAGGGTTGGGAAAATCATGTTGGTTCAAAAACAACGCTTAGAGTCGCCAACAATCATGTGTTTGCAAATGTAAAGCATAATGTGGGTGGAGATGAGGATTGTGAGGATTGGAAGCCGCAAGGACAGCCCCAAAACTTTATAAGAGATTTGAAAAATCAAAAAATATTATTGCTTAACAGAGACTACTCCGCATGGGAAGAAAAAGAAAAACACATAGACTCAAGCTCCGCCGCATTTTTAGGAAATTATTTATGCGTTGAATCTTTTGGGGGAACTCGTTCCCCAAGCGTTGGATATGCTTTTATATCCTTGTGTATAATGAATGGAATTAAACCAACTTTGTTTGGCTTTGGACTAAAAGAAGACGATGAAAAAGCAAGTCACTATTGGGAAAATAAAGATAAAATTATTTCTAGTCACGGATATAAGCTCGAAAGAGAGAACATTGCAAAATGGCACGAAACAGAAAAATTGCTAATAAAATAGCCAAGAACCTTGTCGTACCCATACCAGCAATGTATGACAACTGTGGCGGGATAAATAAATTAAGCACGTTTAATTACCTAGAGTTTTTAAAGAATAGCGGCGTTAAGTGCGTGATGACCACTGCCGGAACTTCTCAGTTTAACATGCTTGCAAAAAGAGATGTGGCAAGGCTTAATTATATTGTGTGTGCTGATGGTTTTGATTCTTATATACTTGGAATACATCCAACAAACACAGCAAGAACAATAGAGCAAATAAAGTCTCTGCAAAAAATGCTTGGAAAAAAATCTAACAAGTGTATTATGCTTTTATATCCAGAGAGATATTATGACGATGAAACAATAGTTAATCATTTTTATAGGTGTGCAGATGCGTCTGAGATTCCAGTGATAATCCACGCTATGTTTATGCGTCAAGGGACCGGTGGCTGGTATGATTATTCTTCAAAACTCATAAATAAATTGGTTGAACATTCAAACATTATTGGTATAAAAGAAGAGACCTCTGAGTTAGGAAAAGCATATAATATATGCAATCAAATAGATAAGGACGAGTGTCTTATTATAGCTGCTGGTGGCAGCATGCGTAGATATAATGCGCTGAAGCCGACAGGAGTTCAAACATGGCTTTCTGGAGTCGGCAACATGTTCCCAGAAGCAGAGCTGGCTTTTAGAAAAGACACATCAAAATTAAACATTATTAAAGATTTTGAAAATCCTATGTTTGATGTGTTCATGAAAATAGGATGGCACAAGGCCATGAGAGAAGCAATTAGACAGCTTGCTATTGGATGTGTTGTTAATGGAGAGCCATTTGCAAAAATAAGCTCAGAGGAACGTTCTGCGATTACTAATGTACTACAGGAATTGAAAGAAAAATGTCAGAAACATGGATTTTAGGCCCCTGTGGCATAGATAACGTAGAGATGTATATAGAGACATGCAGGTTTCTTGTTCCGTTTATGGACGGGAAAGATTGGTACTATAAAGCGTCTTTTGACAAGGCAAACCGAACATCTATAAATGGAGAAAGATGCGTTGGCCTTGAAACTGGAATAAAAGCTTTCGAGCAAGTAAAAGCCATGTTTCCAGGAATAAGGCTTGTAACAGACGTTCATGAGTGCCATCAAGTTGAGAAGCTGGCTCATGTAATTGACGTTATACAGATACCGGCGTTTCTTTGCAGGCAAACAGACTTAATTGTGGAGTGCGCCAGACATTTTGACACAGTAAATGTAAAGAAGGGTCAGTGGATTGGTCCGAATAATCTTGTGGCGTCTGTAGACAAAATAAGGCACACAAACGATAATTGTAAAGCTTGGATTACAGACAGGGGGTCAAACTTTGGCTATGACAAGCTAATTGTTGATTTTGGAATCGTAGACGAGCTTAAAGAAAGCTACGATAAAGTTATATTAGACTGTACACACTCCACGCAAAGAAGTAGAACTGTATACGGAAAACAGGGTGATGTTGAGCTTGCTAAAAGATATTTTCTTGCCGCACCTATTTTTGAATATGATGGTGTTTTTGTAGAAACTCACCCCAATCCGTCAGAGTCCTGCTCTGATAAAGAGTGCCAAATACCCTTAGACGAAATGATAGACTTACTAGCAGAACAGAGGATTATATCGCATGCAAACGATAAAAGAATTTCAATCTGAATTACTTAAAGACGCAGAGAGCATGCGTAATGACTCTCAACTTCAAGATGACGCGTTTAGTGTTTTAGTTAGAGCAGACCGGCATAGATGGATACATCAAACTAATTTCGCTGGCATTCCAGCCCTACAACTTCCTCAAGACCTGTTTACTATGCAGGAGATTATATTTAAGACTAAACCTCAAGTTATTGTAGAGCTTGGAGTGGCTTGGGGAGGAACTACAATGTTCTTTGAGTCTTTTCATCAAGGGGATATTATTGGGGTTGACCTGCAAATACCAGACCACCTCAGAGATGCAACTGCGTTTAAGGGCAATATCAGATTTCTTATTGGCGATAGCGTTTTGAGCGCAGAAATAGTGAAAAAATTTGTTGGGGATAGAAGCTGCATGGTAATAGTAGATTCTATGCATACCCACGAACACGTTCTTGCCGAATTGAACGCCTTCTCTAGCATTGTTACTCCTGGCTGTTACATGGTTGTGTGTGATACTTTAGTCGATGACTCAAGATATCACGAAGACGGAGCCGCTAGAAATCGCCCTTGGGGTCCAGGCAATAGCCCCAGAAGCGCTTTAAATCAGTTTCTCGATGAAAACCCAGATTTTGAAAGAGACGAAGATATACGAAATAAACTTCTGTTTTCTTGTCAACCAGATGGATATATATATAAAAAATGAAAGACTTATTAACGCTAGTTGTGCCTCTTTTAGATAGGCATGCCTTAACACACAGGGTTCTTCAGAACCTTAATAGGCAAAAGTGTGAATTTAAAATAATAGTTGCTGACGGCAGCTTAACGGAATTTAATAAAGAGCGTCTGAAGCAGGGGGTGTTTTATGAAAATCTAGACATTGAGTATTTTTATAATGGCCATGACTATGACATAAACCGATATATGAATAAAATGCACAACGCATTTCAAAAAATATCCACCCCTTTTGCGATGATATTTGATAACGACGATTTGATAGACATCTCTGGAATCAGAAGAGGTGTTTACTTTATGTCAAATAATTTAGATTACAGCACATATAGAAACGACGTTAGAACTCTAGAGTTTTCAGATAGTTATGTTGACATAAAAGACAGCCTATATACATACCCATCCATTGAGCAGGAAGAGGCTAAAGATAGACTGATTGATTCTGTGATAAATTTTAACAGTTTTAATTATGCAGTTTTTAGGTCTGAGCAAATAAAGTGCTTTTTTGAAATTATGGATTTGTTTGACAACAACGACTTCCAACTTTTTTCAAAATCATTAGCGTACTTTTTTGCGTCTATAGGCAAGTGCAAAAGGCTTTTTAACGAATCTTACTACTATTTTATACCTGGATATACAATATTACAAACTGGGAATAAGATACACAAGTTTAGAGAATGGATGGACACAAAATTTTGGGACAAGTCATGCCCCTTAATGATTTCGATGGCGTCTTCAATATGCGAGCATTTGCACAAAGAAGATGTTCGACGGCCATTCGCGGAAGTTTTTATCAAAGAGGTCTGCGAAAAGGCGGGGATTAGTGATTCACAATATAAAAATTTAAACAGAGATATAGAAGAGTCTAAAAAATTTGACTCTAAAATACGTCAAGTATTAGAAAAATATAAATTTGAGGACAAAGAATATGGTTGCGAGCAGTGTGATGCAAAGACAAATGAGGAGTTTGTACAATCGCTAAACATATAGTGTTAGATTCTTTAGCTCGCTCAGGCACCACCTTGTTGAGTGCGCTATTAAGAAGTCAGAAGAATACAATTGCTTTTTGCCCAGGATTTAACGAACCTCTATGTTGCGAAAACATAGGGGAATGGCCTCATGGATTTTGCAAAAGCGAATTTGTTGAAAACCCAAAATTTGATTTCAAAAAATTTCAAGAAGAAAGCATTTCACATATAAAAGACTTTGCGCAGTATTATGGAATTGAAGCGTCTGATTGGGAAAAGCTGATATTAGATAGCGATAGCGCACAAGAGATTAGAAGTAAAATAGAAAATAAATTTAGTGAATGTAAATTTATATGCTATAGATGGAATCAATGCCTTTGGTATTTTTACGAGTGGGTTTCAAGGGGCGAAGATTTTTTATGGCTAACAATGATAAGGAACCCTCTTGATAGGGCATGCTCATCTTGGAAAAAACACAGGTGGAGCATAAAACAAAGTCTAGAGAATACAATGCATTTCGCGCACAAAGTTGAGCAAATTTCAAATCATAAAAATTTTCACCTTATATATTATGAAGACCTTGTAAGCAATCCAGAGAAAATACTCAAGGAGATTTATTCTTTTTTTGGACAAAACATTCAATATGTAAACTTAAGTAATATAAAGGGGTCAAATGGGGAGGACTTTATTCCACAAAGCTCTGACTTAAAGAATGTATATCAAAAAAAAGACGGCTACTTAACTGAAGGAGACGCGTTTTCTGGATTGTATAATAGTAAGATAAATAGGTATAAAGACGAAGAATACATAGACGAAATTACATATCAAGCCTTTAAGAGATTTTTATCAGAGTTCAGCGTTTACAAAAGATACTTTAAGGATTAAAATGGATTTATTAGCATTTAACGGACAAATGAACTTTATACTTGATAAAATATCAGGTGTAGATGGAGATATAGTTGAACTCGGCGTTCATACGGGAAACAACTCTATACAGTTCATGCTTCAATCTCCACAAACAAAATATTGGGGATTTGATACATTTTGCGGCTACACAAAAGAGGACATTGAAAGCAGTCCAAATAAACAAGGCCTTTTAGATAATGAGGGCAGATGGGTTTGCGACGAAAATGAAACAATAGATAGAATAAAGAGATTTAGGGGGCTCATCAAAGAGATAACTCCTAGCGATAAAAAATTTGCAAATTTTGAAATAATAAAAGGAGACCTAAAGAAGACTTTGCCTGAACAAATAAACTCAAACAATCTAAAGAAAGTCGCGTTGCTATATGTAGATTGTAATGCATATTTACCAGCAATAAAAGGAATAGAGGCTATATACCCAATACTTTCAAGAGAAGGAATAATTTGCATAGACGAACACCAGGACGGAGGAGAGACTAAGGCAATAAAAGAAACTGCACAAAAATATGGGTTGGATATTAACGAGACAGGTTTTAAATTTGAAAGTGGAATTCATTCTAATCCCTCTAAATACATTGTAAAAAAATGAAAAGACTGGCTATTATTCCCGCAAGAAGCGGAAGCAAAAGATTCCCAGGAAAAAATTGGGCAAAGTTAGGAGAGCATCCTTTGTGGCTGTGGAGCGTTGAGGTTGCCTCTGTTGCTTTTGAAACCACTGTTTTCACAACAGACTCAGAAAACCTTCTGCACGATGTTATAAATAGAGAAGGGAGTTTCGTGACAGGGCTTCTTAGGCCTAAAAATCTATGCTCAGATACATCTAAAGTTATAGATACGGTGAATTGGATTTACGATATATATGACAAAAAGCCAAGCAAGCCTGATGAGATATGGCTCCTTCTTCCAACTTGCCCGCTAAGAAAAGTTGAGGATGTAACTAATGCTCAGAACAAATTAAGAGACAGCGATGAGTGTGACGGCATAATTAGTATTACAGATTATGAGTTTCCTCCTCAGCTTGGATTGACACATGAGAATGACCAGATAATGGATTGGCATGAAAGTAAACCCTGGCAGTCTGGAAACAGTAGAAGTCAAGACCACGAAAAAATATACAGACCAAACGGAGCGCTTTACGGAATGAGGTGGGAGGCATTTAGAAAAAACAGAAATTTCTATAAAGGAAAAATATGCAGTCACTATATGCCTAGAGAGCGCTCAGTTGACATAGACAATGAAATTGATTTAAAATTAGCGGAGGCGTTAATACATGAATGACATATTAAGACAGGTGTATGAAAATGGGTTATACGTGTTTCCAGAACTTGTTGAAGATAGTGTGGTACAAAATATAAAAAAGCAAACACTAGCTTTGCTCGAACGGGACGGAGACAAAGATTACAAATTTGGAACAGCCATAAATATGGGGCCTTTGTCAGAGCAGTCTGGTTCAATAAAAGATTTTTTTGATACAGAATATTTTAACGATATCGCATTTAGGTACGGAACAAGAGACGCCAGAGCAGTAATGGCTACTCACGATTATGAAAACGATAACGGAACTGAAAGGAATGGGTTTCTTCATTTTGACAGAACTCATACGTTCAAGTTTTTTCTTTATCTCACCGACTGCGATGAATCTAGCGGAGCGTTTAAATACGTCCCTGGTTCTAGGGAGCTAGGCGAAACTTTAAGAACACAGGCAACTATTGACGCTGACGGAGAATACAAAACAATAGCTAATAGATTAGAGCTAGATTATTTAGATTTAAACTACACGGCAGAGGACGCCGAGCCACTTGTTGGCAAGGCCGGAACTCTGTTTGCTTTTGACACAGACACATTCCACATGGGTGGTATAGTACAAAATGGAAAAGAAAGGGTTGTAATTAGGTCACATTATGTCTAAAACAAAATTTTTAGATTTGGGCACACAGCCCATCGCAAACGGGTTTTTAAAAGAATCAGACCTGGATAAAGATGAGTATACCTTTAATTTATCTGTTGGCATATGTAGTGATACGTTTTTGGTTTCTCTTGTGGATTTTGTAGACCCGCCAAAAATGTTCAATGAAAGCTATCCATTCCACACATCCGCTTCTCCAGTAATGGAGTCTCATTTTAAGAGAACGTCTAATTTATTATCAAAATTAAATCCAGACAAAGTCATGGAGATAGGAAGCAATGATGGAGCGTTCTTGAAAAATTTTCACCCATCTAATGCCATATCAGTAGAGCCATGTTCTAATTTTGCTAGACATACACAAGAACTTGGATATACAACCTATGATGAGTTTTGGACACAAGAACTCGCAGACCGTATATGTTCATCCAATGGAAAGCAAGACCTAATATTTTCTGCGAACTGCATGTGTCATATACCAGACATAGAAGGCGCGTTTAAAGCGGTTGCCTCTTGTCTTAGCAAGGATGGGGTTTTTGTTTTTGAAGACCCGTCACTTGTGTTTATGCTTATGAGAAACTCGTATGACCAAATATATGATGAACACGCACACATATTCTCCCTACATTCTTTATCCATACTGCTTAAAAGAGCCGGTCTAAAGATATGGAAGGTTGATGTTCTTGAGAATGTGCATGGAGGCTCTTGTAGGGTTTATGCTGTTCATGAAAACAACCCCGTAAAAAAGCTTGATTCCACACTAATGCAGTTTGAGAGAATTTGCGGAATAAACAAGAGTGGGTTTGAAATATATTACTCGTTTGCTAGGAACGTGCAGAAAAGCAAAGAGGCTCTTGTTGACGCTCTATCTGGTCTAAAAGACAAGGGGAAGAAGGTTATCAGCTTTGGAGCAACCTCCAAGTCTACCACAGTATTTAATTATTGCGGAATTGGCAATGACTTAATAGACTATATAACTGATAGGACAGATGATAAGATTGGAAAATTCTCTCCGGGCAAACACATACCGATTATAGCAGAAGGAGTGGGGTTTGATGATTCTGTTGACGCTGCATTTCTTGGCGCTTGGAATTATAAGGACGCGATACTTACTAAGTATTCAGATTTTAAAGGCTCTTGGATTACTCACGTTCCAGAGGTTTCTGTAATATGAAAATTTTGGTGACAGGCGGTCTTGGTCATATAGGCTCTTACGTTATAAGGACTACGTTTGCTGGCAGAGGAATTTGTGTGGTTGACGATTTATCAACTAACAGATATTGCTCCCTAATGAACCTTCCGTACCCAATAGATTTTATTAATGATGGGTTTGAGAATCTCAGCGAAGACTTTTTAGAGCAGTTTGATACAGTCGTGCATTTTGCTGCGGTAACAGACGCGGCTAGAGGAGACTCTGAAAGCATCGAGAAAATAAATGTTGGTCACACCAGAGACTTTATAAAAAAGCTTATGTCTCTGGACAGCCCTCCTTTGTTTATATTCCCGTCATCAACAAGCGTTTATGGAACCGCGTCTGATATAGTCAAGGAAGATGACGAAAGCGTTTTAAAGCCACAAAGCCACTACGCATCATCAAAGCTAATAATAGAAAATTTCCTCAGAGAAAATTATCCTAGATATTTGATTCTCAGATTCGGTACAATATTTGGAGCAACTCCAGGAATGAGATTCCACACAGCAATCAATCACTTCTGCTGGGCTTCTTCAATGAAACAGCCGTTAGAAGTTTGGGAGCAAAACTATCATTATCACAGGCCGTATCTAGACGTAAGGGATGCGGAAAGGTCTATTTCACACCTTCTTTATAATCGCGTTGAAAATGAAACCTACAATATTCTTAGCGACAATTATAAGTGTAGCGATATAATAGAGATTATAAAAGAATACGTGCCAGATATTAAAGTAAATATGGTTAAAACGCCTCTCTTAAATCAGTTCTCATATCTTGTTGACGACACTAAGTTAAGCAATACTGGAATAAATTTAAACGGCAGCTTAAAGAGGGGTATAAAAGAGACATTGGAGATTCTTAAATGCGTAAAAAGATATTAATCTCTGGAGGAGATGGAAAATTCGCCAAACAGCTTTTTTCCTGCGGCTGCGATATTTTTGAGATAAGCAAGCCGTCTAGAAAAAATATGAATATATCAAGCCCACGCGATATTTACTCAAACATAGTTAGGTTTAATCCCGATTATTTCATTCACGCTGCCGCTATGACGCGACCCATGAAAAACCATGAGATAGCCCCCATGAAAAGCATGAAAATAAATATTGAGGGAACATGCAATGTCGTAGAGGCTTGTTGCACTACTGGCATAAAGCTTATATACATATCAACAGACTATGTATATCCAGGTAGAGATGGAAATTATTCTGAAGATGACGGAGTTCTCCCGTTCACTAAATATGGTTGGTCAAAGCTTGGCGGTGAGTGTGCAGTAAAAATGTATGAAAAGTCTTTGATACTTCGTATAGCTATGTGCGAGAAGCCTTTTCCTCATCCAGCAGCCATGATAGATGTTAAGAAAAGCTCTATTTTTAATGACGATGCAGCAAAAATTACTTTACAATTACTTGATGAAGTTGGTATAATAAATATTGGAGGACCAAATCAATCCATATACGATTTTGTAAGCTCGCATCAGGACGTAGATTCTATGACTAGAAACAGAGCAGATTCCAGCATGATGCCAGACGTTAGCATGAACACGGAGAAACTAGATGAGATTTCACGAAGACGATAGAGCGCAAAGATTTTGCGATATTTTTCCAGAGGCAGGTGGACAAACTATGGTCTCAAGGATAAGAGCTCCTGGTCATGTTGTTGCTTGGCACAGACATAAAATACAAAATGATTACTGGTGCTGCTTGCAAGGCTCTTTTAAAGTTGGATTGGCAAAAGAAAATGGAGATTTTGAGTTTGTATATCTATCCGAAAGAAACCCAAGGACAATACACATACCTCCTGGGATATATCATGGCTACATGGCGTTAGAGCCAAACTCCATTCTGCTATATTATATGGACCAGCCTTACGACCCATCAGACGAATACAGGGCCGAAGTAGGGCATTTTGGAGATGAATGGAGCATACCCAACAAATGAGACTTTGGTTTAATTCAAAAAAACATAGGCTGTTTAATATAAACAACTATAAAATAGACACAGGCAAATTTAAAAATCTGCTACATGATTTTGAAGATGAGCTTGAGGAAAAGTTTGCTAATTACGTTGGTGCTAAGTATGCTTGTATCGCTAATAGCGCAAGCAGTTTATTGGAGTTATGTCTGGCACAATTTGTTAATAATTGCCCTCATCATTTTTTAGAAGTTTATAAATTACAGCTTCCCAGTATGATACCGATAGCTGTTTCAAATATAGTTCAAAACTCACACATGCCAGCAGTTTGGAAAGATGACGTTGATTGGGTCGGAAGCTCTTATGTACTATATGACACAGAGAAGGTTTTATCAAGATTTAAAAATAGCATACATCCATATAAGATAATAGACTCGGCGCAGGAGGTAAGAAGAAATCAATTTAAAGAAGACGCTAAAGATAATGATTTAATGATTTTTAGTCTATACCCAACAAAGCCTGTGGGTGGGATTGATGGCGGAGTAATGGTGTCTAATAATAAAGATACCATAGATTACTATAGGTCAATAACTCACCTTGGAGTTTCTTCTGTCAGTAAAAATAGCTGGGAAAGAGTTCTAAAATTTTCGGGATGGAAAATGCACCCAAACAGTGTTCAGTGTTATGTTGCAATAAAAAATCTTGAAAAATTAGAATATAAAAATCAAAGGCTAGACGATATAAAAAAACAGTATAATGAAGCTTTTGAGCTAAATAACAACAGCAGGCACCTGTATAGAATTGAGGTGAACGGTGGCAGAAAAGCATTTACAGAAAAAATGTCGTCTCTAGGTATAGAAACCGGGTTTCATTACGGACCCGCTCACTTAAACCCTTTCTACAATATAGAAATGAACGCACCAATGACAGAGACCTTACAAGCATCTACAAGGACAGTAAGCATACCCTTTAATGAAAAATTATCAAATAAAGACGTTAAGTTTATAATAGACAAGGTTAATAAATACAAATGAAGATAATGACAACTGGTGGAAGAGGCTTTATTGGAAGCCACTTTGTTGAAAAGGTTCTGCAATTTAAGAATGTTTCATCGGTAATAGATTACGACTGCATGACCTATGCGGCAAGCAAATCTTTGCCCTTTGACGATAATCCTAAATATGAGCATGTAAATGAAAATATACAAGACATACAAAGACTTCCTCCGAATATAGACTATATCATTAATTTTGCCGCAGAGAGCCATGTAGATAATTCCATAGCTTCTCCAACAATATTTATCGAAAGCAATGTGCTTGGCGTCTACAATTTGTTAGAGCTTATACGAGGAAAGGTATACTCTAGACCTCAGTTTATACACATCAGCACAGATGAAGTTTACGGTGATGCAGATGACGGGGATAGTCATTTTGACGAGGACCATAAGCTAACTCCAAGCAACCCATACGCTGGTTCCAAAGCCGCAGCTGAAATGATGATTATGTCATATGGAAGAACATTTGGAATAGATTATAAAATTACAAGAAGCACAAACAATTATGGTCCAAGGCAATATCCTGAAAAGTTAATACCTAAGTGCATAGATTCAATTCAGTCTGGCAAAAAAATACCGCTACATGGAAATGGTAGCTACGTTAGAGATTGGATTCATGTCAAAGATAATGTTGATGGAATCTGGTATGTTATTGAGTATGGGGAAAATAGAAACGTATACAACATAAGCGGCGACAACCCCTTATCTAATATTGAGGTCGTTAAGCAAGTTTGTTCTTGGTTTGGAATAGAAGACTACGAAAGTCATGTTGAGTTTGTAGAAAACAGGCTAGGGCAAGACGCAAGATATTCAATCAATAGTAGGAAAGCAGAAGACTTGGGGTGGTCAAGAAAATTTGAAAAAGGATTAAATAATTATGTTGAACATTAATAAAGACGATAGAGGTAGGCTAATATCCATGAATGATTTAATTTCTAGCATACCATTCACGGTTAAGAGGTTCATGGACATCAGTGGAGTTCCTAATGGGCAGACAAGAGGATATCACGCACATAAAACTAATGAACAGTTGCTGCTTTGCTTTAAGGGTCGAGTGGTGGTTAGGACAGTGCTGAAAAACTCTGCGGGAGAGCTTGTAGAACAGTCACACGAACTTAATGAGGGCGACTTTTTACACACACCTGCCATGACATGGGGCGAACAAACTTACTATGACGATGCGATTCTGCACGTTCTTTGCTCTAAAAAATATGATGAGGATGATTATGTCAGAGACTATGAAGAATTTAAAGAACTTTAGTGTTCTGGTTCCAAATACTGGAGCCAATCAAATATCATTTTGTCTTATAAATCAGGTGAATAGACTCTTTGACGTTCATCCAGAAATAGACGTTATGATATTTTACGAAAACATGCACAAGAATTGCATTCCCACTAACTTCGCCTGCATGGAAATATCTAGCGCGTTTAATCACAAAGGGCCTATGATAGCGACCACAGTTTCAACCGCTAGAAAATTAATTTCTTTTGCGTCTGAAAAAAAGTTTTTCTATGTTTGGGATTTATCGTGGGTGAGAAATTCTAGAGGCACACAGCAATACGAAGCATACAAAGATGTTTATTTAAATAAATCGCTTGAACTGATAGCTAGAAGTGAAAGTCACAAACAGGCTATAGAAAGCTGCTTCAATAGAGAGGTTAAGCATGTAATATCAGATTTCAAAATTGAAGATATACTGGAGATACTATGAGCAAACTAAATGATAAAAAGTGGTGCAATAAACAATATTGGACCCTAGAGAGAAGTGTCGGAGACATAGCCCAGGAACTGGGAACTTATCCCAATAAAGTACGCAGGGCTTTAAAATCGCACGGTATTAAACTAAGAGACAAGGGGTCCGCACAGGCAGTGGCTTTAAAAAAGGGCCGCAGCAGCCATCCTACGAAAGATAAGGGGCACTCTGAGGAGTCTAAGATTAAAATTTCAGAATCGGTTGCTCAAAACTGGGAAAACTTGTCGGAAGAAGAGCTTGAAAGCAGGAGAGAATCAGCCAGAAAACAGTGGGCTAATATGTCTGAGGAAGACAGAATGAAGCTTAGAGAGGCGGCTGTTCCTGGTATAAAAAAGGCCTCTCAGGAAGGCTCTAAATTAGAAAAATACATTAGAGATAAATTGACAAAAGAAAGCTATGTGATAGAATATCATAAGAAGGGGATTGTGCCTAATGCTAATCTTGAGGTAGATATATATTTACCAGAGTTAGGCACAGCCATAGAGATAGACGGACCATCTCATTTTTTACCAATATGGGGAGATGAGGCTTTAAGGAAAACAATAAAGTCTGACAATGAAAAAAACGGACTTCTTAGATATCATGGGATAATGGTTCTTAGGGTGGCGCAGAAGAAAAAGACGCTATCTCAAAAGGCTATGAGAGATACATGGAATAGTATTAAAAAAGAGCTTGAAGTTATATCTGTAAAGATGCCAACAAAATCAGAAAGATTCAAAGAAATAGAGGTTTAATTTATGACTACCAAACACGGATACGAAGATGTAAGCGTGAAGGATATCAGAGAAGAACTTAGGTCTTTAGGAGTAGAAGATGAAAGTCTTTTGTCTCAAAGCAAAAAGCCTCTAGTTGAACTTCTTCTAAAAACTAAACAGGAAGACGACATACTGTTTGATAGCGATGAGTCTGACATTCTGTCTGCGGTTGATTCAGAAGCTTTGAGCGACGAGTCTTTTTTGGCTCAACCCGCATTTAATAGCGAGAACTGGTCGGAGTGGGTGCTGTCTCAATTTGCGGATGATGAATTGGAAAACGGCGCTCCAACCTGTGATGGCCTTCGTAGAGTTGCAGAAGATGTGCTTGGCCCAATAGCTAAAGTAGAGGTCATAAAAAATGACACTCCAGCCGTATCTAATAAAGGAAATGCAACGGTTGTTGTAGGTATCACGATTGAGCCAGTCTTACTTGAAGGTCATCCAAGGCAAGGCAAATCAATATATGTTGAAGATTTGGCAGATGCAAATAAACTTAATACGCCCGAGGAAATATTTAAACACCCTTCGGCTACTGCTGGCACTAGAGCCGAGTCTAGAGCGTACAGAAAAATGCTTAGGCTTAGAAAAGTTCTAACGGCAGAAGAGCTTGCCTCAAACACGCACACGGAGGAAGATTGGGCTCCATCAACTCCAATTACAGACCAGCAGATTACTGTGATAGACATGCTGTGCCAAAGAACAAATATTGATGTAGTAGACTTTATCAATTGTGGGGATGCTAAGTATGTCTGCATTGAGCAGGTTTCGGAGCAGTCTGCACAAAAGATGCTTCAGTATTTAAATAGAATTCAAAGAAAAGACGCCGAAAGACCTGATGGCGTAGAAACATACGACGAAAACTGGAAGGTAAAAAACAATGACACAAGAGAAGAGAATTTTAGCAAAGGAGTATAGGATATATAAGCCTAACTCTAAAGGAAGCGGTGCGGCTTCCAAGTTTCAATGTAGAACTAAGTGGAAGACTGTAGACGGGGTTGATTATGCAGACTTAATACTGTTTTTAGAAACTGCTCAACAAACTGGGTACGACTCTAATAATAACGCATCGTTTGCTTGGTCTTCAGGAGATAAAAACAAAGACAAGTCTGTTACAATGAAATTGGGTCTTCCTGATATAGGAGAGATACTTTTGGTGTTGAAAGGAAGAAAGAAGTTCGTTGGACCAGAGCCAAAACAGGGAAGAAGTGTTGAGCCTGGGCTTTATCATCAGAAAAAGAACGGCAACACTAGCCTTAGACTAAAGTGGAGCGAGGGTAGGCTGTATTTAAACCTTTCTTCACAAGATGCAAAGAAAAATGTAACCAAGGTTTCTCATAGCATAACTTCCGCAGAGGCGGCGGTTCTTGAGTCTCTACTTGACCATTTTATAGTTGAGTATCATGGCTGGGCTTACTCTAATAAGACGTAGTGGTTGTTCCACCGTCATCGCTTGATGTGGTTGTTGTGGTGGATGAGGTTGTTGTTGTTGTTGTTGAGGTTGACGACGCTCCTCCTCCTCCTCCGCCATCAGAGCCATAGTCTCCCATAAAAATCGTCTCTCCTAAGACTAGCCCTTGTGGCATATAATATGTCTTGCCACTAATTTCAACCTTATCCGCTCTATGAACAGGAGAATTTATCTTTGCAGTTTCTTCGTTCTCAAAAACTGGATAATGCCCCTCGACCACATTTGATTGAGTAGACGTATCTACTGTATTTGCCTCTCTATCTCCAGCATCAAAATTTTGCCCAACACAAGCAGCTAGCCCTTTGGCGCAGCTTCTTCCCTTTCCTTCGTTATAATCAGCGTGATGAATCTGAAGCATCTTTTGTTTTTCTGCAACATTATCCCAAACTTTTACTAAATCAATCTCTGCGTTATTTAATGGATTGGTAGCGCCCTGGAATTTATTTACACCTATTGCAAATTCTGCGCCAGCAGCGGCGGAAAAAGCCCTGTCGTGCTTTCCATCAACGGGCTGAATATGTACTATTGTGTCCTGCCCCTGATGTTCCACAAGGCCGATTATACCGTTTTTCCCTTGGCCTCCCTCCGCTTCATTCGCTTCTTTGTCGTTAGCATTATGCCAGAAGAAATAATGCGTCCACTCATCACTTGCATCAATGCTACCGTATTGAGTACCCCCCTGTTTCTCTGGAACACTAATATACTCAGTCCCTGAATCCCCTTCACTTGAAACAACAAAAATAAGCTTGCCGTTTTTATAGAACACTCCCCACCCGCCAAGTGTTTGGGGGTATTCGCCATTCTGACCCATTCCGTAACAATGCGTTACAACACCCTCCATTTTGCCGGATGGCGCTCCTGTTTTTTTAAACCAAAATGATACTGCTACTCCATAACCATGCTTGTGGGGATAACCATCAATTTGTCTGGCTATAGGAGGACCAACACCTCTTCCCCATGTGCCCCCATGAGACTCGGCCATATTCCAGCACAAATTTTCCTCTTGTCCGCTTTTACTTGTGAAGAAAGCAGTTCCGTCAAATTTTGCAGATACATTTGTAAAATCAGAAAAATGGCCGTTGCCGTCTGGATATACGTGATAGCCGCGTGGTGTCTGTGCGCTTCCAAAAGATACCAAATCTTTATTTCCATTTCCAGCAGGAGCGACCCCTCCGTTGACGCCAGTTAGATGGTGTGGCTGAAGCTCTTGACCTATAGATTCGCATCCTCTGGCCTCAAATTCATAGCAAGCGCATGGAGAAAAATTATTGGCTGGTATGGTTTCTTGTGCTTGAGCTTGTGGGTTGCAATTTGTTTCCTCTCTATTTTCTTGCTCGCGTATATCTTTTGCTACTAAGTGTGATGGTTTTCCAGGGGTAACATAACTCTTATGCAATGTCTTTATAACATATTGGTCTTCTGGAGAAAAGCTTGTGGGAGACGACTCTAGTATTTGATTTTTAAACTGATAGAATATACTGTCTGTGGCATCTCTTCCGTCGCAATATTTTTCTACGTCTTGACCCATTCCTAATACTTGAGTCAACTCTTCCATTGTGACGCTTTTTCTTCGAACCGGATGTTCGACCGGACTAGGGTCATTGTTTCCTACCCAAACAAAGCCAGACTTAATAAATTTATTTGCATCAGCTCCAGGAGCGTAAAGCTGTCGATAGAACCCCGCAGTTCCCGCAGGCATACCGGGTGATTGGCCAAGGGCATTTTGAAATATTTCATTAAATTTTTCAACTTCAGAAAATATTACAATTATAGCGCCATTAAAAAGACTTACGGTTCCAGTGGTATAAACTAAAGTTGGGCCCTCACCGCCCTTACTCATCAGCTCATTTAATTTGCTTATAGTTGTCTTCAAAGTTTGAACGTCTTCAGCTATTGCGTTAATTTCGTTTCCGTCGTCGTCATACCAAAGAGCTTTTACTGGTACGTTTGTTTTCTTAAATCTTCTTACAGGTGCTGCCGCACCTTCTAATTCTGTACCCCCACAAACAGTTTGAAAATGAGGAAGCTCATTGTCTATTAGGGCTGGTTCTGGCGGTATTCCAGCTCCAAGCTCATTTGTACCACAGGCTTCTTCAATACAAACTTCAAATTTTTCATCTATACATCCTCTTATTGAGCCATAGCTATTTGGTCCACCAGTTCCTTCCCCTGCTCCAATAGTATTTCCCTCATCATCAACAGGGTCCGCTGCCACGCTAGGAGGTATGTTTCCCGCGTTGTCTCCAACTAATTCATCGCAGCATTCTGGGCCGACAACACGTAATCTTAAAAATTCAAACGAGCTTGCCTGCACTCTTTCAGTGATGTTATGATGATTCAATATTTGATTGCTAGGCACCCAATTAGTAATTCCATCAGAAATATCATTATCTGTGCTTGTCGCATAAAGTCTAGATGTTCCTTTTGCTGGGTCTACCTCTGGTCCTTGAACAGCGTTTTGGTCATAAGAAAACTCTGGACCGTAAAGATACCAAGTTCCACCTTCATGAGCAACTCTGTAAGAGCCTCCGTCCCGCTTATTCCATGGAGAGCCCTTGCCGTTTGGGTTGTTTGTTTTATCGTCGCATGGAGAAGAAAGTTTTTTTGTGGAGCCACAAGCTACGCCGCCAACCTGTAAGCCGCCGCATTCATTTAAAGCCTGAAAAACCCATTGCACACCAGCATAAGTCCCCACCCAACTACTGGCGTTATCTGAATTAGCAATGATGCTTAGTGTTACGGGTCCCGAAGCCTCGCCAAAATTATGCTGTAAAACCACTGGGTCTTCCGCACCCGGCAAAATAGTAACCTCTTCAACAGTTATATTTGTTTCCCCAGGTCTCTCCCATATTTTTGGTGTGACAATAGCTCCAGAAGCTGTTCTAGGCTCTAAGCAAAAAGCTGTATTAGAGTCATCTTTTTTAGTAACACACCAAGCAGGTACATTTTGAACATCTTCTGCGCTAGGGGCGCAATTATCAGGAGCCTCATATCCAGAAACATAGCAGCCTCTAAAGTATTTGGCTGGTCCGGAAATACCGACTGTTAAAGACTCTGTGACATCTATGCACAAGTGAGTTGCGGTTGCAATTTTACCATCATTTCCACCTCCATCTACAGGTGCTGAGCCATACTTCTTGCAGCAGTAGCGGTATTCGGGCTTACTATTGGTTGCTGGTACGATATGCGTTGAGCCCCCATCTGCATGGCAATCTTCAATAAATTTACCTACTTTTGGGTCAGTATCTGGACCATATATTCCACCGGTTGGAACCCCCTCTCCTTCGTCACAAGAAGGGGCGTCTCCTCCAGGGTCTCCTGGATAGTTGTCTTCTCCACTTGATTCAGGCTCACAGCAGAAATTATAACGCGGTATGGGGGATGATGATGCTGTTAGTTCAAAGTTGCTCAAATCCTGAACACCAGAAAGCTCTTCCCACCCACCCTTTACAGTTTCTTCTGGACAATCAGGGAAATGTGAATTTGGGTCGGATAGCTTGTACATAATAATCGGAAACCCAGGCGGTCCAGGGTTATAAGGAAACCATGTCCATATAGACCATTGAGTTACAGGGGTGGTGGCAATTGCGGTCGTCCAAAGTCTAATAAAATAGCGACCATCATCTTTTGCCCAAATATTTCTTCCGCCCTCACCGCCAAAGTCTATTGGTGTTCCGTCAGGCTTTGTTGTGGGATAATTTTCTGGCGCAAGATATTGATATGTACCATTAATTTTGAACACGGAGTCGTTTGGGAATCCAGACGCAGTTATAGTTGTGCTACAATCTAAAGGGGTTCGAGGCGCCGGTTGTCCCGGAATATGCAAAACAGTTCCACCTCTTTGCTCACACTCTTGTGTAAACTTCACCACATCTTCGTCACCGGTATTACCATATATTCCATCTGTTGCCTTTTTGTTGCTTCCACACGCTTCGTTTGTATCCTCTCCGCCTGGAGGAGGAGGATAAAAGTTTGCTGGCCCAGAAGTTTCGTCTCCGCATATATCATATATCCCACCACAAGCAGCCGTGCCGCATACAACAGGACCAGCACGAGTGGTGCTACTGCAACGGTAATCATCGGATGTAACGTCGCTGACACCGCAACCGTCAACATAACTCAAAGTGTATGTAACGCTCGGGATACCGCTAGAAAATTCGACGGGCATAGATTTTATATCTAAAAGTGCATATATAAAAGAAAGCTCTCCTTCCGGAACATTTTGATTTTCAATCCGAATATTGCAAAAGTCTTTCTTACCCCGTGTTTGTCTACCGACAATCACTATAGCGTTTTCTTTAAGGCCGCCACCAACCCCAGTATTGCGTTCTATCTGTCTAACAAACTCCACAATGTTGCCTTCTGCAAACGTCAGCATTTCCGGCGGACCATCAAAAGCCTGATAATCTGAGAGTGGTATGTCCTGGCCATCAGAGTCGAGAGACCGATAAAAAGAATAACAGCCAGCTAAAGGACCGTCTCCGACAATGCAAAAAGCCACATCATCTTCGTAATTAGTCGTGCAGCAACCCTCAGACGACAAAAGACACTCTTTGATTGGGACCAGTTCAAATTTGCCGCCTCCATATGAAGCGATGAAAGAATCGCCTTCTTTATCAAACACCATAGTAAGATTCTCGCGATACGTTAAACTAAAATACCAACTGCCGTACTGCTCGACAAGTGTAATCTTGGGATTTCCAAAAATCGGGCGAACCTGCACCCAACTCACCGTATCGCCTTCAACATTTCTAGTGTAACACCCTTCAACCAAATCTGAAATTTTTACATTCGAGCCATCAGGAAGCTCTACTTTATCATTTACCGAAGAAATATCATCCGTTACACAAAATGCTGGAATTTTTTTTATGTTTTCAATATTTTGATTGCACGGTATACTACCAATAGTATTCTCGCCCTCTCCTGGAGACAAAGAGTCTCCTTCGCCAGAAGTTGGAGGAGACGCAGAGTCACTCCCACTGCTTGGTTCTTCTGGAGTTGTCGGCGGTTCTTCCGGAATAGGCGGCGTGCTTTCGTCACAATCGTCAGATTGGCAGCATGTCCCACTAGATATTTGAACATTTGAATTTTGGTGAGGAATGCTTACTGATTGCCAAGCATAAATGGAGTCGTTTACAGTTGGTGGTGAATCTGAAATAGTACTTCCAAGGTATGGATGGTAAAATAAAACCGAATGATGATGACCCGAACCCGTGCAGGATGCGTTGGTAAGAGCTGATAATTTACTACTAATATCAGCGGCAGTATCTTTACTGGATATAACACTTTCGTATAGCATTGAGATTATCTTCTTATCAAGGCAGAAAAAGTCGAAGGGGAAATAGCCCTCGTCACTATACCGTGCGGTTGATTTGAAAAGGACGGTATCAGCTGTACCCTGATGAAAATAGTCCGCATCGTCATCGTCTATTTGAGGGGATTTTAGCAGTCCGAGAGACTTAGCTATAGCTTTTCTTATAATTAAATTTCTCTCGTCCCCTGTTCTATCTTCGTTAATATAAATCTGAGCGCGTGAAAAGTTCTCAGAATCGAAATAATTTCTAACGTCGACGAAAAATCTCTGGTTCGCGGGCATAAGACCTCTAGCAGCTAGACCGTCGCTGCTATAATAACCTCCATTTCGGTAGCCTTTATTAACAAATTTAAACCTATCCTCGTCGCAAAAAAATAAATGAATTGCTCCGGTAGGAGGTTCTGTTCCAGCAGTTTGTCCAGCTGTTGTAACTTCAATAGTTTTTCCAATATCAAGCTTACTAAAGAGAGAGTTTATATCTGCAATAACTTTGTTAATCTCGGTTAAATCGTCGGAGGTTGCCCCCTCTATAATGTTTATGTAAACATTTTCATCGGCCCATTTTTTTATTGTTTCCGAGGGTTCGTCTTGGATTGCCGCACCCAAAGCTATTCTAGAAAATAACTCTATTTCTTTATCTGTATATTTACGTCCGATAATGTCTTGACCGCTACCGCCAATAAACCCTATAACCCATACCGGCTCTTTAAAATCTTCATCAACACAGAAGCATTTATTGTAATCGGTTAAAAATATTAGAGGCCTCTCTCCATTAGGGCCTCTTGTAGTCTCTCCGCAAATATCTGTTTTTTTATAGATAGGTCTGGTGCGGGTTGTATTATAAATAACATCTGTAGCAGTGCTGGTTGTTAGTGATGATTTTTGATAAGTTCCATTGAAGAGGTCTGAATTTTCTCCTACAACCCCGCTAACACAAAGAAAATTATTTAAATCTTGTTCATCTTGAGAGCCACCAGGAACACAAGGATACTCTTCGTTATCTCCTGTTGTCGTTTCATCTCCTTCCTCTACCGGCCCATCATTTCCAGCAGAATCGCTATCTGCATTGTTTGAGCCGTCTTCTGGATGAGAGGCGCCGTCGCCGCTAGGCGGAGTAAAGGGTGTAGAGCCTTCTCCATCGGAAGGCGGCTCTGATGAGTTTTCTTCTTCTGGCGGGCTGTCTGCGTGTGGGCATGCATTAACTGTAAGCTTATATTCAATGAGGCCACCACTCCCAGCGGGTGGAAACAAATCAACCTCCGCTGGATTTCTAACTGTCGTCGATTCAGACACCGCCACTACGGTTCTATCAGAACTCGCATCTGTTTTTTTATATAGTGTCCATATATCCTCCTCCCTAATCAATCCGTTTTCTGGAATGAGCGAATATATGGGATATTGGCCGCTGCATCGTTCGAGTTCCGTGGACTCGAAAGGACAACTGTAATAAATACATCTGCTTACGCCAAGACTTTGGCTATAAACTGGCTTAGGATGGCCTGGAACAGTAACTCTAAAGAAGGCGCCCTCTGAATCAGCTAAGCTATTTTCCACATCGGGCTCATTCAAAAACTTTATAAACATTCTAACTTTATAAGGAGCGTTGCCGCATGTAGGGCTGCCAAGGGGAATTGGAGGTCCCGATAAACTAGCGTTAAAAGTAGCGATATGATTTTTATATCTAATTGTAATTTTCGCTACGGCACTTTCTCCAGGATGATAAAGATATGCATAGACAACTGCGGTTCTATCTCCAGAGCTTCTTGCAATTTGCTCTCCGTTTATAAACATAAATTCTCTTTGCTCGCCGTTCTCAAGAAAAGCGTCAGAGAGATTCATGAAATAACTCAGATTTTTTTGATACATGAAAGACTCTACAACGTGCGTGCGAAAGCTACCGGCGTCCAAGTGTGGTAGAATTTGTTTCCACTCTGTTAAAGAAACCCAAAGAGGTTTTTGAGGTTCTACATCTCCTGTAAACCAATCAAAGTTCGGATATCCTGGATTTCCTAAGTCGTCGACTAAACACTGACCCGCTTGTTCCCCTAGATATTCAGCCTCTAACTGCAAATCGGAGTGGCTTTCACTATCAAGGAGTTGCGCTTCAATCCTTGCGGTTGCAGGAAATGAATCTGGCGGCAGGGGGGTTCTGTATGCGCCTCGTGCTGTCAAAGTTTTTTTCAATTGTCCAGTTGAATCTGTTAAACATAAATATGGTCTCTCGTAGCATCCAAAGCTTAAATCATCAGATTCATGAACCATTTTAAATACCCTCCCAAGCAGTTCCGGATAAATCGCATCTATTGATGGCGTCTAATAAAACACAGACTGGGTGAGGCACGTACTCTAAAACTTCAATTTTCAATCTTGTTGTTCTTGGAAGTTCTTCAGGAAAAGAAATCATAGCGTCATTTAATTCTGGAACAGACCTATCCCAGCTATTTTGCGTCCTTACTCTATAATATGGAACGTCTTGAACTCCATGCTGTGTATAATCTGGAAGGCCTATCAAATTTTTAACCTCACACATATCAAACGCTTCAAGCTTTGGTATAGTAATTGGATAGTCCCATTTTGCATTAGTAACAACAAAATTTTTATATCTACTTATATCTGAGTTATAGAAATTGCTTAGAGAGCCATTTTCACAGAAAGGAACATAAACCTCATTAAGGTCATTGACGCTGCTAGTTTGTGGTATTTGTATCCATCTTGGTTTCGTCGCCTTTAAAGCGTACTTAACTCTAAGTTGGGATGGTTCCTGATTCTGTCCATCCTGCTCTTCTTCAACATCAAGATAAACATTTAAATCTCCAATGCGACTGCCGTCTCGTGCAACTGCGTAAGAAAGAGTTGGATTTGAACCAAGCTGAATAAATTCTGTTCGTAGGAAAAAGCCTCTGCCATAGGCCCTATTTGCGCTGCCTTGCCCGTCTGCTGAAGTTTCTGCATAAAGATAATAGTCGCCACTGTTACCTGTTTCTAGACCAGTGTTACTACTGGGCGTGCCTCCGCTGTCTCGATTCCACCTTCCATTATTAGTGGCGGTCTCTATCGGAACCCAGTCAACGTCGTCGTAACTAGAAATATCTCCATACTTATCTATGACATCGGTCCCCACTCCACTACCGTCGCTGGTTTCCCATCCTTCGGGCACTCCATTTTCAAATGAATAATTTGTTCCATCAATGTTTATATCGTCTAGTTGTAAATCAGCCCTAAAAGTGAAACCTTCAGACTGTTGAACGTAATGAAAAACAAGTTTAACTTTTTTGTTACTGTAACTAGAAAGGCCAGAGACCGTCCTAGTCTCCCAAACCCTGGCGGTTGTTCCAGGCAAAGAATCTAAAGACTCTGTTAACCCTCCTGGCTCTGTAGACGGACATCGCTCATAAAGCGGATTTGGTATCCACATAGCAGGGTGAATCATCCATCTAAATACCCACTTTGGAGTATTGTAAGTGCTATCTAGAGTGAGGAAGAAGTCAGAGCGATTTGTTCCGTCCCAGTAACCATTAACCCTTGAGCCCCTGTAAACACTCCAATCATAAACATTATTTGGAATATGATAGTCTGGGAAAACAAATGGAAAGTCTGTTGGGGCTAAGCTCTCTTTGAGATAATATGTAGTTACAGGAGATATGTTAAAGGAAACTCTTTCTTGAAGTATCCTGCAAGACATAAATGCTGTTTCACCCCTACCCTGCTCATCTCTTGATTGATATAAGTTTCTAGCGTGAGAGCCTGTAATGTAATCAATGTATTTTTCAAGCTCGTCTTTATTTACGGCCTCATAAATACCCATTGGGTACATATCAGTTCTATTTGCAAGTGGTATAGGGTCTCCAGGACTTTCATCGTGAGTGACCCTTATTTTAGTAGGCACTCTAATTTCTGACACAGTAAATCCTCTATAGATATTCTAAAGAGAAGAATAAGCCATATTGAGTTTTATTACCAATAGAATCAGGGCTAGCAGAAATAGCTGCATACCAATCATGTCTAGCAGACTGTTTAGTTGATATAACGCTAACGCCATCTCCCGCATAAAAGCCGCTAATTCCAGGAGAGTTGGCAAATGCCGCAACAACACCAGAGCCTTTAGGCGTTATCCATTGGCTGTCTCCAGAGCCAGTGGCAAACTGTGTTACTCTAGGGTGAATAATTTCAGCAACTTTAGTCGTTACACCAGACGCAGGATTGTTAATGTTAGTTCTGTCGTATATTCTCATCTCACAGTTTTGCGTTTTAACTTTACTTGAGTGAGTGAATCTAATGTTTAGAGTCGCTTGATAATTTGGAATTGCTTGAAGGCCTATTCCGCTCGACGCAGCGCCAATAATACCGCTGCCAATATTCAAAAACTTTATGTTTTGAGCTTGGGCGCCTTTTGTTGCTCCTGTGCCATCAGACACAAAAGTTGTCCCTTGATAAGCTCCAACTTCAACACTAGAGCCAAATCCAGCACTGCCAAAAAAAGCAAGTCCTGAGCCGCCTAGTTTTAAGTCATAATCAAAGCCTGTTTGATTTATAAGAAAGTCTATTTGTGCCATTTTAAAATATCTCCTGTTATGGGAATATACACCATTTATTGTTGTTTAGGCCATTTGTTCTCAGGGCAGTCTTCACTTCTCCACCAAGCCTTTTTTGAAAGAACACAGCCGCATTTAATGCATTCGCCGTCTTTGTGATATTCGCAGGCGTTGCACGCATTTAATCTCTCTATATATTGTTCTAATGATACATCTTTAAATCCATCTTCAGCATGTTTTTTAACAGCTTTTGCAAAATTTGTTGCTTTTTTTATTATTCCTGGTTTATTATCATTCATTTTTTTTCTCCTCTTGTTTAAGTGCCCCAGTTTAAGGGTTTAAATAACAATATTCTTTTGTAGGAACTTTTTTATGTGATGAATAATCAGTCGGATTCTCAACGCAGGGAGGGGTTCTCCATCCACCCAATCCTCCTTCGAGGAGTTTTGAAGACATGAAAGCGGGGTCATGAAAGAATATGGTCTTTTGACTAAACGGCTCCTGTTCAGCCCCGTCTAATAAAAGATTGACATTTAAACATTTATTATAGTCTGCAATTAGACACCAATAATCGTAAACTCTATATTCTGGCTCAACCCAGCCAGGAACAGGAACTATATCTCCCTCATAAGGCCAAAGAATATTTCCAAATTTTTCACTTTCATAGACTTTTCTTGTTGGCGGACAGTCTTCGTTCTCTAAAGCTCTATCCCAATATCTTAACCACCTTGGATTGGCATTACTTGGTTGTTCAGGAAGTCTGCCTCCTCCAGTCCATCCTATCCAGCATGGGTCGTAAACGCAAGTAGGGGTATCCCTGGTAACACTTGCAACTGGGTTCAACTCTTCCTCTCCTGTGTTCTCATTCTTTTCTTTCTTAAACAATCCGGAGTCCTCTTTGCATTTATCACTAATGTCTGGTGATGGGCATTTTGGAAAAATCTTTTTAAGACCATCTTGAAACCAAAGCAATTCACTCCACAGTCCTTTAGAGCTAGAGTTACAATTTGGCTCAGGCTGAACATTATATTCTGGGTCTCCTGGGTCTTCCATATTTGTATATCGCATCTCATATGAGGTAAAATCCCAAGAAACTCCCCTATTTGAACCGTGAGAACCAAGGTCTCTCCAAGCGTCTGATGCAGAAGCCGGTGTGTCAAAAGCAGTGGCGGAAGGGCTTTCTAAGTTTCTATCACTGCAATAATTGGTTGAACAATCTCTTGCTTCTGAAAACTGAACGTTTGCGGCCCTTGTTTCCATACCATAGCTGCTATAACCGACCGCAGTTCTTGCGCAGTTGTGGGTTTTCTCGTCAGGTTGATTTACACCCATGAAATCTTTTAAAAATTTTTCAAAATTTTCTGACCAATATGTTGTTGGTAAAAATTCACTAGGTCCGCCATATGCCTCAGAGCCCGCCTCGCAAGGATGGCAAGGAACGTCTCTTCCGCAGTCTTGGTATTCACACGCAGGCGGTACGCCATCTGCGGGAACCTTAGTGACAGGAGCAGGGTTGGCACATTCACTAATAAAATTTCCTGTTAATATATTACATTGCGGAAAGCTAGCAATCAAGTCAGTTCCAGCTATATTTCCCTCACACTGTTCGCTTCCTCCAATAAAGGCGTTGCGTGACGCAGCTGATGCTGGATGAGAGCCGTTTGTAAGTATAGCTTTAATTACTGGATACGAAGAAACTGAAGAGTTGGTTCTATGGCCTTGAACTGGACCTAAAGAAATGACTGTGCTACACCAGCCTCCGTTTACGCCTCCATTAGCAAGCTGCCAATAATGATGAGCATCCCAGCAATCTCCTTGTGCTATTGCGTCTGCAAGAGGCATTGTCCTTTGGCCTGGAACTAAATGAAAAGAGTTTGGTGTAAAAGAAAACCTTCCACTTTCCATATACTGAGTTTTAACTTCCCCTGAAGCTGAAGGAGCCTTACACCAAGAGGCTATATGTGGTTGACATAAATTTGACATTTTTTATCCTTAACAGTCGGCTACATCCATCCATTTAACAGGACATGCACCAGATTGACCTGCATCATGACCTAAAATTTGTGCTTTATTTTCGTTATACCCAGGTATACTGGTCCAGTCAAAAGTGCTGTTGTCACAGGGGTCTGACCTTCCTATAACAGGGGTTCCTGTCCCTGGCCCGCTGCCTCCTCCTGGAATACTTGGCGTCACGGCGCCGCAAGCTTGAACTTGAGCCCATCTAGTTTCAACCCCTACAGTTGGTGGTGCTTGAGTGTATATAATTCTTGTTGTGGCCGTTAAATCTAAACAGTCGGGGCTTGGAGAGCCTGTATTGTACGCCTCAAGGTCTGTAACAACGCAAATCGGCATAAATTCTGCTTGCATAACAACCCATTCACATCCATCTGGATTAAAATAAGCAAATATGTGTTGCCCTGAACAAAGAGGCTGGCCAAGGCGATTAGTAACAACAAAAGGAGATTGGTCGTCTGAGCCATCTCCAACAGGAGTCGCCTGCTGTGTCCCTCCTGGGACTAAATCTCCGTTTAGCTTAGCGTAGACGATTATATTTCTATCTTTTTGTTGAACTGGAGGCGGAACCCACATTTTTTTACAGTCGTCCCATCTCACATCTAGCGGGCCAGCTTTCCAAGTATCAGGCCTCACTAACCAATCATCAGCAAATTTGCATGGGTCATTTGGTTCAGCAGGGACAGGACTACCCTCTACATCATAGCCCCAACCAACTATCACAACTGGGCCCTTCATACCTAATGGTCTAATTCCATCCGGCTCTTGCACTCTTGGCTGCAAACCATCTGAAGGCAAAGATTGGTCAAAAACTAAAGTTCTTATATCGTTTCCAGGTAAGAACTCAGGTTTGACACTTGCAAGAGTTTTAGCAAAAGTACTTGTCATGAATGGATTAGCTGTTTGAGATGTAATTTCTATTTCACAGCCAGAAGACGGGTCTGGCGAACAGCAGGGAGAGTAAACACTTGATAACCCCGCATTGAAAGTTGGGCTATCTGGACAAACGCTGCATGGAGGACTGCCAAATTCATAAACTGTGAAATCAGCATTTTGTTCTGTAATTTGATATGGCCTAAATAAGCCTTCTAATCCAACTCCGGCAGATTTTTTCCAAATCTTTCCATCTGGAGAAGGGTCCGCCTCTTCCATCATTTGACGTAAACTCTCAGCAACAACTGTAGTACATTTGCCATGGTCTGGATAATTTGCTGGTCTTTTTGGGTCTTCTGCAAAATCTAAAGTAATCGCAGCCAGCCCATTCATTGACGTTCCTTTGCGAAAACCCCCTCCTGGACCAAACTCTTTTCCGCCATGAGCATTAGCTTGTTTATCCGCTACTTTACCACCCTCACCTCCTCCTCCAGCTTGAATAGCATTTCTTAAAATAGACCTCTGTCTTCTTTCAACGGCTTCTGTTCTAAAAGCTCTTTGGAATTTTTGTTGAGCCTTGGCCATCTTTTCCATAAACTCCAACCTGCTTTGAGCTAAATCTCCAAAATTTGGAACAAAAGTTCTAAAAGTAAGGCTTGTAGTTACGCCTCCAACGCCAAGATTAAAAGACACGCTTGTGCATGCCGCTCCACCTAAAGAGCTTCCCAATCCAGGCACTCCTGCGTCAGTAGGAAGGCCTGTGAATTTAGCGCTACCACTTTCAAGGATTGTTCTGCCTGAAGTTTTAAGCTCTGTTTGAGCATTTCCGGCGATGTTCATAAATCCTATGCCATTAAAATTCCAAGGCGTTAAACTTTCATCTCTTTCATATTCAGCCGAGCCAGCATCTCCATCATCATCAGCCCAAGGGCCATAGCAAAGCTCTCGACTTTGAAGTGGAACAATAGCACCATCGGGCAAAACAGGCTCAGTAGCAAGTCCTAAGCCTAGCAAACTTGCTCCGCCCCATCTTTCTGTTAATATTTCCCGCAATGTCTCAAGTTCATCCTCGTCGAGTTCTCCGTCTGCATTCGCTTCGGTCAAGATTGGTAAGAGGGCATTAGCTAATCCAACGACAACACCGCCTGGAACACCGCAAGTTGGCTTATGCAGCCTAAGCCCTCCACTAACATCAATTATTGCTGCGTGCTGAAAAGGATTGCCTTGATTGTCAAGTAGACAATTATCGGGCTGTTTTGGGTTGTCGCAATTATACAATATGATTTCATCAACAGACGACTTTATATAATAGTATTCTTTTTCAGACCACCAATCAGTTTCTAGTCTAGCAACATCAACTGTAAAGCCTGCTGGAACATCATCTTTTTTATATCTAACAAATGAGCCCACCTTTCCTTCTTCTGTTTTAAATACTTCCAGGCCTATGCCATAAAAATCTAGCAATAGTATCTTTGCATTTTCATCATATGGCCATCCACCGTCTGTTTGCTCAAAGTTTTTTTGAGCATTTGGGGGGTCGCTTGTAGATGGACAACATAAAATTGGAGGTATTGTATCTCCACCCACATCCTTTGATTCTGTGGGTAATAGAACAGCAAATTTCTTGCCATAATATTGACCAAACGAAGAAACAAATTCGTGACAACTGTGAAGAGCGCTATCTTGGCACTGCCGAGCCGCTTTCGCCAGGATAGCCTCCTCAGACGCATCCTCTATCTCAGCCGCAGTTAAATTAACCAGCCCTCTGGTTAGATTAGCCGCTATCATCTGCCAATTTAAACCAGGAACGGGTTCAACGTCGATTAGGTCTTGAATTCTGTCTCTTGCAAAAACCACGCAATATTCATACCAAACTTCAAAACTTTCCTCTGCTGCACGTATTTCAAGTTCAGTTATAAAAATTGTATCTGTGCTTAACTCTGAGGCAAATGGCTGCAAGGTTATATCAACATCAAACCCAAGGCCAAATGGAACGGTTGGAAAAAGAACATCTTCATGAAGCTCTGGACAAATTAACTCTCCTGTTGTAGGGTCATTTCCATAATACTGCCTTATTTGTCTAGGGGGTGGGTCGTCGTCCTCATCGTCAAAATCAAACGGCTCGGCTTCTTCTACTTGATAAATCAGGCTTTTAAATCCGCCATTCACCATAGCGTGAGTACAGGCTTCTCCTGCCTCAATACCATAGTTTAGACTTATTAAATTTCCAGTTGTGGCGCATTCTTCTTCAGATAAAGTATTAGTAAAACCTAGAGAGCTTCTATTTATTGCTCTATACACAGAACCTCTAACAAGTTTATCTTGAGCTGGAAGCTCTCCCTCGTCGATATCAAATGCCCCAGGTGGAGCTTGGCGAGATACGGTTGGTCCGCCCTCACCAGTATCAGTAAATATTTTAATTATATTTATACCAATAAGCTCAACAAATATACGAAGGCCTTGAGCTTTAGCAGCTTTCTCAATTGCCGCCATGACATCAATGTTGTCGCCACTAAATCTTAAATCACATCCTGGAACTGAGCCAGCCACCAGCAGAGTGTAGTCAAATCCTCGATGATAAAATCTGTGGCCTTCGATAACTGATAATATCTGCGACCATGTTACGCCCACATCATTGCACCAGGACGCTGATTTTGGGAATGATTCAAGATGTAAATTAATTAAATTTGGCGATGAAGTAAAAGAGTCGTCTAGTCCTTGTAATATAACTTGAGAATTTTTTAAAACGACAGTTGGGCTTTCCATTCTAACAGTATAACCACGCTTACTAACACTAGTAACGCGTTCAACATTTTTAATTAAGCCTCCATACTGAAAAGTTCCGTATCTAAAAACTTTTGGAGTGCCGACTTTGGGCATGATAAAATTATCCGCCTCGCCATCATTGTCTGTGCCCTCTCCGCTAAATTCCTCTGAACCGCTAGAATAACTTCTTCTTACACTATTGGCACAGCTATCCTCCACTAGCTGAATACTTATATCGCTAGAATTTGTTCCAAAACCTAGCTTTCCGCTAAAGTCCGTGACTGTAGCGCCTAAAAATGTAGTTTGGTGATATGGGGACGTAATTAAATCAGGGCCACCCGGCGAAATCTCCTTTGAATACTCTGGAGGCGTGAGACCGCTTTCACTTTCTATTCCATCTTTTAAACCCATTTTCCTGCTTCCTCTTTATTTAACAATCTTGATAATTCCATGTAACACTTCTTGAATATTTTTTAGTCCAAACGTCGTAGTTTTCTTGGTCTGAAGTTCTGTAAACAACACCTCCTAATGGCTGGTATTGTAATATTTTATCTGTCACTGATTGAGTCATTGCGTCATACTCAGCGGTAGATGCCTCTGTTGATAATTGAATATCGATTGATATCGATGCCGATGCTATGCTTTGTGTTCCCATCGGCTGCAAAACTGGACCAGCAGACCTACCAGGAACTTCAATAACTGCAACTTTTGGTACGGGATTTTGGTAAACTATATTTATAGTTTCAGATATTGGGGCAACAGATAAGCCTAGATTATTCGTTCTTGTGTTAAAAACAAAACTTAAATTTATTGTTCCCGCCTTTTCGTTTTTAGCAACTGTTTTTGAAATTGGGTGAGAATGAAGCGAACCCGAAGCTTCGCCATAAGATTTAGCCAACAAAAAAGCGTTTGCCTCTCCTGTACCTCCAGACCATTTTGAATTATATCTGGTTAAAGCATTAGTATATTTTGATACGGATATTACGTCATATTGCCCTGCCTGATTGTCTGACCCCCTTTCATCATACCCAGTAATATTACAGTTAACTGTGATAGTGCTTATGTTTCCTGTATAATCATAAGACTCATCTATATCTACCTCTTCGATAACTTTGTTGTCAAATTGATTCGTATCTATTAATAAAAAAGTTTCTGTTATAGAATAAGAGCCTGAAGAGATATCTACATCTTGAGAACGAATAACATTCACAGGACTGTAATTAGTCAGTGCATTGTCACTTCCCTCTCTTGATAAAATTCCACCCCAGTCATTTTGTTGAAAAGTTGTAGCATTTTTTCTGTCTTTTTTATAGCCTTTAATTTTACCCTCTGGATTTCCAAGAATTTCTTCATAAGAAACATAATCTTTTGGGTCTCCGCCAACTCTAGCTCCAACACCTACTCTAGATTGAACCCAAATTTTAGCATTTTCCCAAGCGTCTCTAATAAGTCCTCCAGGACTAATAGACCCTTCACTAACTGGACCATAAGCTCTTTTACCCGTAGCTGAAATACTATGACTCACTTCATAAATTGGAGACTGTTTTGCCGACGTTCCATCCGGAACAAACGACCCAAGAGAACCAAAGTCAGTTATTGCCGCATTAGAATCTGCTTCGCTTATAGACCAGCTTTCGCTAGCATCAGAAAGATAAATCCTGTGGTTGCCTTTATAGGAAAACCTTTCAGTAAAATTTTCAGTTTCCTCTGTTGTAATGTTTAAATTAGCATTTTTAAAATCTTCAAGGCCAAGTGTATTTGATAAATCAGAAGTATGAAATATTTCATCGACCTCTAAAGTAACAGTATACGGCATGGGGTCAATATATCTGTTATCGTCTATGCTTACGCTAATTACCCTTGGAAAACAATAGTACCCTATGCTATAATTTCCGTTGCTGTCTTTTTTCCATGTTAAAAGATAAAGACCTCTTCCATCTCTAGAAAACAATTTTCTAATTGCAGACGCTTTATTGAAAAGAGAGTATTGAAGTTCTTCAGGCTCTGCTGATTGATTGGACGGCTCTTCATATTTTTGACCCAAGCCAGGAATAGATGTAAAAGTGCCTGTTTTAGTTGGAGAGCCCTTATGTGACAAAAATGTTCCCTCTAGGGTTATAGAATAAGTTGCCCCTATTTTCTTTCCGTCGCTTCCTCTGACATAATCTTTGCTTATAGAAACAAGCGGAGCAGGGCTTAGGAGGTTATTGTCGTAATAAACTGGCATTATATGATTTCTCCAAAAAATAGAATTCTATACATACTATACACCACTTGCATTAATTGCTATTTGAGAACCCAAAATGAATAGGGATATATCCCCGTTTTTCAAAAACTGCTTAGTATAATACTTATAATCCGTGTCAAACTTCTCCTCCATAGCGGCTGGGCTGCAGACCTTATTTGACACAACAAGTTCATCTATTAAAAACTCGTCTTGTTGTTTCGGGTCAGCGCTTAAATTGTATCCAAGATTACTGTACGGAACCGAATCAGACCCTCTTTGTAAAAGACCTCCGACTTTAAGTTTTATATCATCTGTATCAGTTTTTACTTCGTATCCATCCCATTTTTGAGATACGTCAGTGATGGGTTTAATTTCAGGCATATATCCAGATTGCCCTGGATGCCCTTTTGCTGGAGAGGCAACTCTGACGAATGATTTGTATAGTTCTGTATCCACCCAATAATTTATAAAATACCACCTATCGTCGTCAAACGGAATCATTAAGTCTGGAAGGTGTTCTTGAACTAATTCTCCGTCGTCATTGGTTTTCAAGATTCCGCCCATTCTTCCTCCTGCTGTAGTGTTTACAAAAGGAATCAGCCCTCCAAGAGTGTCGCTATTGGGTCGTAATCTATTTTCGCTATCAGACTTGAGTAAATTTTTAAGAGAATTAAAAGGCCCGTCTCCGCTCGCTTTAACGTTTGAATTATGACCGGCATAATAAATTGACCACTGACCAGATGTTGCCGTGGTACTCCCTGTAAAGCCAATCTCGCAGTTTCCTAATACCGACCTAATACCAAGTCCAAATGGAGTGGCGATTCCAGGTGCGGGGCCTTTTCTTTTTATCCAGAAAGATGTGGAAACACCTCTTCTTGGCGGAGTAAAGTTTCCAGCAGAATCAATATGCCCGTCTTTGGGCGTAATTCTATGCTGGTCACCAATAGACGGAGAGCCAGACTGTACCAATACAGTTCCATAATAAGGCGTTGACTGCTTGCCTTTAAATCTTGCTACTCCAGAACCGGTGAGGGATGACGATGGAAATCTATCGCTAGTTTGAAAAAATCCAGATTCAGGGGTATAAGACCCAGGAAACGAGCTTTCAGCACCGGAACGCCATCCGCTAGCATATAATTTAAATCCATAATCCTGAGAATTATCATTTGTATTATTATCAAATTTATACAAAGAGCCGTCAGCACAATTTGTTTCAGACGCCGCAAACATAAGTGCTTCTCTTCTATCTGGAATATATTTATCACTGTTGACATTAACATCACGATAGAACAACCAAGAGTTAGGAGCTGTTACACCGCTAAATCCTTGAGTATTTAATCCTATGAAGTTCGTGCCAGCTAGTTCTGTGTCTAAAGTAAAAGCGTTTATATCTCTAGCGCCAGAAGCAGAGGGTGTTGCGTCTATGGAAGATTGTCCTCCAGAAATACCTCTTGCTATCTTCAAGTTTGATATATTAATTTGGGCTTGAATGAAAAGGTTCGCATCATTTAACACGCCAGAAGGCTTAGCTAGCAATAGCTCTGCTTGGCTTCCACCTCCTCCTTCACCGCCTGTAATATCAATCCCGCCAAACAAGCTGCCAAGACCGCCAATTCCTTGAGCTTCTGCAGCGGTCGGACCTTTAACAAATAAGGGTTCTTTTCTTTTTAGAGTAAAGTTTCCTATATTAAGAGCAGCAAAACCAGATGAAGGTATCGGCGGCACACACTGAAGATATAGATTAGGGGTGGATGTTTCAGTAATGTGCCCTAAAGTAAAAAAGTTTGCGTCAGCTATTCCCGAGGGGAAGCATTTTAAGTAGAGGGATGTCTCGGCGGTTGCTGGGGTTGGAGCAAAAATAAAAAGGTCGGCGCCGCTCGAAGCGGGCAATGGGGCGTGAAGAAAAAGCGTCATAGCTTTTGTGAACAAGCCATACTCATAAGCCCCTATATCATATAAATTCCCATATGGTCTTTTAAACGACCTAATATCTTCAGTTACAGACGATATAGTAGTTCCAGCATCTCTAGCTGGTGAGTTTTTTCTAAGATAAAAATCTCCGGACGGATAAATATTTACGCCGCTTCCAGCAACACTCTCAACTCTAATTTGTTTTGAAGGAATCCTAAATACCCTAGATTCTTTTTGATTTATAAGATGCCCAGCTAAAGTCACGCCCTGAGAAACAGACATGTCATCTGCAGAACTGTCGCTAGAAAGATTATTGCTGGTGCTTATGAAACCGTTGCCGTTTGTATTAGCATAAGAAAAGTCTATGCCGCTACAAGCCATTGATATGCAGTTTTGCACTGTGACATCAGCGCCGCCATAAAATCCAGGCAGATTTGTATTTGTAACTTTAAATCCAGTATTTATGTGCCCATAAGAGGTGCAGTTAAAACATTCTATTCCAGGCTTTCCTCCTAGCATGTTTTCCCCACCAAGCTCAAAACCCACATCGTTGCCAGTTTCAGTTCCTATTGCAAAGCAGTTTTTAATTAAGTTTCCTGAGCTAGCTGTGGTACTAACGTCTACTTTAGCTTTAAAACATGTGCCGTCTTTGTGAAAAGCCCAGCATTTATCTATTTCCATATTTGATGCAGAATTTATATCTAGTGTGAATCCGCGAGTGCTTCCTATTCCCTCTACTTTTGCATAGCTAACTGATATTGTACTTGTTTGTGTGCCATCAATTGGAGGGGCAATCGTAGGGCCTTTATATAAATTACCCTGGTGAACCTCTCCAGAGGCAGCATAAATTCTTGGGTATCCAGATGAAGTAGGGGTAGACGCCCATCCAGACAATGTAAAGGTGCCAAGGTCAAATCCTTCATAACACTCAGCCCACTGAAATGGGTTTATTTTGTCGTCTACAAAATCTTCCCAAGCTTGAATGGTTGTAAAATCTCCAGTTCCAAGCGGGTGCGTAGATGCGCGAATTGTCCTTATTTTTGGTCTAGCCATGACTATGCGTCTTGTCCTTGGAATAAATCTTGAAATCTAGCTGTAACAACTTGACCAACCTTTTGCATTAATCCTGATTCAGCTAGGTTGGCAAAAGCCTCTACCCCATTAAGATTTACATCAACTCCGTTACTTTCCATTTTTACCTCTATAGCATTTGAACCAAACGTGTCGCTAAATCTATTTAATGCAGTTATAAGACCTTGAACTCCTGTGCTAGTTGGGAAGTTTGTTAGGGCTGACGCTAAGGCAGCAAAGTCTGTTGAGCCAGAGTCTCCTCCTTGGCCTGACATGCTTATGCTAGACACGGCTTGAGCAAATAATTGAACTGCTGACGTAAAAGCTCCAAAACCTGCGGAGCCGCCGTTGCCGCCATTTTGAAAATAACCAATTCTTCCACCACTACTCGCATTTATAGTATTGCCATTATTTATGGCGTGGAGAAGACTTAGATTTTTAGCAGTAGCGGCTCTATTGACAACAAACTCTCCAGGAGTTAGCACGGCGAGCCTTGTGTCTGTCCCCTTAGATAAAGAGCCAGCCATTGGACCGCTTCCGGCGCCAAATGGACCTCCTGATGATGAATAGTATGGTTCATCATCAAAAGACGAATAGTTAAGGGTTCTTTCGCTATTTTTAATTCCATCCGGATTCTGTGGATATAGCTCTCTTGTATAGTAGTGTTTCGGGTCAAAGGAAGGGGGGTCATCACGCTGTTCAGTAGGGTCAAAAAAGCGCTTTTCAAAGCATTTTTTATTCACTGAATCAAAATATTTGGCGTTTTCCGGACAAACCATTTGAGATTGTCCTAGGCCTAAACTGGATTGTTGCTCTTGGTTTTCAATACCTGGGTCAAAAGGGTCGGCAAAATCGGAAGCGGGCTTTCCGCGCGTTGTCGTAAGGTTGGCCCTGTCAGTACCTAAACCAGCTCTGTCGGTGTCGATTTCACTCTGCCCTTCGTCAATTTTTGTGTCAAGGTTCCCGGATTGGGTTTGCAGCTGGCCTGTGGTTGGTCTTGCAGCATCTGGGTCGCGATTTTTTTCTCTATCGTCTTGCCTTCCCGCCGCTGCAGCTGCTGAGCCGGGGTCTATGCTAAGCTGGTCAATCTCGTCATCGGTCAAAGCGCCTGGTCCGGTCTTCAGATTTTGGGTTGATACTTCTGCTTCATTTTGAACATCCGCGTCCTGCTTTTCTTTGTAATTTATATATGCTTTAACGCCTTTTTCAAAAGCGGATTTTACCACATTGAGTCTGTCGCCAATTTCAACCGCGCTAGTAAATGAATCCATAAAAATTCTAAGGCCTTCGGTGTCAACATGTGGAGAAAAAGTTTCCATGAAAACGTTCCTAGCTTTTGCAATTATCGACTTCATACCCCTTGCAGTTATTGTGCCTTTGTCCATGCCACCGGGCGTCGAGACAGCAGATTGGGATATGTCTGAGCTCGTTTCCTTTAAAGCATCTTTCCCTAAAGCGCCGCGGCCTTTAGTCTGAATTTTTTCCAGTTCTTTTGCCGATTCTCTTCCAGCCTTGATATTGGCAAGGTCCCCACCGCCTGCAGCTACTTTGCCAAGCTTTCCTCGGTCACCAGCAACACTATCACCAAGAGTTTCTCTGTCTTCTAGCTCAGCGTCTATGTCAGCCTTTTCTTCTCTTAAATTTTCAACGTTCTTTTCTTTCTCTTCAATTTCAGTCTCTTTCTCTTTTATTTTATCCTCTCGTATTTTAATTTCATCTGCTTTTCTTCTTTCATTCTCCGCCTGCGCCCTTTGCATTTCCATAGATAAGGCTAAGGCCTCCATAGCCCTTACCTGTCTCTGCACAAGCTGCGCCTCCTCATCTTGCAGTCTTCTTCTTTCCGCTAGTTGGGCTCTAATGCTATCTTGAAATGCCTCTAATTCGTCTCCTGCTAGCCCAGACTGTGCCCCTAATCTTTGCACGGTAAACTCATCTAAAGAATCGTCAATATTAGCCGTAGTACCATCAGCAAGCTGGAGTTCATTAATCCCCATATCCTGAAGACCTTGAAGATAGTCTCGCCCTCCCTGAAAAAACTCCGCGCTAATGTTGCCAAACTCGTCAAATTGAGCTGCCGCAGACTCTGGATTAAACGCTATCTGCATACCCGCCATACTGTCATCTGCAAGTTGTTGCTGTTGTTCCACGTTCATGAAAGCGGCGTCTTGTAGGAAGTTCCTCTTTTTCTCAGCAATAGCCAGCTCAGCCTGAACAGCTGCAAGCTCTTCTCCAGATTCAGACATATGCTCGAGAGCCTCTTGAAATCTTCTAGACCTGTCAGAAGCTTTTGACAATTCATCTGCCAACGCAATTGTTTCTTCTGCGGTAAGATTTGATGAGTTGGCTAATTTATTTTGAATGTCAATAACCTCTTGTTGAGAATTGAGAAGTCCGGCCCGAAGAGCGTCTGAGTCTCCAGCGGCGCCAGCATTTTCCGGACCCAGTATTACCCTTTGCTGTCGTTGAAATTGCGCTGAAGCCTGAGCTCTTGATAGCGCGCCGCCTCTACCAGCATTTCTGTTTTGAAGTTTTAATAGCTGAGATTCTTTAGCTATAGTTTTTAACCTAAGCTGAGCTACTTTTTTCTCTGTATTAAATATTTGTTGGTTAATTTTTAAAACGCCATCAAATAAAGCCTGTTGTTGCTTGGCAGCATCTTGTATTCCTGCAATAAGAGCTTTTGCGGAATCGCTTTGTATCTTTTGTGCAAATGCGGCGGAGTCTTCTTGTATTTCATCAATAATGCTGCCCTCAGATTCGCTTCTTCCACCTGCCAAACCTCCAATTCTCGTGGAGAGCGCCTCTATTGCTTTTCCTGTGAAACCCATACTTTTTGCAACTTCAGTAAAAGTTTTCTGAAATTTATCTGGGTTCCCGGCAGATTCTCTTGCTGCTTGCGATAAAATGTCAGGCAGCTGAGACATTAGCTGTGCTGCGGCAAACCCTTCGGTTGCTATCTCCTCGGTTGGAGAGCCAATTTTAATGGCATCTTCAAGCTGAGATGTGCTAACACGTTCGCCCGCTGCAGCGCGTCCTATAACGCTTGTATCAACGGAGCCTATTCTGCCAGCAGCTGTACCCTCCATACTGCTGTTAAAATTATCTATATTATTTGAGGCCGTACCAAAGAGTGAGGCAACGTCTTTGAAAGCTGAGGCGACATTTTGAGTTTCTCTGACAAGATTTTTCATCTCTTTTGCGGCTTCAATCTCTGCTTGCTTTGATTCTCTTAGTTTATTGTTTATATCTATTTGTTGTTGAAGCTCATCTTTAAGCACACGGTATAAACTTGGGTCTACAACAGAAATGGACTCTAGTATTTTTTTGCCTGCTCCTCCCATTTTATTTTCAAAATCTTCAAAACTTGTAGATGACGCAGCAAGTTTATCAAGTAGACCTCTTACCTGAGGAAACTGTTTATTCAAATTATCTCTAAATTGCTCTCTATTTTCAGCGTCTGGAGTATTCAATAGTTCAGTCATTTTGGTAAATTGGGTTGCAAAAGCATTCATATTACTAAGTCTCATCCCATTCTTTTCAATACTTCTTAACGAATCAGACATCTCTTTTTGAATCTGAACAGACCTACCTCTTTCTATAGCGGCTTCAACTTTAGCCATGCTAGGAGGTATAATCCCTCCAATTATTCCTCCAACTACACTCCCAACAACCACTCCCATCGGACCTGCAATAGCACCAATCGCAGCTCCTGCCAGCATTCCCGTGCCAGCGTTGGCCATTCTAGAGCCCGATTCAAAATTTTCTCTAGCTGTCTGTTCATCTGCCATAGTTTTTACATTTTCAGCAGATTTTATAGCCGCATCTTTTACGCTGTTACCAAAAAGTAATAAAGCCGCTCCTGCAGCAACATAGCCCACAGCCAAACTGTTCATTAGCACCCCAGCGGTCTTAAACTGAGTGACCATATTGGCAAGAGGACCACCCATCGATGTAAACAATGCTGGTATTCCAGAAAGCGCCGGAACTAACATTGAAATTGTTCCGCCAAGCATAGCGATTGTGTTAAAGGTAGAAAGAAGGTCTTGGGTGGTTTCGCCAAGACCCCCAAAAGAGTCTGCCAACATTTGAGCTGCCATCGGGACCATCATTAGGCCCATGCCAACGTTACCGGCTGTTGCCATACCGCCGCCTTGAAACTTCTGTACCCCTACAGGCCCACCGCTTGCAAAGCCCTGCACCCTTCCTTTATTAATTGCGTTAAGATTATTGACACCAATTCTTTGTGCTGATTTTTTGTTAACTACAAATTCACCAGGAGTAAGAAGTGCGGGTACAGTATCAGAGCCAGAGATTCCTCCTCCAGAGGCCCTGAATATAGTCGCCATTATTTCTTGAGTAGGCTTAGACATCTTGGCGGCCATTGAATCAAATACTTTATCTAACTCAAAGCCAGCCTCTTCTATATTGAAGTTTTTAACTTTTTTAAGAAGCGCGCCAAGATTATCGGAAGTAAAATTACTTTTTGCATCAGTTGGTCTATTTTTAACTCTACTCATACTTGGAACATTAAAGTTCTCAAGGTTTACACCCAGGCCTTTTGGAAAGTCAAATGGGGCGTTGGCTGGGTCAGAGTCCTTCGGGCTATATGGAACATCAGTAACAGAAAGAACATTCTCAAATAAGTTGCCCATAACTTGGTCTATGTTGGCGCTTTTCATTTTAGCATAAACAGCATTTTTATCAGTGTTAGCAACAACTTTTGAGCTAATCTGCCTTGCTGCATTAAAGACAGAGGACTCTACGCCTTCTAAGAGTATGCCCTCGACCCTCTCAGAAACACCCTTTTTTAACGCTCCAGCCTGTATTCGAAACTCATTTTTTGAAGTATATTTGCCTACAACAGCCTTAGCTTCTGCTTCCGCAACTGCAGCTCCAGCTAACAAGTTAGGGCCATGTGGGGCCCCCGCTTTTTTAGCCGCTGCTTTAATTTTCTCGATTTGTGAAGTGAATTTTTTATATCCGTCGCTTGACTTCAACACTTTTTGAAGAACAATTTGACTGTTATTGCCCTGCTTAAAGCCCGCAGAGGCGTTAGCGTGCGCCATAAAAGCTCCGCCATAAATATCTTCATCAGCAAAACCTTTGGCTAATTGGCCGCCATCTTTTGTGACAACTTTCATTGCCAATCTGCCTCTTTCTATCAGCGCTGTTTTTTCTGGGTCAAACGGCTTTAACGCTTTCGACCTACCCTGAGCAAACGCAGTTTGCCTAGCTGATGTTTGGGCAGCACGCAGTCCCGCACCAGGAGCTGCAACTATTGGTAACGACATTCCTCCGTTGGCAAATCTCTGAACCGGAACAGTGCCTCCAGAATTCATTTGAGCAAGATTTTCTGCGCCATACTTTTTAACAGAGCTTTTTCTAATAACAAACTCACCAGGAGTTAACATAGCAGGGACGGTGTCTCTATTGCCTGTTCCTGGAACAATTCCGCCAGTAGCAAATCTTCTGCCTCCGCCCATGGGCATTACAGAGAGCCTCATTTGCTTTGGGAGAGCCACCACTGCTGTTGTTAGCTTTTGTAAAGCGGATGTATTTGCTCCTAATGCAGTTACGAGCTTAGACATGGCTTGGCTTTGAGCCTGTCTGCTAGCTCCACCCGCTGCGCCACCAAGATTTGCACCAGCCGCTCCAGCTCCTCCAGCTCCTCGAATGCCGCCTAAAAATCCAGCCCCAAATTGAAAAGCCATTTTGGCTCCTTGGAACGCTGCGAGGGCTCCTAGTAATGGCAGAACTGGCTTGATAGCATCTGCCACTTTAATGAATGAAGAAGCCATTCCTAATATCACAGTCGTAATCGACTTAAAAGTTCCTGAACCAGCTAGGTCTCTGAATAAGCCAAGGAATTCTTCTCTAACTTTAGATATTTGAACAGCCAGGGAGGCTTGAGCTGTTGCGGCATCCTTAGCAAGAGAGCCTTGACCCTGCTGAGCAACACGTAGGGCCTGTTGTGCTGTAGCAAATTGCTGAATAAGAGGAATAACTTTAGACACCTGCCTGAACCCACCAAGCTCTTCAACAATTTTTGCAAATCTTGGGTCTGTAGAATCTAAGCTTTTAAGAGCTGCGCTTAATCTTTTTACAGCCTCAAAAGGACCGACAAAATTGCCTTCTAAATTTTGAAGCTCAATACCAGACTGTCTCAAAAATTCAATTGTTTTTGGTCTTTGAATTCTTGTAAAAATGGTTCTAAAGCCAGTCGCAATTGTTTCAGCGCTTTCACGGGTTGTTGCTCTAACGCTAGTGAACAAAGCAAGCAATTCCTCTAGAGAACCACCCGCAGCCTGAAATGCACCACCGGCTCTTCTAATTGCAAAAATCAAGTCTTGGGACTCAACAGCAAACTGACCTGCAAGAGCATTGATGGAACCGAGCTTTTTGCCTAACTGGTCAGCGGTTACGCCAAACTGACGCATAATGGCAATTGCACCCTCTGCAGTATTTGCCATATCTTTAAAGGTAGGAGCTAAAGAACTTTGAGCCAGGGCTTTCATGGCTATAGTGACATCTCTAGCAGCGAGACCGGTTTGAGATAATGTTCTAGCTACATCAACAAGTTCGGATGAAGAAACGCCAAGGCTTGAAGATAAATTTCCAATCTCTGAGGAAAGCCCTTTTAGATTAGACATTGTTTTTCCAGTGACTTGAGAAATCTTAACCATCTGTCTCTCAAAGTCAATGGCGGCCCTCGTACCCTCTTTTATAGCATTAGCCACCCCCATCATAATTCCGGCGCCAACACTAAACGCAGCAAATCTTTTAACGGCTAATGCAGACTGCTTTCCAAAAGCGGCGGCGCCTGTAGCAGCAGAATTTAGTTGTGCGGCGGATTGTTTAGCCGCATTTCCAACTTTGCTTATAGAGGTGGATGCATTTTTTGCCGCTGCAGATGTTTGCTTAGAGGCCGCAGATATTTTATTAAGAGATGCAGCTATTGATTTTAGTTGAGCTGCGGTTTTTTTATCAAGCCTTATGTTTACATTAGTGCTTACTTTACTAAGCTTGCTTTGAATTTGCTTAGTGACTTGATTTAAATTTTTTGGTCCACGAAGCTGAAGCTCAGCGACAATGTTAAATTTTGAAGACATGTTAATTGCGTACCTATATTGCTGCTATAAAAATAAACCCGCTAACCAACAATATAGTTACTATCCAAGGGCCGTCTTAAGACTCAGATGATTGCTTGTCTTTTTTGGGTCTTCCTCTTCTTTTTTTTACTGGCTCTTTTTCCTCTTTATCTTCATCAGTAGCTCCTATCGGATTTCCCTTTTCGTCCAAAAATGGCTTTACCCTGTCTGATATAGGCTCTCCACTTTCATCAATCCTTTCCCCGTTAATGTCTACATATTCACCCTGCTCGTTAATATATCTAAAGTTGTCATCAATTAGCCTTCCTTGATAATCAACTTTTCTGCCTTGTTCGTCCAGTAAAAAATCTTTATCTGCAAATTTATGTTCACTTAGAAATTTATTTTCGATTAAATTACTCTCATAGTCTTTTTCTAATCCAAAATAAAACTCTGCAAATTTTCCTGCCGCCAAAACTGCAACGCTATCCTCATCAGAATCCTCTGACGAAAAGTCGTCCATTGTTTTGTAGACCCTTTCAAAGTTACCGTTATCATCAGTCCTATCATTATACACCAAACAATTAATTAATAAAAAGTTAAATCTTGCGTTTTCAGCTTGTCCTTGGGCGCTATTTACATCCAAAGCATTTCTGTTTTCAATCATGGCCTTGACAAGGTTTCTGCAAGCTTTTATGTTAATGGCTAGCTCTTTGGCCTCAGACAATTTTATACCACCAAGTTTTAAAAGCTTCTCTTTATCAGAAATTTCCATCAAAAGAGAGGTGTATTCGGCTTCTTTTTCATCATCCCACAGACCCTGCTCTCTCATAAAGGTGTCTAAAGACTCTCTTAAAAGTGCCCCATTCCTAAGAGATTTGCTGAAGACTCTATTGTATTCCATAGACGCGTCTTCATTGATTTTTGAAGTTGGAGTGAGTATTGCATAAGTCTCGCCTTTGAACTCAAAAACCTCGGCCTTTTTCTTTTTAACCATTAAATTGCTCCTTATTTTTATCAATATTTATTCCAAGGCTATATCTTTCCCAGTTTATTGAATAGTTATCTATCTCGTTCATGGCCGCACGTAATTGAGTGTTGCCATTGTCTAGTATTTCAGTTCTTACCTCTTCCCATATTTCTTTCATTTCTAGTTCTTGCTCATTTAAATCATCGTCATCTTTGCCGTGTCCCCAAAGAAAACCAAAATTTTTTTCACAAGACGATATCGCTCCTATGAATGAGGTTTTAATTTTTGTGTTTACTATATTAGAAAGTCTTTTTTTTGATTTGTCCTTATATTTTATCTCTTTAGCTTCTCGCTTTTTTTGTTGGCTTGCCGCTAATTGATAGTGGCTTAGCTTATTTTCATTGTGTTCCATGCTATCCTCTTGCCTTTTGTTTAAATTGCTCATTAGCCATTTGTCTCATCTCAAGCTGAGCTTCAACGGTTTGCTCAGTTTTCAATCCTTTGCCTTTTTTAGATTGATTGTCTAATTGCTTATTCAGGCTTTTTATCGTTGATTTACCCTGAATATCATTCAAATCGTGTATTCTCTTTGCGTCTTCTGCGGTATCAGCAAAAAGAAAAACTTCATCACCTTTCACATCAGACCCTTTTTTGGAAACAGCGGATTTAGACCTTTCACTTTCCGCCTTTCTGTTTTGATATATTAACCAACCATCAAGCATATCATCGTCCTCAATAACGGTGCTAGCAGGGCACTCATGGCTAGATAGAACGCTATCATATATTTTAGACCAAGTTATCAATGACCTTTGTTGAGGTGTAAGCTCAATTGAAGGTTTATTAAAAACGCCTCCTTCAGCCTTGCCAGGGCCCCAAAAACTTTTCCACACATCGTTCTTGGATATAGTCCTTATACGTTTATCTGTTACATAGAAAGAAAGATATTTTATGGCAACGTCAGAAACAATATTATTGTCACTTTGGTCATAATCTTCAAAAAAAACATCATCATTTTCATAAAATGTATTTGTACATATTAAATATCTAGATTTTGTAATCGACGCTAGCCCCTCGCAAGTTTGTTCTGATAATATACCTCTTTTTTTAGAAAGCTTAACGTATTCCTCATTTAAATCTTTTATTCTTTTCCTTATTGGGTCTCTAGATTTAAAATTCTTATACGCTAAATAAAGCTGAACTTTAGCATCTTCTATTTTTTTGGGAATGCTATCTAGCTGTTCTTGTTCGAGCTTGCTCCACAAATTAACAGAAATCAATTTTTCAATCATCTCCTCTTCTTTTATTGTGCCTAAATATTCAGACTTATCAAAAATTTTTTTATAAATTAAAGAGCCCTTTAGCATGCTTGAAACGCTCGGTTCTTTAACATATAAAGAATTACCAAAAACCTTAATTCTAGTTTTTCCTTCAATTATATCATACAGTTGTATTTCAAGTTGATGTTCATCATCAATCATTTCTATACCAATTCACGCTCTTTTTGAGATAATGACGGCGCAATCTCCTCCTTTAAAGACTCATTCTCTGAAATAAGCTCTGAAACTTGAGAGGTTAGATTCTCTATGATAGAAGTGTAGTTATTATCAATCGAGGACCTAGAATTGTGCAGCTCGATGTAAAGATGCCCAATCATTTGACAAACCGAGTTGTAATCTAAAGTTCTCGGTGGCGTTGAGCTATTTTGACTAGACGTATTTGAATTATCCATTTTTCCTTTTTCCTATTAAAATGGCTTGGGGGTCAAAAGACCCCCTTCGCCAAAAATCTTAATTAGCTATAAACATTCCCAAGAGCCCTAAATCCAGTATTGCTGTAGTTGGGGTCTTGAGGATGATAAACAGTCATATCATTAAAGTTGGTATAACTGTAAGTAATTTCTTCATTTCCACCACCAGCGTCACCACCAGTAACAGAAACGCTAGAAAGTTTGTTTTTGCGACCTAAGTCAACAATTAAACCTTCTCGCATGTGCAATCGAATGGTCTGGTCAACCAAGTTCGTGCTAGTAGTTGGGTCAGGGTGGCCTGCTTCAGTTGCTGAAATCAAGTCGCCAGACGTTGAAATGATTGTAACCTCACAGGTAACCTCTGTTGGAAACGGAAGGAACCTATGATAACGACCTTTTCGACCCAATTCAAAAATATCCTCACGACCAAAGTCGCTCGAACAGCTAAAGCTTTGAAGGTGAGTCGTAAAGCTTCCGTCTGCTGCCTGCTTGTTTTGTCCTTTGGTATTGATACCAGGAATATGAATGGGAAGCACTGTTCCAATTCCAGAACGAGGATATTCAGACTCTTGTTTTCCAATGCTGCTGTTTGCATAATCAAACAGAACGTCTTCTCTTCTGTTAACACCGCCAGATGCCGAAACTGGATATGCACTTCTCAAAGCCAAAGGCTCATCGTCATTGGTGGTAATTAAGTCTGTAGTAGACCAAGTAATCGCATTACCAGCTCTTGTGGAGCCTTTAGCCTGACTATACCAGACCTTATCTTGACCAACGAGACTGACAGATTCAGTTGCATTGCCATCGATGCTAACATTGTAAGATACTGAGTTAACAAAAACGCCAGAACAAACAACGTGCGATTCAGCTAAGTGGCCTTCTGCATCTTGCGAATCCCTAGCGTTATAAGCTATTTCATCGGTATCTTTGTAGATAGCCATACAAAAATCAGCCTGCGCTCTAGAGCGGCCAATGAGAGAAGGGGCTGAAGACTTTCCATCTTCACCCGTGGAAGTAACGCCATTTATCGAGGTTGCCAAAACATAAACCGGACAATAACCATCCAAGACTTTTTCTATATCAATCGAAACATCAGGGATACCCTCAATGTTTTCATAAATAGCAAGCTGACCAAGCTCAAAAGCCTGCTCAAGATTGAAAGTTGTTGTCATCCCAACGGATTGGAGTCCGTGCAGTTGCTGGAATTTTTTTGCGCCGTTACCAACACCAGTACCGCTCAGACCGGCTTTTTTAGTGGCATAAAATACTCTTTTATTAGCCATTATTTACTCTCCTATTTTTCTATATATAGAATCTATAATTCGCTACCGAGGGGTTTGAGCTAGTTACATTATTATACACCAAAATCAAATGTTGGCTATATTTGTGTTTACACCTGTAATAATGGAAAAAGTTGCCCTAACAGTAGAGCGATGAAGCCAGCTATTAACTGGAGGCATATCTGTGCATGTAAGCGCATCAAATCTAGCCGTACTGCTTCTGTACCCTCCTTCTCCGCTAGGCTTTATCAAATCCGTGTAAACTTTCGCGTTTTTGACAGGAGTACCATTTCTGTCAAGCTGAAGAGGATACTTTTTGTCTTGTTTCATTATGCTTCTGTTTATTAAATGTATCGCTTTTTCACTTTGGCTCAGCAAGACATCCTTAAGATTGTTTTTTTCAAACTCATTGTCAGAAAAAATATGAAATAACATGTCGCTGTAAACTATATCCCCGCCGCCTAGTTGATACCCCTTTCTAGCAGGGGAGCTGACCATCTCTAGTGCAATTATTGGTAATTGTAATCTTCTATTTCCAAGCTGGTTTCTTGCCCCAGATGAAGCCATTAGGTAAGTGTTGAGGTCTTCCATGTCATAGGCGTTAAACATTAGCTCTTGAACATAGTCTTCGGAGGCGAGTGTAATTCCCACGGTCCTGTGAGTAAAATTTGCCTCAATTTTATTTCCAATGGGTATTCCATAGTCGAAAACAATTCTGCCATTTGGATAATCTACAAAGTGCGAATATGTCGTGTCGTTTGGCAAATAAAAATTATTGTTTATCCAGACTCCGCTAACTTGTATTGGTTTTGTGTCGTCATAACTAACACCAGACTCCCAGACCCAATTATTACGAAAGCCTTCCCAAACTTGACCAGCTTCGTAGCTTGGGTCATCTGAATTTCTTAGCCTGTATCTAGAGTGACCGTCCGAAAATGAACCCGACACAGCTGGAGACCTTGTGATATTTTGAAAGGCGCCGACATTCAAAAATCCCCAAGAAAGAAAATCTTGAACTCCCAGCATTAAAGTATTGCTAATATTGTCTTTTTGAAAAGCGGTAACGCCTTTAAATGTAGCGGGATTATTAAATGCCATGCCTTATCCCCTTAGTCCGTTAGAAAATAAATCCATCAAATCTTTTTCTATTTTAGGCAAAACAGAATCAATTGCTTTGGTAAGAAAATTATTATCTTCATTACCAGCGTGTTGAGGAGGAACTCTCCAGCCTTTTCCCCTTACCATAATTTTATCTCCCGTTCTAGACCTGTCTGCAAAGCCCGCTTTAACCTCAAACTCTTTAACTATTACAGCATCGCCAAGTGTTAGCAGCCACTCTAACCATCGTAATTTTTGACCCTTTTCTGTTTCTTGAATTCCGTCAACAGCCCCTTTTATTGTGTTTAAATCCGTTTGTCCTCCCTCTATTCTAACTTTAAGAAGTATTTTGTCACCAGTCATTTTTGGCCCGTCAACTTTTACCTTTACAATTTGTGAAACAGCCAGTGCTATTCCAGCTGTATTTGCTTTTTCAACTCCTAGCTCACCTCTTAAGTCGCCGCTCTCCAGCGCTTTTGTAGTTGGAGAACTTAGAACAGCGTCCATAATTGTGTTTTGAACTCTACTTTGCATCAATCTAACAGTACCTTTAAGATTATTGCGGATATGTTTTTGAATAGCCCTTAATATATCTTTTTTCATTTTTTCAGGCTTAATTAATTTCATAGACAGTTTCATGGGAATACTAACCGCCCTTCACTCTTCTAAGCATTTGCGCAAAATATTTATCCTGAGCTAAGCCCCAAGGCACAGCCTCTCCCTCTCTTTCGCAAACCCATTTTCTATATGCAGACAAATCTTTGTTTAGCAATATTCTGTCACATTTTTCAATTTTTGGCAAATCATGCATTCTGCCAATAATCATCACAGCAGTATCTGGATTTTCTACAGCTCCTGTGATGGACCAATCTCTTGGAGTCCAATAAACTCTCAGCCTAACATCTTCCTTAATCGCACGATTAGTCCTGCCTTCTCCTCCGCACCAAGGACAAATCGTATGATTTTCAAAAGGAACTGGCCCGCCTGTCTTGTATATATTTGACGACCTTTTTTGTCTTGGGCTATAAATGCAGTTTGGGCAAACTGAATTTTTTGTTATTGGGTAAATCAATTGACAGTTTTGGCCTGTGTTTCCAGATATTAATGAATCAACTATATGTTCATGGCTAGATATTACCTCGTTGGGAATTGTAAAAGGCTTTGGGACACCATAAACTATTTCTGTTCTAATTAGCTTTTCTAAGGCCCCTATATCATAAGCTGTGCCTTGCGGCCTAGCGACTCCAAGCATGTCAACCGTAACAGACGATACCGTTTTTCCAGCATCTAAAGCTAAAGATGTCTTTGATAAGGCAAAGCTATTGTTTGGTGCGTCTTTAAAAACATTAGAGGCTGTGGCATTAATTTGGTGATTCAAACCGCTAAAATCATCAGCTGTTCCATCACTACTGATGTTATTGTTAAATTGTTTTGAGCCAGTGTCAAATGTAATTTGATTAAAAGCGTATGTTATCGATTCATTGCTAGAGGTTACTGCGCCGATGATAACATTATTTTCAACTGTTATATTTAAGGTGCAAGAAGCGGTATTTGCAAATCTTATACCGTAGTTATTAACGCTACCAGGATTTGCTACATAAATTGAATTATTATATATAAACATATTTGTTACTCCGCCAGAACCGTCCGTAGCGTAAGCATAAATCCCAGCCGGTGTAGTGCCAGCCGTACCGTCTATAATAATGATATTATTAGTAACATTGTTGGAGCTAGTAACTCCAGTGGAGCTTTGACCAATAAAAATGCCGTATTGAAAAGTACCATGAATAATACAATTATCAACCCTACAATCTCTCGAAGTTCCAGAAGTTAAAAAAGAAATTGCCGTGTTTGAATTTGTAGCCCCTGTTACTCTGAGTCCGTCTATTTGCGTATAAGGAACCCCAATCGTCATTGGCGTGCTTGCTTCCACGTATGCGCCAGCAGTTACATCTGCCTCATGCCCGTGGCCGTCTGCCGCATAAATTTTTGGAAAATTATCTGAATCCGGCGTTGAAGACCATCCTGAAAGAGTTACGGCTCCTAAATTGCCTCCAGTGTAACACTCCGCATGTTGGTCGGCGGTGGATTCTCCATCAGCAAAGTCTTCCCACAACGCCAATGTTGTAAAATCTCCATCACCAGCAGGTTTAATTGTTTTTATTGTAGGCATAGATTAACCATTTCCATATCCGTTAGCGTCATTATGACTAACTCTTTTTGATTTTACGAACCTATCATTTAATTCATCAACTTGAACCTGTGCGTCAATGCTGTCTGTATTGTCTCTTTTCTTGAAATTAATACCTCCGCTATGAACTGTAATTCCAGCCTGTGTTCTAAGATTAGCTGTAATAATTTCATGAAGAACATCGTTGCCTGTAAGCGCAGCTTCGTCTGAGGCTTCTTCTTCGCCGCCACCGCCTCCTCCTCCTCCAGAAGAGGTAAACGGAATAGTATCAGTTCCCATGTAGGTATTGGGATAAAACATTCCAGCGCTAGTGCTATACATGGTTGGAGTTGCTGCGAACGTAGGACTACTAGTTTCATCTAAGTCATAAGTGTTCATAACGTCTCTGTACGCACCCGCTGCTGTAGCAGTGCTTCCAACATAAGGGCCTCCCATAGGAAAATAAGCTCGCATATTTCCAGGACGAACAAAAAGAGGGGAGGCTCCGTTGTAAAGACTTGTTATTTCTCCGGCGGTAAGAGCTGCGTCCCAAGCCGCCCACTCAGCTATCTCTCCATCAAAATAATATGCGGTGCCAGGGTTACCAGCATAGGCCAGACCAATTTTAAAATCAAGCCCGGCTGTGCTGTGGTCGCTAGTTTGATTGCTAGTGTGTGAAACCGCTGAAGCGTTATCTACAAAAAGCTCTCTTGAACCGTATTGATGTATCGCAAGAAGATGATACCAAGTAGTGCTATTATCAGCTATAACAGCGCTAGATGATGCTACATAGCTATTTTTAAAGCGCAACCTAATCTTACCGTTAGAGAGCAAATATAAGCCTAATCTTCCAGCTCCAACAGAGCCGTCATACTGCTCCCAAACGCCTCCGTTCTGTCTGCCATGAGGCTTAATCCAACAAGAGGTGGTGAACGCATAGTTAGTATTGCTAAACCCGCTAGAGTTTAATATACTTATATTGTCTTTGCCGATACAATCGTCGGTGCCATCAAATATAATGCTCATTACGTCTCCTCGTATAAAGATACGGATGCAACGTAAACGTCTCCGCTAACTCCATCTTCACTAACGTCTCTCACAATTCCTATTCTAACTATATCTCCTGCGGCTACACTATCTTTTGCTGATAGTGTATATGTTAAAATGTCTGGGTGTCCAGCCGTTCCTGGAACAGTTTTTGTTGATGCGGCCGCAGATAAATCAAAACTGGCTGCAGCCTCCATATCCAAAGAGTCTCCATCAGTAACCGCTTCTACTGCAACAAACATTGCAAGGTCGCCAGATGTGGCGCTTGCCGTATAATAACAAACATCAGCCTTAAGAGTTCCGCTTCCGGTGTATTCAGCGGGCATTACAAACATGCCAGTTACAGCGGCTTCGTCAGCAGAATCATCAAAAGCCAGACCAACTCTTGAAAAGGGAGTGGTGCCATGATTAACATAAGTTGGGCCTGTAGTGGTATGTGCTGGGCCAAACGCCGTAGATGGGAAATTTAATGTAAAGTTTCTAGCCATTATTCAATCCCCTTTGCTGTTCTAATTACTACTTGTGGGTCAGCGGCTAGCCACGCATCAAGATTTAGCTCCATCGCAGAAACCTCATCTTCGGTAGTAGCAGCATCAACATTGTCTTGAGCAGCGTAAAGTAAGTCTTGTCCTTGGTCAATCCAAGCGGCGAGCTGAGAGACATAAGTCACTCTTGCCGTATTTCCGGCTGCGACTGCCAATTGAAGGACGAGCAGAAGGCTGAGCTTCTCGTCATCCGTATACTTGCTTCTAAGTGCTTCACCAAGCTCTTCTTTGAATTCGTCTTTTTTATCAGACTTAACCTGAGATAGCCACTCAGCGTCCGCAGAAGCTATCTGTGAGGCTGTTTTTAAAGTAAGGCTGTCTCCAGACACCTTCCAGTGTCGTTTAGGAGCGTCGGGAATATCAGGGTTTATAAGCCATTCGCTAGGGTCATATTCTGGAGTATTTACACTCTGAATAACCTGAAGCGTTGTTTTATTTACTACTGTTGCCATTTATGTACTCCAACTATCTAATGGTTCAACTTTTCTTGAAAGAAATTCTTGTATGTCTGTAGTTTGGTCTCTTCTAAGTGCTGTAGCTGCATGCAAAATAGGATTAGGGGTAAGTATATCCCTGTGTTCCTTTATTCCTCTCTCATGTGGCTCTCTTTTGTCTATACCCCTCTCTTCAATATAAATAACTAAATCATCTGCGGCTAGAAAATTAGCCTCTATTTCTGGGTCAAAAACATCGTCTGTTTCACTTTCGGGAAGAGCGTCAAAATCAAAATGAAGAACGCTTCTATTTGTCATTACCGTTTGTGTCATAGGCTGTCCGTCTGGTGCAGTCATTTGAACTCCATTGTCATCTTCTATGGGCTCTGTTACAATCTCACAAAAAGGAAAGTCTACGGTTGGATTTGGTTCTCCCCATTCTTTTTTCTTATTCAATATTGCTAAGGCAAGTGCTGCGGACTGAAGCTCTAAAACAGATGCGTTATTTCCTGGCCAAGTCACGACTTGATGCACCTTTAGCTCTTGACTCCCCCATTTACCTCCAGCCAACCTGCAAGTAATTACGTCGCCTCTTCTTTTGACGCCCTTTTCTCCTTGACGCCTAACAGAAACCATAAGCTCTATTTCATTAGACACCGTACCTGTCTCCGTCATTTTCTATAAATCTATTGTCAAGTTCGTCTATTGCGTTTTGCGATTTAGGAATTTGTTCTCCTCGTCTTTCATCAAAATTTATTCCGCCATTGCTCATTTTCATACCAGCCTGTATTCGTCTGTTGGCTGAAATGGTCTCTGTAACCACATCGCTGCCACTCAATGCGTTTTCACCTGCCATTTTTATACCCTCACTAACTTGCCGTCTATTATTTCAGTTTTTATTCCATATCTTGATAACTGCTCGCTTAAAGTATCTAAATAATCTAAATATTTTTGATTGTTGTGAATTGGAGTTTCATCTCCAACAGGTGGTCCTGGCTTAGTTTTTAAACATTCAGTTTTAGCGAATTCTTTGTTGCTCTCAAATTCTTGTGAAACTTCTTCATCGGTTTTTTCTTTTGCTTCACCTAGCTCAATATTAAAATATTTTTTTGAACGAGTTTTGGTAACGTCGCCCTCATAAATTTTTATGCCATTATTATCAAAAATAGTGCAGTTTTCAACCTCTTTGTAAGGCGTCACAACCGTAGGGGGAGATTTTGTTTTCCCAAGTTGCTGCCTCATTGACTCTTCTAAAGATTCGTCATCCCAATCTAAAACCATGTGGACCCTCTGTTCCATAGCCCCCCAATCTGCAAACTCTTTTAATTTAACACATATAACATCTCCGCCTCTTTTGTCCGCACATGCAGAATTTTTCGTTCTAATCAGAGCTTCTAACATTTATTCATACCAAACTGTTACCCAGCCTCTATTGTAGCTGGTTGAATCAAAATCAGCAGAATCGAAGCTTCCGCCAGTTTTTCTAATTAAAACAACTTTTTTGTTAGTAATGCCAGAAACAGCCACATCAACAGCAGTCATGTGCGTGCCGCTGTTTGAGTGATTATCTCCAAAGTATACTGTGTCCGCATCATTTCTAATTGTGAATGCGGTATTTCTTGTGCCCTTCCAGGTGTCTGAATATTCAAGCCCATGATTTACTTTAACAAATCCCGTGCTATCCATATTCCAGTCGCCAATCTCGACAGTATTTCTTCTGAGCCCATAGTCATCAAATCTGGCTTGATAGTCTCCAGAAGCTCTAACCGCGAAATCAAGTTCAGTAATAGTCGATGTAACATTAACATCGATTCTTTGTGTGTCTCCAAGTTTATTTACAGAAACAACACCGTCATTGTTATTGTATCCGTCGCTAGACTTTATTTTATGTATTGGCATAGTGTTTTATCTCCGCTAATGTCTATTTCTTGTATTTTGGTAGTCTGTTCTTCCAGCTCCACCATAAATTGCATTTCTATGTGGTCCGATAATCGCCTCTCCAACATTGCTATTACCAAGTCTGTATTCTAATTCTGCCTGTTCGTAGTTTGCACACGCCATCTGCATCATTTCTTTTTTTGCGGCAACCATACCTCTGGGGTCAACTGTTGATGGCCCATCTCTTACAACTATGGCATGGTTTGTAGATGACCTGTACTCACCCTTAGCTAAAAGGCAGGCGGCTTTTAAAACAACAAGATTTACAAAAGATTTATCATTTGTTGGCGTAGGAGATATTCCAGAATTAGGTATGTCAACAGTATAATCTGCCGGAAAATCTACAACGCCGAGTGTTAGGTGTGCGGATGAGACTAAAAGGCTGCAGAGCCTTTCGTCGGTAAATTCTCTGGTTGTTTCATCGGCGTCATTTATAACATACCTCAAAAGGGTAGTCATTTCTGTCTTCCAGCCATCGGTGCTTTTACCGTAAGCCATGTTTTTTTCTCCTGTCTGCGCAGATAGAGTGGTACGATATAGTATACACCAATAATTACAAAAAAAGCTGGCCCCGAAACCGAGGCCAGCCCTTTATTTTGCCGTAAATGCTTAGTTTTACAGCGAGCCAAGGATTACTCTACGGTTGTCGAGAACGGCAAAGCCATGCTCAGCAAAACCATAGAATCCAGCTCTACGCTGACGATGGAGGTTCTCATCCTCGTAAACCTGAACGTTTTCACGAACCGGACGCACAAACGAATCGTTTGAGCTGAGGTCCAATCCAACAAGAAGCTCAACATCAGAAGCCTGAAGACTTCCGCTGAGTTCATTCTTGAAGAAGTTCTGGTACTCTTGACCAACACCAAGCTCATCAATGTCTTGAATGTTGACAGAGAAAATACGATTGATGGTCGCTGCGCCATCTTCAGCCGTGTAAATTTCACGACGAGTGATGTCGTCAACTTGGTCTACGCCCCAGTTACGAATATCTTCGATAGCTTCGGGCGAAACGTACAAGTCTGTCAATTTGCCACGATTAATGCTGCTGGAGTTTCCACCACCATTACGTCTCATGACAGTCTTCAACAGAGACACGATTCTCTTCGTAAACTGACCAGCTGCTGCGTCAGCGTCGTAAACCAAAATATTTCGGTCAACGCCAGCGGCAAGCAACGTGTGCCAAGCATCGTCATTAGTCTTCTTGACGAAGCTAGACTGTAAAACCTGAAGCGCTCTACTGACGATATCCCAACGAGCGTCACGAGCGTAACGAAGCGTCCAGTCAATACTGGAAGCAATCTCGAAAGTAGGAATCATCACATAGTCACCTTCCACATAACGCTCAGGAACACGACCATGATTAGGAACGCTGTAAGCAACGAAATCTTTTTCCGTGCCAGGAGCAAGAAAATCCAAAGGAAATTCTGGCGTGGCGCCGGGTTCAAGATTGATAGTCTCAAAGATATTACCCGTAATATCTCCGCTCATCACGCCCTGACGCAGAGGCTGTTCAAGCGCAACAGCTAGCTGATGCGTAGCCTCAAGCGAATCGGCTCGATTTGCAGAGCCGCTCTTCTTCAAAAGTGCGGTCATCTCTGGCGTAGGAGCGCTAATAATATTTCTACTCATTTTAGTTCTCCTATCTATTTGGATAATAATTAGCATCTGCTTGCGGTAGGTTTACATAAACCTTTGCATAACCGTCTTCATCTTTCAAACTTCCGAACTCACCAATGACTTTACCACCGGTGCGATTCTGACGATTCAACAACGGCGAGGAATTAGTATTAGTAATAAGTCCGCTAGGACCAACAAACGCTAAATCGCCTGCTGCGATAGTCACGCCTGGGTCAATCTGGTTTGTAGTAACCCAACCCTTACGAAGCAGAGTTACCTTGCCGCCTTTTTGCATCTCATTCTTGTGGAAATTGATGTGCTGACGAGTCTGGTCGATGTTGACCATATCGTTGAGCAGGATTCCAACCGGAGTAAGACCCGACTGGGCGGCTGCATATGTAACCAACGCGGCTGATTGGTCAAGAGCAGCACCAGAACCTGCAGTGCTAAGAGTAACGCAACCGCCACGTTCAGCAACTTCATTCAAGAAGAAGTCTGTGGTGGTTTCGAACTCGTATCGGTCGCCTTTAAGTGCCATAATTTATTTCTCCTTTACGACTCTTTTTTATTGCCAGTGCCACTTAAAACTTCGTTAAAGTATTGATTCAAGCTAGCCACAATTTGCTCGCTCTCCTCTTCATTGGTAGCGGCAAGTGCTGCTGCCTCTGCTTCTACTTCAACGTTATCTAAGATTTCTGCATCCTCTGCCTCTTCGGCAAACTCTGCATAATCTTCGGAATCAGCCTTTGCTTCCTTCTTCTCTGCCATTTTTTTATAATGGCTAGGTGCCTCGGCCTTTTTCTCATCGCCTTTGTGTCCAGCCTTCTTGTAATGCATGGGTGCATCAGCTTTCTTCTCCTCATCCTTCTTTTTATGCATGGGAGCTTCAGCCTTCTCTTTGTCTTCCTTCTTCTTCTTTTCATCTTTGTCATGAAAAGGAGCTTCGGAAAGCTTCAGAACAAGAGCGTCAAACTGCTCATCGGTAATACCAGCGAAAGTTTCAACCAAAGATTCAGCTTCAGTTTTTTCTACGCCGCTATCAACAAGAGCGCTAATACGACTGGTTTTCAAGCTTTCAGCTTCAATAGCATCAAGCTTTTCTGTTAATTCAGAAATCATTTTGTCAGCTTCCGCTTTCGCGGTAGAAACCTCATCATAAGCCTTCTTAGACTCCGTGAGAGTTTCACTGACAGCTTCAATTTTGGAGCTAAGTTCAGAAATTTCCGCGTCTTTGCCAGCACATGCTGCCTCAAACTCGGAGATTTGAGCCTGCACCTTCTCTTCATCCAAAGCTTTAAGTCGAGCTTCAAGTGTTTCAACCTGAGCCTTCAAAGCTTGGACTTGCTCATTGTTATCTGACATTGAGCTTTCTCCTTTACTACTAGTAACTAGTGCATTGAAATTTGGTTGTGACGTAGCCACACCTTTAAAAATCTCATTATCTTCTCGCTTGAAAATAATAGACTCAGGATTGCCTGGATTTTCAACCAACCCTTTTCCACTAAAAGTCATATTCCTCATAAGTCTGCCAACCCTGCTGCCTTCATATTCACCAGCTCCGCCATAAGAGCGAAGATGCTTGCTCAGGAAAGCTGTGTCTTCATTTCTGTTGACAATAGTTTGCTCTCCGCTAGCAGTCATTAAAGCATAGTCGAAATTTGAAAATAAAGCCTCCATTGAAACAAACCACTTTCCTTCTAAAATTTCTTGCAAAAGAGCTTTGGTAGCTAAACTCAATTTTTCATCTTTACTAGATATGTGCTTATAAATAACAGCACTAGTCAAGATATGAAACTTATCTGGAAGTGAATCAACTTCTGACTCTTCTCTAACTAGCTCATAGTTGTCATCAACTACAGCATTCCCAGTTATATGTCCAATGATAACATTGGGGTCATGCCCTTTATTAAAGGGCTTGTCCTCAGCAGTGCTTCTCGCAGACCATGTTTCGTAACTGTCAAAAACATCATCATTTCTATTCCATCCTGTAGTTGCTAGTATGGAATATATATATTCTAAATCAAACTGCTGTTGATTAGCTGCTTTGGATTGGTAGAATGAATCTACATCTTTAATCTTTGTTTGTTCTAACGCAGCAGCTGAAATTATATTTTTATCAGTAAATATTGGACAATAAGCCGCAACGGACCTATTCTCATCAGCTTGTATGGCTTCGGATAATCCAGCCTCAGCCTCAGCTTTATATACCGGTATTTCTCTGTACATATTTTATATATCTCTGTTTTCAAAGATGCTTACAAATTTATACACCATTTTTAAAAATAGGATAAAATTAGACGCATAACGCATAGGCTGCAGCCTGTATACTTCTAATTTCCTCTAAGGAAGGCTGTCTTTTTACGTTCTTTACATGGTGCGAAAGAAGAGAATTGTAGCATTTAAGTATGTGGGATGAAATCTGGGGATTACTAGAAACTGTGTCAGATACGGTCTTTTGGGTTATAGGCGAGTTTTTTGGAAGAGAACAAAGGACTTTAAATTTCACAGATTCAAATGATGTAGCCTGCTCCGCAGATAAACTCCTTAGGTTTTTCTTCCCGTAATGCTTTAATATTCCAGGGGATAGTATTGATGATATTGAGGACTGATGACTTCTAGCCAAAGCCATATTGTTTAAGAACTCGCTAACATCACCCGCTATTGTGGCAGAGGTTCTTGGTTTAAAAGAACGGTCTCTAACTATAGATGGGTCATCTTTAGTGTTTTTAGGGCGACCTTCACCAGGGACGCCAATCTCCTTATCGTCTACTTGTGGATTTACGGTGTTCATAGGCTCTGCATTCTCAGGCTCGGCCTTTTCTTCAACTTCAATTCCAGCGTCATCTGGTTCTATGAGGCCTTTTGATAATGCTATTTTAACCAGTTCATGTATTTTGTCTTTCGAGTAAGGACCAAGCTTTTCAACTCTTCTTCCAGAGTCTCTTTCTCTTTTCTCTCTTTTCTTTCTGCTGTTTTCTAATTCAGGTATCGCACCAAACATCTCTATAACCATTTCTTCGCTAACTAAGTTTCTGTCTAGCAGTTGAATAAGCAATGCTTTTTCTGCCGCTTCGTCTTTTAAAATCATGTGGTCAAACTGAATTGACGGAGCTTTGCCCCATCCCATTGCTTTTGTAAGAAGCTCTAGCTCTTGTTGCCAAAATTTAGTGACTTGCTGTCTTCCATACTCAAGCCTCTGAACAAGCGTTTGTAAAGATATAAAATTATTAGTCGCCCCAGAAGACCTTGAAGAGCCTGTTAATGTAGGGGGAACACCAAGGCCGCTAAATATATTGTCAAGAATGGGCTCGTATTTCGTAGAGCCAAGAAAGTTGTGTACGGATGTAGTAACCTCCTCAAAGCTCAATTCAGGACCCCATATTAAATCAAAAGCGCCTCCTCCAGGATTGCTAAGCAGAATGTCTGCGAGCTTTTGTATAGCGGCGTCTGTTGGAAGTATTCCCTTGTCTAGGTCTCCAAGCCTCCATACTCTAATCTGAGATATTGCGCCGTCTAGTGCGGCTAAATCTGCAAGCTTCATCTTTTCTAAAACTGATAGGTCGTCAAGAATTGACTCAAGCATTGGAGACGCCCAAGCGTCCCAATCGTCTTTTTTGTAGCTGTACGAACTAATTTTAGAATTGTCTAGAGGAAGAACATTAACCCCTTTTCTGACAGCCTCTACAAGCTCTGCTGGAAGTTTTTCAACAAGAGTTTTCTCCATTTCATTTTTAGGAGATGTAATCTTCATTCTAAGCCTACCTGTAATTTTTAATCCGTAGGCTTGTGTGCCAGCAAACTGCGCAAGCTCTCCTCCAGCAATTTCAAGGGTTAAAGGATTAAGGAAAGAATAACCGCATGGTATAACTCTTTTTCTTGGCTTGAGCGGTTCCTCTGGTGTATGAGTCGGCTCTAAAATTGTATCAGCCATCGCAAGTCGTCTTTCCTCAGTGATAGACATCTTAGCCATTTGTCTTTGCGATACAACCGTGCCAATTCTATATAAATAATTCAAAAATCTTTCTGTAACTCTAACACCATCTACTTTGTGATTGAACCATCTCTGCGCAAATCTTTGTATTCTTTTATTTTCGTGAGAGACCCTAACTCCTTGACATCCAAAGTCTGCCATTAAATCTATTACATTTCTAACAATACCAACTTTTTTGTAGGCTGTATTACAGGCGCCCATTATAGCTTTAGCCCTAGCGGGACGAGCCTCAGAGTCTCTGTATGCGTCATAGTCGCTTCTAGAAAACTCATTCCTTACAGATATATTTTTGCTAATATCTTCAAATCTATCCCTAGCGCCAGAGTTTCCAACAGCTTGATACAAATCCAGGGCTCTAGCATTATGCATGGCATTTGCTGCTTCTTCAGGATTATTTGGGTCAAAAGTGACAAACGCAACCCCATTGTTGCTTTCTGGAATTTTATTAGTTTTTATAGGGTCTTTTCGCTGAGCCATTTTTATGTTCTTTCATTAGTATTGGTATTTGATTGGTAATACTATTGTATGTTATACACCATTATTTTCTTCTTACCCCAATCCCGTATATCCCAGACATTTTTTTAATTAAATGCTCTGGTCCTGTATAAAGTTGCCCCTTTTTTGCGCCTCTGTCTTGATTCGCATACCCTCCGACAAACTTGTGTTCTTGGCCAGAAAGCTGGTTATGTAAAGTATGCGCAACCTCATTTGCCATGAGCAGTGACGAGTATCTATCTTTTCGGAGCCTTCCCTTTTTCCCTCCGGCCTCTACAGTCTGAGGGGTGTCCCATTTATCTCTACCGGTTGAGGTTTGAGTGTGTTCTATAGTCGCCAATTCGTCTTTCAAAGATTCTATTTCCATAACGCAATCTTCTAGAGTATCATAATGCCTGTTAGATAATTTGTCTTGGATTATTGCTTCTGAAAGCAGAACGGTATCAAATTTAGGGAATAGTAAACAGTTCGTTTCAAAGTCTTTTCTTAAATTGTGGTTTGCTTTAAATGTAAACTCAGATTTAGCAAATTGAATCATGTGCAATATGTGCAAACCAGCTTCGCCATCTGTAGGTTTATTTGAAGATTCCCAGTAAAAACCGTCTTTTTCATCATGCTTTACATATGGCCAAAGAGGCTGTTCTCCGTCTTTCAGAAGATTCTTGTCGTGCAAAGCTTCCATGATTGCTATTCCGCCGCCCTGAGCATCAATGGCTATGTTATTTGTTGGAAATACTTTGGTTAAATCTAGTATTTTTCGAGCGCAGTAATTATAAAAACTTTCAAGCGTAGAGTCTTTTTTAGTTTTTATTCTTTCTCTCATCACCTGTCGGCTGCAAGTCCAGACGTAAACTATTCTTCTGTGTGATTCATTTTGTTCTAGGATAACTATAGAAAAATTATCTGTTTCTGATGCGGGGTCAACACCATATATGTATTTTTTATTTGGATTGCCCGTAAGCATGGCGTCAAATTGAACCTCATCTCCTGACGGTAAAGCTACCACTTCGTTTGTTACACATCTTTCTATTAGGCTTCTCTTAAAGAAACCCTCCGAGTCTTTTGCAAAACATGCCTCATATTCCATTTCATACCTTGATGAATGTAGCATAGCTTTGGCTTGTGCTAATTGAGATTTATCCATAAACCCATCAGGCAATAATCCTTCGGGTATTCTCATAACTGAGTATTGTTTCCAGTCAAAGCCATCTGGTATTTGACCTTTAAATACCTTTTCTTCTAAATATTTCTCGTCTCCCCTGCTTTTGACTATTTCCCTTTGTCTTGTGAAATATTCATAAAAATGATTAAAAGCATAATATGCAGTTCCAGCTATAATAGTTTGGTTTCCAAAGCCCATTTCATCTTCAATTTCTTCGGCCTGAGAATACATACCTAATTCTTTAAGCTTTTGTATTTGAGCGTATTCCTTTACTCTGTCTGCTGGATTTGCTGACACCGCACCAAAACCCTTAATAACAACTTCAAAAATTTCCTGCGGAATAGATGCAAATTCGTCAGCTATAATATAGTTTGCGCGAAGACCACGAATCTTAGAGCCATCACCAAGAGGTATTGCAATTATTTCGCTTTTTCCAACGTAAAATGTACATCGGTCTATATCTCTCTTTGGGCCCTGGCCTTTGCCCGCACCAACCATATTTGCAAATACAGGAGAATTTTTATAAAATGTCTCCATGTATTCAAACAAAAGTTTTGACTGCCTGAAAGCCGCACCAATTACGATAATTTTACAGCCTTGCATAAAAAACGCTCTAAGTAAAGAGTACAGCGCAAGAATCCAAGTTTTACCTGCTCCGCGAGTGGCTATTAACATTGGGAATTTTCTATTCCATAGCTCTTCAAGTATACACAATTGAAATGGTAAAAGGTCAACATTAAGTAGATATTTGCATGTGAACCAAAAGTTTTCTGGCTTAGACATGAAGTCTAAGTATTCCATGATAGGGTTATCATAGTCATGCTCTGGATTAATGAGTTTATTTTTAACATTGACGTTTTGAACATCGCCAAGGTTTAAATGCGCATGTCTTAAAAGATTTTCTATGTGTTCTTTACTTGTGTCCATATTTTTGTTGAGACTCCATAAACCTCTTAAATATACTAGAACAAACTTCTTTAGCGTACTTGCCACAAAAGATAAATGGAACGTCGTATTTCTTTTGAAATTCTAGTATTCTCTTTAGGAAGAATGGTCCTCTCACTTTCATGTATTTTCTCTTATAGGCGGGTATTTTACTTCCTTTAGGAAATTCAACCACATCTTTCATTTCAAACTCTAACAATACATATCTCCATGGAAACTCTATCATTCTCTCAAGCTCTCTCTCAAACCTTGGTTGTGTTATGTTTGTTGCTAGCTCTGATACATTTCCTTTTCTCTCTATACATATATGATTTTCGTATCCGTATAAAGTATAATCCCCAGTCTTTATGGTTTGCTCCTCTGTTCCGGCGCAATATCCAGACTGTGCAAATTCCCAGCCGTCTTTTTCTCTGGTATCCCTATAAACTAAATAAGGGTCGTATTTTTCTTTGGACATGATTCGTTTATGTCATGCTCTACCATTCTTTTAACCATTTCATTGAAGGGAGTTTCTACAGTCCATCCAATCTCATTTTTTGCCTTATTGGCGTCTCCATGTAAAAACTCTACCTCCGCAGGTCTATAAAATTTGGGGTCAACAACTACTAAGTTTTCCCATTCTTTTATGCCTATAAAGTCAAAAGCTATTCTAACAAAATCCCTAACGGTTCTGCTAGTTCCGGTAGCTATAACATAATCCTCTGCTTGTTCTTGTTGTAACATCATCCACATCGCCTTAACGTAATCAGGCGCATAGCCCCAATCTCTGGCCGCATCCAAATTTCCTAATCGCAGTTTTGGAAAGCTTTCCTCTGGGTTCATTACAGAAAGTATGTTGTCTGGGTCAGAGACTGCATCGAATGGCTTGTTCTCGCTAGCCATCCAGTTTCTAAATTCAGCTACCCATTTCGTAATCTTTCTGCTCACAAACTTCTCTCCTCTTCTCTCGCTCTCATGATTGAATAAAATACCACTGCAAGCATACATTCCATAAGCCTCTCTGTAGATTCTTACTTTGTGGTGTGAAGCAAGTTTTGCTATGGCGTATGGAGACTGAGGCTCAAATGGCGTGCTTTCTCTTTGATAGCCATCTGGGTCAACAGAGCTTCCAAACATTTCAGATGTGCTTGCCTGATAAAATTTAGCCTTAAAAGAGTGTCTTCTGACTGACTCAAGTATATTTAGTGGGCCTTCAGCGTCAACCCTCCATGTATGTAGAGGCTCATTGAACGATGTCGCAACATGAGACTGAGCCGCAAGATTGTAAACTTCGTCAGGCTGAAAGTCATTGATAATCGAAGAAACACTGATAAAATCAGTCACATCGCCTTCGACTAGGCTAAAACCATCATTTTGTTCTAGGTGTCGTAATCTTCCTGTGTTGTCTATGCTTGCTCTGCGAATAACGCCTAAAACTTTGTATCCTTTTTCTAAAAGAAGTTCGGATAGGTAAGAGCCGTCTTGTCCTGTAACCCCAAATATAATAGCTTTCATTGTTAATCCTTTTGCTCGTCTTCAAGTTCCGCTTCTGGCGTAAGCCATACTTTGTCAACCTCTCCATCAGCAAAAACCATATTTTGCTTCATTTGTCCTTCTTTAGTTTTAGATGCCTCATAAACCAAACCGGTCATTCTACCCTCTGTCTCGCGCATCTTTTGTTCATCCAGTAACTTGATGAGGGCAAATATATTTTTACCCGATTCTTCCACCGTCTTGAGCCTTTCATTTCTCGTGGCCTTCAGGTCTTTAAATTTACCATCCTTTGTTTTCTTAATTTCGTTTATCTCTTTTGTGTACGCTTCTGAGGTGCCGCGAAGTTGAACAATGGTGCGAAGTGCATTCGTCATAAAATCAGAGTCCCTGTCGTCCATGTCTTTTTCTCTCTCCTCGGCCAACAAACGCTCGTTCTCTTTTATTTCCTCTAATATGTTCTTCTTCTGTTCCAAAGCCCGGTGCAGCAATATGTCTTCAATTATAACATCCTTCATCATTATCTCGTCAGTCGCAGTTACGCCTTGATGAAAGAATTGGGAATAGAGAGAGGCCCAGCTATTTTCAAATGTTTCTACCTCCTCATGAAGTAGGCTCTTTTTGATAGTCGTCCAGAAATGCTTAGAATGAAGTTGGGAAACATAGCCCTGTAGCTCTGTGTTTGCGTTTTCTTGAGGGGCAACAGCCCTTCTTTGGGATATTGCCTCAACGCTTCTATCTAGCTTCTGCGCAATCTGCTCGTCAGTCATGTTGGACAGATTGGAGTCTATGAAAGATATCTCGTCTTTTCTAAGCCTGCCCGTCTTCATCTTCGCTCCATTCATAATGTTCAGACAGAATATTTTTTATTTCCTGCATAAGATTGTCTCTTTTGTTTTTTGGAAGCTTAACGCCATCAATAAACATTCTGTAATCGGACCTAATCGAAGCTGGAATATGCTCATTTAAAATCTTGATAATGTCTGATGATAAAAGCTTTTCGTTGAAATTAGAGACGAATGATGCATCTCTTGTGTGTATTTCGTCAACGTCAAACGGCTCCATCAGACTTCTCTTTGCCATATTTCTCTGAACCCAGTTTGAGTATTTCTTACAGTCTAGTCTGTTGGCTGAGTCTTCTTTGCATAATTTACAGTCACATAGAGGCGGCTCAATCCTCGTAAGGCTTTTCCTTCTCATGTTCAGAAACCTCCACCTGACATGAGTTTTTAGAAAAGTCAAAAGCGCGTCCTTTACATCGTCCTGATTTGATTTATTGAAATTGAATGACGGTAAGGCCTCGATGCAGAATATAGTGCCCTCCTGCTTCATGTCGTCTATATCAAAATAGCCAAATTTGAAGCTGGGGGCTAAATATGCCACGGCCTTATCAATAACTTGTAAAACGTCTTCTTCAGTCAGTCCCTTGGGTATTTTCATCAATTATTTCTTTGGCAATCGATTTTTCTGGGTCAGGCGTATTAAGCTCATCCTCAGTTTTTTTCTTGCTTTCTTCGGCCTCTGTTGTGTATAATATCGAAGGGGTAAGTTTTTTATCGGACATATTTTGTCTCCAAGGAAAAAGTGGACATTATATTATACCCTAAAAATGCGAAAAAGTCAATAAAGTGAGGAAAATTATGAATCAGGTATGGACGGAAGCCGAGCGGCAATTTATCAAAGATTCCGCTGGAACCTTGACAGATGAGGCTGGAGCTGTAGAATTAAGTAAGGTTTGTGGTAGAATCATCACTGTTAATGCTTGGAGAAAGCAGAGACAGAAGATGGGTATTAAAAAGAACCCTGGTAGAGGGGTTTGTTCCGTAAAGAAAGAAGACCAAATATGCGAAAACTCACATTCGGATTGATTATATTCTGTGTAGTATGCACTGCTAGTGGACAAAGCTGGCAGGACGAGGAACATGTATGGAATGAGGAGAAAGGTAAGTGGGAAGTGATAAATAAGGCTGGTGCGACAGTGACAAACGTTGAGCCTAGTTCTCATACAGCCATAAAAAACAGGCCTTTTGAGGGAGAACCTTGGGAAAAATACCTATCTAAGAACGTCAAATATGGTAGAAGGGCTCCTAGCGAATGGGAGCTTAACGAGGCTAAAAGGAAGTATTCAGCAAATGAAGCTCTTAAGGAAAGGGGACGGAAAAAAGCAGAAGAGCGAAAGCAAATTATAGCATATAGAAGGGCTACGGGTTGGTATGACGAAAGAAGAAACGCGGGCCTTTATCAGGGAACTGGAGCATACAGAATGTTTGTCGGATATAATCAATATCGCGCGCCTAACAGGTATCACCAATCAAGCTGTGTAGCACATAGAACCTCATTTTATGACACATCGGTACGTTCTTGGAAATAGTAGTGTTAAAATTGTTTTTGGTGTATAAATAGTATTATGCCACTACCAAAAAGAGAAAAGGGCGAAGAAGCCCAAAAATTCATGGGTCGATGCATGACATCTGAAGTCATGGGTAAAGAATATCCCGACCAAAAACAAAGAGTTGCCATATGTATGCAACAATCTAGAGCTGCAGCCAATAAGTCTAATCTGTCTGAAATGGTGCAAGAAGAACTTGTGTATGCAGGATATTTGCATGAAGAAGACTGTGATTGCGGAGAAGTAGAAGAGCTTACAGAAGCTAACTTTATCGTACCAGACGAAGAAGATTATGAAGACTTTGGAGAGGAGACAGAAGAAGTTGACGCTGCAAGTCTATGGGACAACATTCGTAAAAAGAAAGAGCGCGAGGGAAAGAATTATAAACCCGCGCGACCTGGAGACAAAGACCGTCCTCAAAAGGATGCTTGGGATAGAGCTAAGGGCGATTCTATGAAAGAGTATGTGTTTAAGTCCAAAGAAGCGGCTGAAAAGAAAGCCGAAGAAATCGGTCTAAAGGGCGCTCATGAACATAAGATAGGTGACGGTTCTACCGTGTGGATGCCTGGAAGTCAGATGAAAGACTTTCAAGAATGGTATGATAAAAATAAAGAATCTTCTCAGGCATTGCAGTATGGAAAGCCAAAAAAGAACGACCCAAGAAAAACACCAGCCAAGCCGTCTGAGAGAAAAAAGGGCTCAAAGAAGAATAAGCCAAAGAGCGCATCAAAGCCTAATAAATCTATCAAGTTTAGTAAAAAAACCACCGATAGATTAAGTAAGATGGTAACAGAACATAATAAAAAGGGAAAGGGCTCTCGAGCTGGTTTAGGCGCACTAAAGGCCGTCTACAGAAGGGGCGCAGGAGCATTTTCAACTAGCCATGCTCCTAAGATGAGTAGAGATGGATGGGCTATGGCTAGAGTCAGGGCCTTTCTTTATCTTTTAAGAAATGGCCGTCCCTCTAACCCCAACTACAAGCAAGACAATGATTTGTTGCCAAGCGGGCATCCAAGAAGTTCAAAGGCTGAATTTGAAGGGGCTGATGCGGCTAAGTATCAGGGAAGAACTGTAACATTGAATAAGCCCTTTCTAACTCCTGGTGGGCCTAAAAAGCGTTCTGTCTATGTAAAGAACGAAAAAGGGAATGTGGTCAAAGTCAACTTTGGCGACCCTAACATGCGTATTAAGAAGAGCAATCCTGAGAGAAGAAGAAATTTCCGCTCAAGGCATAATTGCGACAATCCTGGTCCAAAATGGAAGGCGCGATACTGGTCGTGTAAGGCTTGGTAATGAAAAAGGCTTTCCTTGCAATTCTAATACTTCTTATTTTCAGTAATGTGGCGTTTGGCAGAAGCACTAGGTTTACTAAAGAGCGAAAAGCTCAGGTGCAACAAAGAAGAGATAGAATAATGCAGAACGGCAACATAGATAATGTTTATCCCAGGCAATTTAATGTAGAGTGGTTTATTGCGAATAATAAAGCATACATGGGCATATTTTTTAATCGGAGTAGATAATGGGCACAACAATCGTCCCTGCAACGTTAACGGTTACAGTTACCGAAGAAATTACATTAAACAATAATAACTACAACTCTACGATAGCAAAAGAAGTTGTAAGTATAGGCAATTTCTCTAGAAGAATATTTACGATAACAGCAAGCAGCACGCATACATTGGCCGAGTTTGCAAGTAGCGTGACTAATGATAAGTTTGACCTAGAGGATACTAAATACATTAGAATTACTAATTTAGACGACGCTTCCGATTTAACCTTAACGCTTGGCGGAGCATCGGTTGCGGCGGGAATAAAAATACCGGCGGGTGGAAGTCATGTTTTGTTCGGAACAGATGTAAATGGGGCAGCCGCTGGCTCTGCGTTAACATCAACGGCTAGCTTAGTTAATTTGTTTCTACATAATGCAACCGGAACTGCGGTAGACGCAGAGATGGTTATAGCTACACTTTAGGATTATTTGAGAGGGACATTGGAAAATAATAATGTCTCCTGAAGAAATTTCGGCAAAGTATCATAACTTAAAATATGCCGTACTGAGTATTTGCGACTGTATAGAGTCTTGTTCGGTAAAAAAGGTTGTAGAAGAAAAATATCTTCCTATGTTAGACGATTATAGCAATAGGTTGACTGAAATTAAAAAAGAGCTTGGCAAGCATATGTCGCAAGAAGATAAGCAAAAGGGCCGATGGGCTAAAAAGGTAAAATGCCTGTCTGTCGAAGCTATTCTAGACGAAACTTTATCAGACGAATTAAAGGAAAGGATTACGCTAGAGCTTGAGGAACTAGCAAAGCGAATTGAAGGACATGAAGGCTCTTAAAGTTTGTTGGGCGATATTAGTCGCTGTACATATGTCAATCATAATAGGGAATGCGCTAGCATTTCTCTTCTTGCCGTTTCTGGCTCCTTGGTATATAGCTCTTCCTTGTTGTACTATGATTGGTAGGGTGTTGTGTACTACAGTGAAATGCCCTTTGACTGTTTTGGAAAATAAAATTAGGAAAAAATTAGGCTGGCCTACGATACATAGGTTCGTTGGGCACTATATAATTAGATGGATAAAAAAATAATTATAGCGAGATACAATGAAGATGTACATTGGGCAAAGTATATTAATTTTGCTGATGTAATTATATACAATAAGGGAGAAGACGATATTCCTGGTGCAATAAGACTCCCTAATGTTGGGCGCGAGTCTGGCACATATCTTAGGTTTATCATAGATAACTATGACAATATAAGTTCTTCAACGCTTTATTTTTTCCTTCAAGCAAACCCTTTTGAACATGGACTTGATTTGGAAAAAATTGAGAACACATACACGCCATGTGAGTTGGGTAAAGTGAAGTGGTTGGAGTCTACAAGCGGAGTATCTAACAAATATTTCCCGGCAGGATTGCCTGTAAAAGAATTTTGTGAAATGATTTTTGTTGAAAGCCCTTTTGAATCAGACACGCATAATATATGTGGTGGGGCTTTGTTTTGTTGTTATGGATTAAATATAAAAAAGAGATGCAAGCAGTTCTATGAATTCCTTAGCATTTATGCTCAAAGCCTAAATCCGTTAGAAGGGCATATAATGGAAAGAATATGGAAATATATAATGTTTACTGATGTAAAAGACAAAATAACTGAATACTCAAAAAAAAGAAAAGTGTTTGCCAGAAATGCAAGCTGGAATGGAATGAAAATTGATTGACTATTTAATAGTCGGGGCAGGAATGTTTGGCTCTGTCTTCGCTAGACAAATGACTGACGCTGGATATAAATGCAAGGTCATAGATAAAAGAAGCCATATTGGTGGAAATTGTTACACTGAAAATATAAGCGGAATAAATGTACATAAGTATGGGGCTCATATATTCCACACAAATAATAAGAAGGTGTGGGATTATGCGAATAAATACGCTGAGTTCAATGGATACCGCCATCATCTAAAAACAACGGCCGCAGGTCGTGTATATTCTTTTCCAATAAACATGATGACGCTTTCTCAAATGTGGGGCGTTTGCACCCCTGAACAAGCTGAGCATGAGTTGAGGGACAGGAAAATAAAAATAGAGAATCCGGATAATCTTGAAGAGTGGATTCTGTCTCAGGTTGGAGAAGAAATATACAAGAAGTTTATAAAAGGATATACAACTAAACAGTGGGGAAAGGCTCCAGCAGAACTACCGGCGTCAATAATACAAAGACTGCCGATAAGGTTGACTTACAACGATGGTTACTTTAGCGACAAGTACCAGGGAATACCCATAGGGGGCTACACGGCGATGTTTAAGAGGCTTTTAAAGAAAATACCCGTACAGTTAGGCGTCGATTATTTAAAAGACAAAGACGCTCTGGATAAGAAGGCAAAGAAGGTAGTTTACACTGGTGCGCTGGATGAATTTTTTGATTATGAGTATGGAGAACTTGAATGGAGAAGTCTTAGGTTCTCTGAAGAGGTGCACACAGGAGATTATCAGGGCGTCTCTGTGATGAACTATGCAGACGAGAATATTCCGTATACCAGAATAATAGAGCACAAGCATTTTGAGCAGAAAGTGTGTGACAATACTGTGATAACTATGGAGTACCCACAGGAATGGTCTAGGGGATTGCCTAAGATATATCCGGTTAATGATGATAAGAATACTTCTCTATATAACAAATATAAAAAGGCTGTGGATAAGGATAAATATATTCTGGGGGGTAGATTGGCTACCTACAGGTATTATGACATGCATCAAGTAATGGGCTCAGCTCTTAAATGGACATCACAGTAGTAATAACCGCATTAGACGAACCGTATGTAAATAAAACTATTGAAGGAATAATAGAAAGCGACAACGGGAGTCTAAAAGAGATAATCGTAATAGACGATGTAAGCAAAGAGCCCATCTCTCATCCAGAGGCTAGGGTTATTCGCAATGAAGGGCAGAAAGGTTTAGTGTGGGGAAGGAATCATGGCGCTAAACTGGCTGATTCTGAAATAATAATATCTATAGACCCGCATTGTAAGATTACCAGTAAGAAGAGATGGCTATCTACTATATCTAAAAGGCTGTCTGAGGATTACAACTGTGTGGCGATTCCTAGAACTTATTGTCTGGACCCGATTGCGTGGCAGGAGATAAAAATAACCCCTGGTTCTAAAACTAAGTGGGATTGGAAATTGGATTTTAACTGGGCTAATACTCCAGGCCCGTACATGCCAGCTTTTGCCGGTCATTGTTTTGCTTTTACCAAGTCTTGGTGGGAGGAGTGTGGTGGATTTGATACGGGCATGAAGATATGGGGAGGAGAGAATATAGAGTTTTCTTTAAGGACATGGTTGTTTGGAGGAACAGTTGAGCTGGTTGATTGTTTTGTAGCTCACTGGTTTAAGGACAGATTTCAGTATCACATGCCTAACAACATTCTTCTGGAGAATAAATCAAGGATAGCAGAGAGTTGGTTTGATGAGTATACTCAAAAATTTTATGGCGCTGTTAGTATGCCCAGAGGCTCTATAAACTTTGGCGACATAAGGGATGTACTAAGGATAAAGTCGAGAAAACAAAAAAAATCTTTTAAATGGTTTCTCGAGAAGTTTAAGCCGGAGCTACAGCTCTACTGATAAAAGTTGTCCTTTCGTTTTTTAGGGACGCTTGCTTTTTTTGTACCACCCGGCGTTTTACAACAATAACAATACATACGTTAATTTTTATAAAAACCCCCCTTTGTAATCACAAGCAACTAAAAGCAGCATTGTGATAATACAGTCCCGTTTTACTCTCCGCCAGTTAAGCCCTAGACCGCAAATTCTCGTATCTCTTGTGACCACAACGACTTAGCACTCTGCGGCGTGCCCGCTTCGACGTAACTCTTTACGCAATAAGCACTTACAACTATTCTGCTTTTTTTTCTTTTTTTCTCAAGAATGCTCTTGACTTTTGCCGATAATATATTATAATGGGGGCATGACAAACAACAATAATACTACTAAGGAAAACAATAACATGTTTCAAGTAATTCAAACCATCGCTCGCTTTGGCCGTTTCAATCAAGAAGTTATCGGTAGCTTCGATACAATGAAAGAGGCGGCGGACTTCGCCAAGCGTTGCCACAATGGTAATCCTACTACGTGCATCAAGGATACTGAAAGCAATAAGGTATTCACCGCCCATAGGGATACCAATGGCACTTCGTTGGTATGGCAAACCGGTCCGATTTTCGCTGACCAAATACTTTAAAAAATTATCAGAATTATTCAAGAATGCCCTTGACAAATGACGATAATTATATTATAATGGCAAACATGACAAACAACAATCAACAACGTTTTGAGAGGTTTAATACTATGAAAGAAATTATCTGCCAAATTTTGATGCCGCTGTGGGCGGTAGCCGTTGCACTCATTCCGATGGTTGCAATGTTCATCCTCTAGGGGATAGCATTAGGGCATCGACCCGCAAGCCTAGCCCAAGATGCTAGCATAGGTTGCCCCGCCTATTCAAGAAGGGGGCTTGATACAAAACCTTATGCTGTAAGCACTTAGGGTGGCTCGGCCTGCCCGCCGTGACGTAACTCTATACTACATAACGGCTTACAACTATTATGACTTTTTTTTTCTTTTTTGGTGAAATAGGGCTTGTATTTCCCAAACCATTCGATTAAAATATAGTATAAGAAAAAGGGAAAAACATTAAAGAAACAAGCAACAAAATGACGATAATAATAATAGAGAAAACAAACACGTGTGCCCCGCACACCTGTAGCCTTCCGGCGAGAAGGACAGAAGCGGGTTAAAGAAGATATGCAAACAACAAACAACAATACTCTAACCAAGAAAGGAGAAACAATCATGGATTTTGATAATGGTATTTTTCGTACCGTTCCCCATGACACCATCGACGGTGTTGTGTGGTTGGTCCGCGTGGCTGATGGTGAGAGAATCACCTTCTGCCGGACTCAAGCTGACGTAGATTCCTGCGTCGCTGAGTTGATGCGACAAAGGCTTAGCCTTTGAGCATCGGCGGGAAACGGGGCTTGACACATTGATTTTTGTTTGGTAGAATGAGAGAGTTATGATTGACATTGATAAAGCGATTACAGAACACACCGAAAAATTCGACGCGATGATGGAAAAGCATCGTGCATTAATGGCGAAGCAAGATAGAGAAATTGCTGAGTTGCGGAATCAGCTTAATGGGTTGATTGGCGTATTGGCTGATTGTAAATTAGAAATGAGGGATTGAGTTATGAGTGAATTTTTACCCTACGAAGTTCGGCAGACGGTTGTAAGAGACGGGCAATTTTGCACCGCCGTGATTGATGAGGCTTCGACTCTGAACGCCGCAAAGCTAATTGCGTATCGTTCACACAATGGGAATCCTACAACGCATATTCATTGTGCGTTATCTGGGGATACTTGGGGATATAAGAATAAAGATTGGAGATGGATAAGTGGAAAAAAAAGATAAATCACACGTATTGGTGAAGAAGGATTGCGGTTGGCACTTTGGGAAAACTGGAGGGCCTTGCGAGAAGTGTAAAGATAAAGCGACTTCAATGGCTGCACAGCGTAGGCTGAAATGGCTCAAGCGGGACTTCAACCCGTAACCCCTTGCGGCATAAGCACTTACGGGGCGGCGGGCGGCCCGCCTAGCTCTAACTCTATATGCAGTAACGACTTATGCTATTTTGTCTTTTTTTTTGTTTTTTTGCTCAACTGGGCTTGTATTTCCCAAACCATTCGCTTAAAATATAAGTATGAAAAACAGTAAAAAAGATTCAAGAGTTGCTACCCTAAATGCCGATAATAATAATATGAAAGCTTTCGTTTTTGATTTTGATGACACTCTTGCGACAACCGATTGCTTGGTTGAAGTTATCTTCAATGGTTCCGTTGTTCGTGAACTCACCCCTGCTGAATTCAATACTTTTGAACTAGCAGAAGGTGAAAGCTTTGGATTCAATCAATTCAAGGATATTATCAATCCGGTAGCTTTACCCTTGACGCAATTGGCTCTTGATGTACAATCTGAGAATCACAACGTTTTCATTCTGTCCGCTCGTCCGGTAGAAGCAACCGAAGCAATCAACGGTTTTCTAAAATCAATCGGTATTCAAGCCAAGCGTATCATTTGCGTAGGTGGAAAGCCGGTTGACATTGCAAAAGCAAAGCGAACCGTTTTAATGTCCATCATTGAGAATCACGAAGTGGTTTGGTTTTTTGATGATGATGATAAAAATATTCAACAGGCTAATAGTATTTCTGATTTAAATGTGAGGAAAGTGTAAAATGGGTTTTACTGATTTGTGTTTCGCTTGTGTTTTCGGCGTTTTGTCCGCTTGGTTGTGGGTAGCCATAGTAACGCTCTAAACCCTTATGGGGTAACGAGTTACATCGCTGCGGCCTGCCGGGTACTTTGTAACTCCTTATGTAGTAACGACTTACGGCGTGCCAAAAGTGAAAATTCTGTCCGAGAATCGTGCCAAAAAGGCGAAAATCATGCCAAAAAAAATAAATGGGCAAAAACCACTGGGGCATAATGCCACGGCGGGGCACAATGCCACACCCCCCATGGGGCAAAATGCCACACTATCTGTGATTGTAAATCGTTGCGAGATATTGACTTATAATGTGGGGCAAAACGCCCCAAACGCACTGTGGCAAAACGCCACGGTTGAAAATTGCGATGGGGCAAAATGCCACATGCCAAAAATCAGAGGAAAAGAATTGGCACGCTGTAACTTGTTTGATAGTAATGACTTAGAGAAATATGTCTTTTTTTTTATTTTATTTCCTATTTGGTACGATATATGCACTATATAGAAGTAACAAGAGAGAAAAACAACAATAACAATTTTAAGAGGTTTTTATTATGGATTATGATAATGGTATTTTTTGCACAGTTCCCTGCGATAGAGTCGAAGGTGCTGTGTGGGTAGTCCGAAAATCGGACGGTGAAAAAATCACCTTTTGCCGTGGATATGATGACGTCATGTTCACGGTGGGTGAGCTGATGAAACAGCGGATTGCCGCCCTTTAGGGTTTAACCCGTAAGCCTACCCCTAGTCGGTAGCAAAGCTGGAGAGCTTTTCAAGATACTCAGAGGGACTTCCCCCCCTCTTAAAAGATTGGTGGGTGAAGCGGTTTAGCTTGCTACCGTATAAAAGGCAAGTCAGCACGCTGCTGCTGGGCTGGAGAGGCGAAAGCCGTTGACCCTTAAATAAGCAATAAAGCAGCAAAAACATTTGACAGAGTTTTGTTTGTTTGGTAAAATGAGGTTTATGATTATGAGTCAGCAAGAATTCACCGATGCAGTCGCCCGCGTTCCCGCCCTTTGGGGTCGTAAAGTTGTGAGCGTTTTGGAAGTGACCGATGGTATGGCATCGGTTCGCGTGTCCGGTAATGTTCACGGCTTCTGGGTTCCTGTGGAGAAGTTGGAGCGTGTCGGTCACAAGCCTGCAAAGCCGAAACTGTATTTCGATGGTGAGTCTTGGGGTACACAACCAGTTAAACGTTCGGAGGTATTTTAATGAGTTTCCCCGGTTTACAAGCAGAGGCAAATGGATTGGTTTGGTCTGATGAACTTGACCGCTGGGTACATCCTGACGAATTTACTAATGAGAGTCTTGAAGAATTGGAGAACTTGCAAAATGGTTAAGACTATTGCAAAATGTTTGCTGTCGTTGTTTGGTTGGTGTGTTGTGATTATTGCGGCTTGGGGCGGTGGTACGTTGTTCGCCGCTTGGATGTTAAATTTTGGGAGGCCTCTCTAGTATGATTGAGTTACTCAAAGCCCTTGGGCTTGCTTTTTGTTTGGGTTGTGCGTTGGTAATCGGCCCGCTTGTTTTGCAGCTTCACGTTCAGCACCTTGAGCTTGAGCAGGCAAGACAGGCGGAAACTGTTCTTGGCTGGATTGAAAATGAGGCCAACGACACGAGGCTCTCCGAGTATCGGCCCGATTGAGTCGCAGCCAATGCGGCCGGATGCGGCGCGTAAACCTATGTGTGGTAAGCACTTAGGAGGGCGCGGCCTGCCCGCTTGAGCGTAAACCCTTTGGTAGTAACGACTTATAACTATTTTGATTATTTTTTATTTTTTATAAAGAATTCTGTTGACATGGTCGATAATATATAGTAGAATGGTTTTATTATGACAGTTAAGAAATTTTTGCTACGACTGCGATACACAAACAAAAAACCGCTTGACATTAGTGCGGCTCGATGGTATGCTATGGTCAAGCAATACAACAACAATAAAGAGGTTTTTGAAAATGAGTGAGATAAAAAAATTGTGGCACTTCCGACAGAACAACAGCGGCGGCAAGTATACCGGACCCGCTTACAATATCGTTGTGGAAGGCGACACGATGGACGAAGCATGGGCCGAAGCTGAAAAGCTCGGAGCGACTAACATTGGTAGCTGCTCGTGCTGTGGCGACCGCTGGAATGATGCCAATGAAATTAAGAGTAGGGACTATATCATTTATCTGGATATGGCAATCGAAGACAGCACTTATACAAGCCAGACGGGTGGAAAGTTTCCGCTGGTTCTCGGTTGTCCTGAGTGGCGGCGGCTTGAATTTCGTGTCTCTATGGATTATGAGAATTTTGTAAAAAACGCTTGACACGGTTTTTTTATCTGGTAAAATATACGAGTAACAACAAACAACAGCAGAGGAAACAAATGATTACAATCGACGCAAACGAACGATTCACGCCAGTTGAACAGTGCCGTATGTTTAATGTGGATATGTCTGAATTGATGGACCCGAAAGATATTCGGGGAAACAATAAATTTCTGATTCGATGCAAGGCACACAATGATGCGGCTAAAAAAGACCCCGCAAGTGTAGCTTGTAAGGTCGACCCTAAAACGCATGAAATAATCAGTGGCACGCCCGAACGTATTGCAAACCTCAATGCTCACATGGAGCGAATTCAAAAGGAGATGGAAACGAATGGCTAAAAAAGAATTTAGCATCTGCACGTTGGAAAGTGGAAAGTGGAAACAGTGGGGAGCGGGTGAGACCAATATTCAGAACCGCTCTGAGTTGGTCAAGCATGTTCAAAAGGTAGCGGTCAAGGCAAACGGTTGTGTTCGAGTCAGGAGAAAATCATAACATGGAAAACACGGTTGTAGCGTTTGACATTTTCAAACAACTCGAAGGGTCTTGGATGGGAACCATCCGGCTCAAAAATATCTCGATGAGTAAAATCTCACAGATACATTCTGACCTTGAGCGTCGAGGTGAGAGGGTGCCGAATTATTTAATGAAAGCAGAAGGTCATGACGTTGTGTTGACTCTTGACGTTTGCCGAACGTGTAAAGGAACAGGAAAAACAAATGCCAACTAAAAAATATATGATTAAAGAGGAGCGACATTATCGCAGGCCGTTGGTCGCTCGTCTGGTAGAATATGCCCTCTGTGCTTATCTGTTTTGTGCTGCTGTTGGTGGTACGGTAGTCGGTGGGCTGTGGGCGTTTGGCTATCTGGAAATGTGGATGCCGCCAACGTTTTGATTGAGGGGAAAAATGAAATTTGATTTGATTTTTTTAGCTGTTGCGTTGCCATTTAACTTTTTTGTTTTTTGGTCAACACCCTTGACGGCTTTAATTGTTTTTGCTACAATGTTGTTATTACGATATGTTTCACCAGTGGGAGAATGAGAATGGACCCGTACGATTACGATGAACTGTATTTTGATGACGGTCATTATGATGATGACCCGAACCCGTATCACGGGGACTACTCCGAGGAGTAGGCTAGAAGCCGGGCCGATTCCCCTCTGCCCGGTGGATACATAAAGCGGTCCCAGTCAAAGCCTCCTAGCTGGAAGGGCTCGACGGTAAGGCTTACCGTGCCGCTATCTTTCATAACCCGTTGGTGTATATAGACTTACGCCCTGGCGGGCTGCCCGCTGCTCCGTAACCCCTTTGATATTACACACTTACATAGTGTATTACCTAAGCCTACCGGCTAGGGCAGGGCAAAAGCTGCGAGGCCGTGGCCAGGGAAATTTTGAGATTTTCTAAAGTTTTTCTTTGACAATGACGATAAATATAGTATACTTAAATCATGAAACGAAAAAACAAAAAACAGTCTGATAAGATTCTGATACGGAAAGAGGATATAAAACCCTCGACCGGTCATAGTCAGCACGACAGTGGTAGCGGGTATCACGATGGGCGACCGAAACGACAACGAACTCGGGCCGCACAAAACCGTCAAGCATTAAAGGATTACGATGTACGATAAAAAAACTTATTTTATTGTGTCTTGCCGTTGTGGTGACAAGCTAAATAGAGTGAAGTGGTTCAAAAATATATTCGACGCCACTGCTTGGATTGATGGATTAGAGTGGGCAGTTGGATTTGATGTAGATGTGTCGGTTACTATTGACAAACGGGAAATGCCTGTTAAACTTGATAGTACCCGTCAAATGAGTTTGTTTCCTGTTTTTAATGAAGGAGAGTTGAGTAAATGATTTTTACACGTAAAAAATCGTTGGCCGAGTGTGCCGCTGGTGATGTTGTTGGTTTTTCTTACGGTAATAAGAATACCAGTCAGGGGCTTCCCCGCCGTCAGGGTACGGTTGTGGAAGTGCGGGATACTCACAAGCACCCGATTGCATCGTCTACTAAGGCGAGCAATAAAATTCAGCGTAGCCGGTTTTTGGTTACGGTGGAAGATGGGCCGGAACAATATCGGCAGTTTTACGCCGAGGATATTGCAGGTCGTGCGGTTCAGTTTACTTGGTTGGGTAAGATTCTCAACAACTGGACCCGTAAGGTCGGCATTTCCGGTTCGTGGTTGTAGGGTATCCGTTAGTCTAGAGCAGACGAGACCATGCCTGCGTGGCGTATAGAGAAGCGTCCGCACCAATATTGTACTTTCACACCGGCGGTAGGGGATTCCCCGATGCGGTTTCCCCTGCCGTCAAACGTGAAAAGAGTTGACAACAACAAAAAAAGGTGTAGAATAGAGACCATGAAACCACGAACACAAAGTTTTTACGTTGAAGCAGATATTGCCAATGATACTGGATATGTTCGCGGTATATTTATTGCGGTCAATCGCTGCTTGCCTAAACCGTACGGATGCGGTGGAGAAGCGACCGAGTTTAATAATGAGCCTAGCGAGCGTGAATACGCTATGAGTGGGCTATGTCAAAAATGTCAAGATAAATTTTTTGGAGAATAAGATGCAATTGATTTCTATCGGTGGGAAGATTACTATCAAGGGTAAAGAGGCTCGCGTAACTAATATTACGCAAACCCATGTGCATGCTGTGGACGCAAACGGCAAAACCCACAAGGTAACGCTCAAGGAAGCGGAAACCCTTGTAGGGTAACGACTTAGGGCGAGGCGGGCCGCCCGCCGCATCGTAACCCCTTGCCACACAACGACTTACAGCAATTAAGTTTTTTTTTCTTTTTTTCTCAAGCTGACCCCTTGACAATGCCGATATATAGTTATAATAGGGGAAACAACAAACAACAAGAGGTGAGAAAATGGAACAAATTATTTACGATGGTCCGCTAGTTTTTGGCAAAGCAAACGCCAAGCTCAAAGCCCTAGAGAAAATTCACGGCAAGCTGTCAACGTTTTCTGTATTGTCTGGGCATACTTGCCCCTATGCTAAAGAGTGTCACAGTAAGGCGGTAGTCGTGGATGGTAAGCGTAGGATTCAGGACGGCGAACACACAAAGTTTCGTTGTTTTTCTGCATCGCAAGAGGTGCAGTATGATGGTGTGTATCGTAGTCGTGCGGGAAACACTCAAATAATTACGGCAGCGGCAAGAGATTGCAACGGGTCTGCTATTGCAATTAGTCGAGCGATTCCAAAGAATACAAAAATTGTACGGATTCATGTGGGCGGCGATTTCAAAACGCAAGCCTATTTTGATTGCTGGATGAAAGTCGCAGAGACAAACCCAGACATTCATTTTTACGCATACACAAAGAGTCTGCCGTTTTGGGTAGCACGCATGGAAGAATTAAAATCAATTCCGAATTTTGTTTTGACTGCAAGCCGTGGAGGTTTTCAGGACAAACTTATTAAGCAGCACAATTTGCGGGAAGCGGTTGTGGTTTATTCTGAAGAACAAGCAGAGGAACTGGGTCTAGAGATAGACCATGATGATAGTCACGCTGCAAACCGTGGCGGCAATTTTGCTTTGCTTATTCATGGCACACAGCCGAAGGGAAGCGAAGCAGGCGAAGCATTGAAGCAACTCAAACGTAAAGGTTGGACAGGTTATAGTGACAAAGGGAGAAAACAAAATGTCAAAGCTAAAGCGTAAGCAATACTGCTGGGCGATGGACCCGCACGCAGAGGGCTATTGTTGTGTGTTTGTCTATATTAGACGGAACGAGAAGGACACGAACGACGAAGAGGTACGGCTAGAATTTGATAACCCGAACGCTTCGATATCGTTCCACAAACTGCTAATCGAGGCCGGTTATAAATTCAAGCAGGTTAAAATTGTGACCACCCCCGAATGGGTGAAGTATTAAAAATTCTCCTTGTTGTTGTTGTTTGTTGCCCTAACCCCTTTGTGCGTAAGCACTTAGGGGCTAGCGGCCCGCCCGCCGCGCCGTAAACCCTTGCCCTGTAACGACTTACGACGACTCTTTATTTTGTGAAAAAAAAATTTATTTCTCTAAAGAAAACCCCCTTGACAGGACGATATATTAAGTATAATAAGAGCATGTTAGTTGGTTATGTAAGTTTTTTAGGAGAATGTGTTTATGAGTGAACAACTTGGAAACGGTGTTAAGGTTGGCGAAGCTGGTTCGCACTTTACAGACAGTCAAGCGAAGGCGAAAGACTTTCGCAACGTGTCTAGTATCTGGGCGAGCAAGTGCATCTCTTTCGATGAAGGTCTGGAAAAGCTCAGCAACGAGCAGTCTGTTATCGAGGATTTTCGTGAGCCTCTTTCCGCGTTCGATACCGTTGTAACTGACAAGGGCAAGTTTGCAATTCGCAAGAAGTCTACCGGCAAGGATTATATTCCTACGCCGCACGCCCTACGTCAAATGGCGGTAGCAGGTCAAACGTCTGCGTGGATGTTCGAGGATTTGTGTACCGATAAAGTCGGCACCAAAAAGGGTGAGGAATTCAAGTATCGACGCGATTCGTCAGATGCGGGATTGCTCAAGCGTATCGTTGACCATACTCTATTCAATGGCAATCGGTTCGACCAAGACAAAACCCGTTTGTTCCGCACTTGGAAAAATGGTAGTCTGCGTGCTGTTCTGTCTGATAAGTATGCAATCGTGAATAATGAGTGGTATCTTGAACTGCTCAAAAAGTTGGTTCCAGGCGGTCTGTTGTCCCACTGGCGTGGCGATGCTGACTCCCTCTATGGTAACATTCTGATTCCCGATAGTATCCGACAGGAAACTGATTCGGCCTATGGTGCGATGTTGAGCGTGGGCAATAGCGAAATCGGTATGCGGCGAATCTCGAACCTGCCGTCTGTCTTTCGAGCAATCTGCATGAATGGTTGCATCTGGGAGCAAGAGTCTGGCAAGAATGTTCGTCAGGTTCACCGTGGGGAATTGAATCTTGACCAGTTGGAATATACTATCAAGACCAATATCCAGGCCCAAATTCCGCTGCTCAACAAGGGGATTGATACCCTGCTTGATACTCGCAGTCGGACGTTCGGTGATGTCTCGGTTGACCAGATGCTTGCCGCTACTGCAAAGCAGTACAAGGTAAGTCGTACCGATATGGTTGGAATCCGCAAAGGTTTCGACGTAGAGGTTGGAATTCTTGGGACCGATGCTCGTAGCTCGTTTGGTCTGATTAACGCAATCACCCGCCACAGTCAGAATTGTGAGCCTGATGCGTGGGTATCGTTTGACCAACTCGGCGGTCGTCTTTCGCAACAGAGTGAAAAACAGTGGGGGAATCTCAAAGCCCTCGGCAAAACTTTCACCGAAACGAAGGACGTTGAGAAGTTGATTGGGCTAAATGTCTAGTCTCCATAGCGGGGATAATCTGCCCCGAAGGGGGTTGGGGAATTTTCCCCGCCCCCTACCTTTTTTATTAAAGTTGACAACGTTGGATTGTCGATGTATAATAGGGGATTGGAGGCTATGCCTATGGAAGAAACTTTGTTATTGTTAATTGGTTTGACAGGTGTTATAGTTGGTTGTCTTGAATCTATTAGGGGAGATTTAAAATGAGAAAAGTTTTCGTATATTACAATTTACACAAGCACAAATGGTCCGTAAAGGATGTAAAAACAGGGCGTGTAATTGGCCATCATTACGAAGTATCGCTCTATAACGCCAAGTTCAAAGTAAGTGAGGCCGGAAGGGCTCGCGTTTTAAAAGAGAAGCGTAAAAACGTCCACGCGGGCGTTGAGGGCTATCTGACGAAGCATGCCCTGCCTCGAAAAATGGACGGCACGATTCTCTGGGAATCTCAATCGGAGCGGCACAAGGTAACGTATGACCCCTACAAGTACGATACCTTTGTGACCGTCTCTGATAAGGAGCCTATCCACAAAGCCTACTTTGTGAGAATGGTGGCCTATGGTACGAACTGGGACGGTAAGGGGCAGTATCATGCCCCAGATGTTACAGCGGTGGTGCCGGTGGTGAAGGGGCTGATAACTGCTTGACGTAAACCCTTATGGCGTAACGACTTAGGGGGCGGCGGGCGGCCCGCTTGAACGTAAATGGTGTGATGACAACGACTTACGTTGACTTTCCCTCAAGTTCTGATAAAATATAACCGATAAAGAATAATGCACCTGTAGCTTAATGGATAAAGCAACGGACTTCTAATCCGTAGACTGAAGGTTCGAGTCCTTCCAGGTGTACTACCCCTTCCGGCCCCATAAGTCTCGGCATAGTCTCCAATAGTGATAGTCAGCGAGTTTTTGGGGTTTGTATAGTCTGATGAAGAGCAGGGAAAATGAATTGGGAAAATTTATTTGTCTCAGCCAAGGCTGTCAGACAGGATAATCCAATAGTCAGCGAAAGTCTGGAGCATCTGGTGACATCTATAGTGTAGTAAGTGTCTGAGCATATACGGAGAAAGGAATGGGTCATGAGTGTGTGTCTCACGCAATGCAGCAGCAGAGCGGTCATAGTGATAGTCAGCCAATTTAAGTCTCACCCAACCCCACCCCATCGGTCTTTGTAGATAGTCAGCCAACATTTATGACATGTGCGGTTGACAAAAGCAGGAAGAATGAGTATAATATTAGGTGAGCCTCGCGAGCGTTGGGCTACACTTCGTAGTCTGGCGCTCCATCGGATATGGCATCTACCGGTGTACTGTTCAAGTCTAACGTAGGTGCCTATCCATTTTTTTTGAGGAGATATAAAATGAAGAAGTTGGTATTATTCCTGCTATTAAGTGTGGTCGCTGTCGAAAGCGGTTACGCTTTTATTTTTGGCGGTGGGGCATGGAGGCGTCATTACAGGAGACATAGAACGGGTCGATTGACTTGTGTAGATAAGGCAGTCGGGCCTCCGTCATTGCAGGCGGTTAGAGATGCTGTAGATGAGGAAATAAGGAGGTAAAGGTAAGCTGGTTGCATCCGGCGCTCTTATAAGGCGCTATTAGTCTGGTTCGATTCCAGATACCTCTATTCGGTGTGATTTACTTCCTGAAAGAAAGGAGGTGTGATTACGTCTAAGGATTGGTCATCCTGTCTAACATGACTGGCCCGCAGGGTTTTATTGTATCAAATAAGAAACTGTCGGGCCTCTTTTTTTGTCTCAGCTAAACGACCGCGAGGGCCGTGATTGGTCATAGTCAGCCAATTTCTATAGCATGTAGAATAAATGCGGGCGTGGAAGAGATTAGTGGTAAGACTAAGACAAGCCCGCAAGCCATCGCTAAGATAACTCTCCACTTTCTTGTCATAGAATGTGATTCTAGTAATATATTATAACCCAAAACATAAATTTGTCAACTTTTAGGAGAAAAAACTGGTGCTTAAAAAAGTGTGTACTTAGGCATTGGTCTAATAGAGGGAATAAGGAATCATAATAGCAGGAGGGTTCATATTAGCGGTATGTATCACATAGGATATATTATCATCTCCCTGCTATAAAAAGTATATAGTGTATATTGTAATTCAGTATTCTATCTGTATGGACATATTATCCCCCTGGCAATTTTGCTCCAAAAAAAACAAAATCGACTTCCCTTATTTTCTCAAGTAACAGAATATAAGAGCCTTGGGCCAGTACGGACTCACCACTCCCAAGGATTTTCCAAATTACCTCATTTATAGGAACTCAGGGCCATTGTAGGCGAGGTTCTATTCCTTTGTGCATATTGTGGCACTATATCATCTACTTATACCTATTATAGGCCCATAATCATTTCTGTCAATCAAAAAAAGTGGTTGACATATACATTCTTCCTGCTATAATTACATAGAAAAGCACCTTTTACGGGTTTACGAAATAAAAATGTGGGTTTTTGACCCTTGTTTGCACGTTTATGCGGCAAGTTTGTGGGTTTATGGCCCTTTTATTGTCTCGTTGCGTATGGCCGAGGTTGGAGCATTTATTCTGTTAATTCATACCCAATCTCCAATCTCGCCCTACGCTTCTATTATAGTGTATAGTATGGTATGTTATAGGTACTATGCCTATTGTTCTTAGTTATACTACTATATGAAAAGAAAAGAAAAGGTGAGAAAAATGCCGAAACCAATCGAAATAAAACTTTGCCGTGGCAGAGGATGTTGTCCCGTTATTACTATTTCTGAAAAAGGTGCGAAAATTACTGATGATAATGGTGGTGAAGTGACGATAACTAATACAGAGTTAGAAATTCTAAAAGAAAAGCTAAATGAGCTTGACAACCTATAATCATGTGGTACAATCATGGACATGAAAGACACAGACAAAGACAATCAGACCGATGGCGTTCGACAACCGCTGTACACTCAGATATACAGGGGTCGTAGAATCTTCTGCACATTCGTTGAGGGTGAGCAAGAAGAAGGTTGGGAGCTAGCTAAGGTAGAGGATTATGCGTGACATTGTGAAATATGCCGCACTCTCCCTTCTGCTATTCTTTGCCGGTGTAGGTGCTGCAACGACCGCTTATGCAATCGTAGAACTTATTGCACTTAGATGATAGACGACCTTCCTATATGGCTGATTACAGTCAGACTTTTACCGTTTATAATGTATAGTATTTACTTGGGAGTGATATATGAATATAGCAGGAGAGAATAAGTATATCTGGGGAGCAGAGGAAATCCTTACTCTAGGTGATGAACGCCTTGAGTATATTCACCTGTTTAGAGGATACGCAACTGCCGCTGGATGGAACATAACTGTACAAGCAATGATTCCCTCAGTTAAGCATGGATATTCATGGGCGACCACTAGGCGTTATTTCAGAAAACAAAGGTTTCCCAATGCTAATACTGTCAAACAAGTAATTCAGGAAGTCGCAGAACTTTCCTATATGATTGACCCTCTTACTACACAGTATGAGGGATATAAAGTAGTTGACAAGGCCAGAAAATCTGGTATAACGAAGGAACAATTACAAAAGATTCAAAGTCAAATAACCGATAAGTATGGTAAGGGTTGGACATATACAAATCCTGCCGCACAGAAAGAAGCATTGGAGATAATCAATGGAATTAAATCTTGATATTGGAACAGTAATCATGGTGTTCTGTTTGTACGGTGTATGGACTTTCAGTAAAGATATTGGTCACTTAATTTGTGACGTTATTTTAAAAGTCTGGAAGGCAAACAATGAGCAAACGGAATCTGAACCTGAACAATCAGTTCCTAGCATTTAGCACTATTACACTATACATACTGTTAATTGCTGGAATAATATATTTCAAGTTTTTCTAAAGACTTGACAGGATAAAGTCGATAAGTATAATATAGGAATTAGGACCGCAATTCTTTTGGGAGAGAGAATATGATTGTAAGGAATGAGAACACCGTTCTCGATTTTGGGAATGTAGAGCAGAAGATAAACTCTATCAGACAGTCTACGGTTGACCGTTACTGTGATTACTGGTACGGCATCGAGCCGCGAAGCACAGAGGATAAGTGGCGACGATGGCTATTTGCCTTCGTATCTATTCGCGCCCAATGGAAGGCGAATAAAGAATCCTACCGCATGTTAGCTGGTGAGAATTGGCAATCTAAAGATGAACTGTCAAAGATACTCCATGACTCTCGAATTGGACTGGTTCCGATGCGTGAGCGAGCTATTTGGGAGTTTACGCAGGAGGTCAAAAAGGATAAGTCTATCATCGAACCGGAACTGGACGATACATGGCAAACATGGAGAAATAGACTGGTAAAAAAATTCTTTGGGATTGGATTAGCCAAAGTATCCTTTGCGATGGAAATGTGCTACCCGTTGTATTGTGGAGTTGTTTGTCTGGATACGCATATCCTACAAATGTATGGCGTTGACCCCAAGAAGGGTTGCGGCAAGGCTTTGTATGAGGAAATGGAAGCACATTGGTTAAAAATTTGTCTTGACAAAGGGTATCCATCTGCTATAACTAGACATATCCTATGGGATAAGATTCAGAACAAACGGAATACTAGATACTGGTCGCATGTATTGGAGGCAGCGTAAATGGGTCACGATAAAAACTATACTTTCAAGATTACGATTTTCGGCCAAGACTACAAGGCCAAAGAGACTTTCTTAATTGAGAATGTAACAGAGCGAGAGGCAAACAAGATTGCTAAGTCTGACCCTCGCGTCATCGAGGCTGGTGATAAATGGTGGGCTATCAATCAGGAGCGAGAATAATGGATTACAGAAAACATACCACAGGATATGTAACCCAGGTATTCAAGGATGGAAAGTGTGTCGAGCAACATTTTACCGCTGGCGGTCACAGTGACTACGAAGATTATGAAACCTGCGAACCGATTGAGCCTATGGGCGACGAGACTTATTTCCCCTTTTTAATGGAGCAACCAAAGGATGAGTAGTAGATTCTCAGTATCATTTTACGATGGACAAAACTTACTTGGTAGGTTTGACCTACCGGATTGTTTTGAGCAGGAAGATGCGCATGAGGCGGCACAGGAAATGTCAAAGAAGTATGGCAACAAGCCAGATATTATTGTATCTGAAGAAACAAATGCTGCGGGAGATTATGTATGAGGGATTATGTTTTCTGGATATTGGCAGCAATGATGTTAATTATGGTGGGTGGATGTAAAACAACTGTAGTCTTGTCGGCTAATAGGTATTTTGAAGAAGAACAAACTCATACGAGTGCAGAAGTAAGGATGGAAAAACAATGGTAGATAGAGAAGATGGTGGTGTTCCACTGGTATTTATGTTGAGTTGTATAACTATTGTGGTTATTCTGTCATGTATAACATTTGTTGCTGAAAGACAAAAGATTATAAATCAAGATGCTAATGAATTTTACTCTAAATCAATAACGCAAGAGCAGATAGATGAGTCGTTTAAAAAATTCCAGCAGAGAGAGGCCATTCGTAAATCCTCCACCAAAGAAAAACGAGATAAGCAAACTGGTGATTGATAGACGCCCCACAGAATTTGCTCTTTATCTCACTAGTGGAGGTCCGGTATGGACTATTTATCCTGTAGAAGATACAGGAAAATATATTAAAGATTCTATTGACAAGTGACGATAATGTTTTATAATTGGTACAAGAGTTTTGTTAATTTAGTTATGAAGAAAGAGGACACTATGAGTTTGACAAATGGAAGCGTTCGCGTTCGTAAACTTAGCGATGCGAAGGAAGGTAATGTTATTAGTTTTGTGTATTATGGTCATGGACAAAATCATGGTCAGTTGCGATACGCAGAGGTTCTTGAGGTTTTGGCTGACGGTATCTTGGCACAGGAGGTCAACGGCACGCATCCCAAGCACTTCAAGAATGGTGAAGCAGAGGATGTAAAGATGGAAGAAAAGCTGCAACAGATTGTATCTGGTGAAACAAAGGGTGTCACGTTTCTTGATGCAAAGGAAATGCTTGAGGAAGCTGGTTGGGCAAATGAGATTGTGCTTGATATGCTCACAGGCGAACAGTTGACGGTCTTGTTTGGCAGTTTTCATACTGCCAGAGAAAATGCTGATGCTGGCGAATTTGAATATCAGTGGGATTCCGAGAACGGAAATGTTCTGGTGATTGACAATCGTAATACGTCAAATATCAGTGTTGAACCTGTAGCCCATGACCATACGCTTCGATACGTTACGTTTCGAGTGACCAACAATAAATTTGCACCTGGATTGATTGGTGGGTTCAGTGATTTTCGAGTTACCGTGGATGCGATGGGTAAAATTACGTTTCAGCATAATGAGGATGTTGTGAGCGTAGAGGATTTTTCCAAGGCACTTAACAGCCTGATTAACATTGAGGTTTAAGATGCTTGTTGATATAGCCAAATACAAAATGCAACATTGCGATTTGAAGGAGGCTAAGAAGGGCCAAACTGCTCATTATGTGGAATTAAATCCCATGTGGGCAGTAAAGTTCTTCGAGCATAAAGAGGACAGGGACCACACATATCGTCTACAGAAGTATGCCAGCGAATCGTTCGCGGCACCTCCTGTGGGCGAGGTTCTTGTTGTTACTAGACAGAATAAGTTAGGACTCAGCACTACATTTTGGGGATACATAACTGGTGTAGCAAAGGTTGACAAAGACATTTCGTCTGATAAAATACAATGGTTATCCGACAAGTTACTTAGCATCGGAATCAAGTGGAACGATAAGCGTAGAGCAAACTGCGGTTATTACAATGGTAAATTAGTTTGCATCGACTTTGACTGTGAGGTTATAGACCATGAACATATTTTACCTTGACCATGACCAGAGTATTTGTGCAAAGTACCACAACGACCGGCATTGTGTCAAAATGATACTAGAGTATGCACAGTTACTATGCACAGCACACAGAGAGTTAGACGGTGAGGATTGTGTTGAGCCAGAAGTTATGTATAAGCCCGCATACAAGAATCATCCATCAGCAATATGGGCGAGAGCGTGCAGCAGAAATTATCTTTGGCTATACAAAATGTTCAAGGAATTATGCAAAGAATATACATATAGATACGAGAAAGAACATGCTTCATGGACTAAACTAGGATATCTGTTGGCACAAGTGCCAAAGAACATTGATGTAACGCCAGGGTTTACTCCACCAACGCCAGCGATGCCAGATGAATGTAAAATTGGCCCAACATCGCTAGAGAGTTACAGACACTACTATAATACAGAAAAAAGACACTTGGCAACATGGAAAAAACGTCCAGTTCCGGTATGGTATGACTAAAATATGGGGAATCGGTCTACCAAGGACCGGAACAACATCGCTAGCAGAGGCATTAAGTCTGTTGGGTTTCAAGACCTCTCATCACTGTAAACTACAGAATGGAGACTCGTACCTATCAGATATATTAGAACAAGCACTAGACAATCAGGCAGTTGTAAATAACCATTTATACGATTTTTATCAGCGTATTTATGAGTTAGAGGCCATGGACGGGAAAATTGGTTTATATGTATTAACGTATCGTTTGGATAAATATGTATCAGAGAACTTGAAATACATGGCAGAAACCTACTCTTTCTTCGAGGAAAGGGGCTCAACAGACCATTTATTATTACTTGATACAGGAGCAAACGAAAAAGAGAAATGGAGAAAACTATCCGGTTTTCTAAGTATGGATACGCCCACTCATTCATTTCCTCATTTGAATAAGGGTTTGGGAATTTGAAATATAGTGAATCAACATTACGGCATATAGGAGATTTAGTAAATCAGGGTAGATTACAGGATGCAATAGAGGCGGCAAAGGATTCTGGAAAATACAGTGAGGACGAGGCAAAGTCGTTTATACTCCAGAATGAAAGCGAACTTAGAAATGGCAGACAAGAAACAAGGTCCGGTAATTGACCCAAAATCTTTTTATGACCCGTACAAAGAGAATGACCCCAGACCTAGAATCGTAGTAGAGAAAAAAAGAACGGAATCAGAGGTCATGATAAATTACTTGACAATCATTACTTCAATAGTTACAATAGCGGCAGCTATCAAATACCTGATATTTAGCTAGAGAAAAATGCGATATAAAAATAGGATGAAGGAAGTATTTGATAAAATGGAAGAGCCTGACGATAAATATGCGGAAAGGTTTGCAGAGGAACTACGCCGTGAACTGCTTGGCTATCAGGCCACCACTCAAAACCAAGTGGCAAGCACAATGCAGATAGCGATTAGATTCGTTATCGTTTCAGCGTTTGCCTTTTTCTGTGCCTGTTCTCTTGTTATTTCAGCATGTATAAAGTATTTATTTTTTAATTAAAGTTTTTTGTTGACACATGCCGATAATCATTTATAATGGTGGCATGACATTTAATTTTTAGGATTGGTTTTCAAAAGGGAGAGAATATGAAAATCGCACAGGATTACGGTAAGACTAGGACAAGTGGGGCAGTAGTAAAGGGTTCGTTCACTATGGACGAATCACCAGAGGCGTTCGAGATTCTTTCGGACGGTCTTTATCCAAACAAAATCAAAGCGGTTGTGCGTGAGTTATCCACAAACGCTGTAGAGTCTCATATCACCAGACATAAACAGCTTACTGGTGAGGAAATTACAAAAGAGGTCATCGACTCTCTGCCACAGTTTGAGATTCATCTTCCGACGACTATGGAACCTCATTTCTCTATACGAGATTTTGGTACGGGTCTTAGTCACGATGACATTATGAATATGTACACAACGTATTTTCGTTCTACCAAACGAGATACGAATGATGTTGGAGGATGCTTGGGTCTAGGTTCCAAGTCTCCCTTTGCATACTCAGATAACTTCAGCGTAGTCAGCGTTCACAAGGGGCGCAAGACCTGTTACAATCTGACGATTGACAATGGGTATCCCACTCCATCGTTTTTCGCCAACGAAGATGGTAGTCCGGTATCTGAGGAAACAAGCGAACCAGATGGTCTGCTCATTACCATACCATGCAAGTCCTCTGACGAGTATGAATGGGAGAATGAGGCACAGATAATCTACAAATACTTCCGTATCAAGCCGAAGTTTATCGGTAAGCAAGTACATATTCATTCTCCAGAATATATTGTAGAAGGTAATGGTTGGGGTATTCGAGAGCGTGACCACAAGGGACCGCGAGCTATCATGGGTAGCATCGCATACCCCATCAGTCGTACCTCGATTAAATGTTGGGATGATACGGACAAAAAAGATTCTAGCCTTGAGTCTATACTGCGAGCAGACATTGACTTGTACTTTCCACTTGGAGTATTAAAGATTACTCCCAGTCGTGAGGCACTTGGCTACAAACCGTCTACCCAGAAGAACATCAAGGCTAAGTTGACCTCTGTGTATGACGAATTAAGAGAGCAGGTGAGTACGTCTTTCGATGAGTGTCAGAGTCTATGGCAGACTCGTTGCCTCGCCAATGAGTTATTCTATATGGGTAATGCCGCACTACGTTCTGTAGACAACGTGTTCGATGTTGCTGCTGTTAAATGGAATGGTAAAGAGATTGGTGGGCGTGACGTTAATCTGAGAGATTTCCGTGGCTCAGTACACAGGTTTTACCTTAAATCCTACTATAGTCAGGAGGATAAGTGTCACCACCAGAGGGACTTCACATACCTCATGGCAAATCCAGAGATTACATTCATCGAGGCAGATTTGAATGTGGGTAACTTTGCCAGGGCGAGACATGCCGTAAAGTCTGGAAAATATACAGAGGCAGTTGTTCTGGAATATAATGCCGGTAACGGCAGACGAAAGGCTTTATTAGACAAGATAGGGATTCTAGAGTCTGACATTGTGAAAGCCTCTGAGCTTGAGCGTCCACCGAAACGTGCGAAGAACAGCGGTGGAGGATTCAGTTCTGGTAAGACTGGTCAACTGTTCAAGATGACTCCAAGGCTCGGTGGTCACAACAAGAATGACTACTGGCAAGAAGAAACTGTAGACCTAAGCGAGGGCGGCATATATGTTGAAATGACAAGATGGGATGCCAAGGACGATACCGGCGACCTTATTGAGCCATCGGATGTAGCAGAAGGTATAATCAAACTCCAAAAGTGTACCGGCAAAAAGGTCAAGGTCTATGGTTGTCGTAGCCAAATGGCAAAAGAGTTTGTCGAGGCAGATAACTGGGAGGACTGGTGGACATACTCTCAGCGTGAAGGCGAGGCAGTCTTTAAGACTAAAAATGCCAAACACGCTCAGATTGCATCAATAATTAGCGAACTTGGCGAAGAACAACTGCTCAGAGACTTGCTTGAGAATGTAAGTCTTAACAGAAGGGTTCCTAGCCCAATGGTTGATTTGCTCAAGGATTTCAAAAAGATGGACGAGTCAAACGAGATTCTTGAGAAGCAGGGTGTGTCTTGGGGTGCTATCGTAGGTCTATCTGTGATTCTGAACATCAAGATGCCGTCCGTACCTGAGAGAATGAACCTCAAGTCTAGGTGCGAGGCTATCCTGCAAGAATACCCGATGGTGGTCGCGGCGTATGAGTCTGCCGGTCGATATTACTACGGACAAGGCTGGAAGAAGAATTTTCTGAGCAGCACAAACTGCAAGAAGATGATGGGTGACTATGTTAAGCTGGTTGACGACAATCGAGAATGTCAGAAGGGCTTGACAAAGTAGAGTAGTCTAGTATAATATAGAGTTAGTAAAGTATTAACAGTTTTTTATGAGGGAGATTTAGGATATGTTGAATTACATTTGTTCAGCGAACGGAAACATCACCATCTCGTTTGATGGTCAAGTCAAGTGTGTAGCGAATGACCATGCGAATTATCGCAAGGTAGTCGAGGCACTCAAGAAGAATGATAAGGAGGCTCTTGGCGAGGCTCTGAACATTCAGAAGGCAGTCTCACAGTACATCGGGTCTAGCGATGTTGAAGTCAAGGATGGGTGCGTCTTTTATCGAGGCGAACAAGTCAGAGGCTACATCGTGGACCGGATTCTCGCTCAGATGCGAGCAGGGTTCGGATACGAACCAATGTGTGCGTTTCTTGAGAATATGTACGACAATCCTTCACCGGCATCGGTGGAGCAGTTGTTCAAGTTTCTTGAGGACAACGGACTTGTTCTCACAGATGATGGATGTTTCCTCGCCTATAAATATGTAGATAAGGGCGAAGATGGAAAGTTCTATGCTAATTGGGCAAATAAGGATGGCACTCACAACGAGTCCGGTCCTGGCTCAGTGGTTCGTATGCCAAGGTCTGAGGTTGAGCATGACCCTTCAAAGAGTTGCGCCCCTGGACTTCACGTTGGCAGCATGGAGTATGTCCAGCACAGTCAATGGGTGATGACCTGCAAGGTCAATCCCAAGCATGTGGTCAGCGTTCCCGACCATGAGTCTGGCAAGATGCGTACTTGTCAGTATGAGGTAATCGAGGTCAACGAGAATAAAGAGGCCAAACAAGGTCTTATCTACTCAAATGACCTTGGACGTAGCGAACACGCACCCGATGTTGATTACGAAACTAATGACCATTGGGATTATGATGGTGACGATTACGATGGATTCTGGGACGACGAGTACGACTACTAAACAAATCTCTCCCTCTGGGTTGGGGGTGGGCTTGATAACACCCGCCCCCTTCCCTATTTTTATAAGGAAACAGCTATGCCAAGACCAATAAAAAAACATAAATACTATGTCAAGTGCGGTCAATTAGAGAAGTGGGTGATTGCATACGACGAGATAAACGCAGCGGTAGTCACGCTGATGAACGCGCCTGGGGAAACTATGCTTGACCCATACTACTTCTTTGTTAGCAAAAACTACCATGCGAATGTCGAGGACAGATACTTCCAAGACAATCCGATGAAGAAAGAAGATTTGAAAGACGTACATATTGTGCAGACAGACGATGTTCTTGAGATGTGCAATATGATTACTGAGGAAGCTGACGAGTTCTATCTGAAAGATATGAACAACGAGGACGATGATAACGGTTGGGCCGATGATAGGTCTAACGAAGAATTTTAACCAAGGAAGGATGAATATGAAACGTATTCTGCTTATTATGTCTCTGGCGATTGCAGGTCTGGCGTTTAGCCAAACCGCACAAGCGTTCGGAGGCAGAGAAGTGGAGGTTACTAAAGAATACATCGTAGACCAATGCGGTTACGTTGTAGGTCGCAAGGTGACAAGGGTTGTGACAGTGGCAAGGCCGCGACCGTTACGCTCTGTGTGCGAGTGTGTTGAAGGTGCAGTCGAATATGTCTGCCGACCACTGGTACGTTGCTGCGAGAGGACAAAGACAGTTGTAGTCGAAAAGAGTTGTTGTCAGCCCCCTCGACGACAAGTCTGGCGAGCCTGCGATTGTGGATGCAAGTAATCTTTACTTATTCGGGAGAGTGTGCTTCATGCGCCTCTCCCTTTTTTATTAAGAAAGGAATCTTATGAATTTTTTATTTGACATAATAGGTTTAATCTGCGTATACTTAATTGCGACACTTGGAGACTCGACATTACCAGAGCCTGTAACAAAAAAGATATTAACAATCAAGGACAACTTGACGATTAAGAGTATGTGCGATGAGAGTAACAGGATAAGGTCAGAAGCAGGTAAACCTCGCCATGAGCTTAGTCAAGAACTATGTAGCGCAGCACAAGGACACGCAGAGTATATGGCAGAGCATGCAAATATGTCTCACTATGTTAATGGTTCTCCAAGTAGTCGGGCGAAAGATGCTGGCTGGAGTGGAGGCTTTGTTACAGAGAATATAGCTTGCGGCCAGAGAAATGTCAAGAGTGTATTTAGTGTGTGGCGAAACTCAGGAGGTCACTATGCTAACATGACCGGAAGATATGATAGATGTGGGTTTGGGATGTCGAGGCGAGGTAATATGATTTACTGGTGTGCCGTCTATGCTAGGTCAATACCGGCACTTGACAAAAAGAAATAGTCTGGTATAATGATGGGGTCGATGAATTAGTTTTAACGGGAGAGATTTATGAAAGGCAAAAAGACTTGCCCAAAGTGTCAAACGATGACGGGACCACGCACAAAGATTTGCAAGAAGTGCGGTTATCATTTTGTGTTTAAGTTCAGAGGGCGTAAGGTAAAGACGAACGAATTAAAAGACTGGAAGTCACTCAAGAGAGGCGATGTAGTCAAATCAATTCAGGGTTATGGTCCGTACTGGATTAACGAAGATGGCGAGAGAGAGTCGCTGGGATACTACGGTCTTTTTAAAGTTAGATATGTAGAGGACGATGGAATAGGCGCGTATCCCTACGGCACTAAGCAGAGACATGGAGGGTTTCACTTTCTCTACATGGGTAAAGAAAAGCAGTCTATAACAGGTGGAGTAAGCCGTTCACATAAGCTGGAGATTGTTAAATGCCAAAACTAATTGAGCCTGACAAAGTACAAGTGAATCCTGTGTACGTGTGCAAATCTTGCAAGTCAAGTCATTATGAGAGTATTGACTACGTTAATAAAATAGGCAAGATATTGTGCTACTGTGGAGAAGTAATACACCTTAGACCCATATCAAGTTTTAGGGTTAAGCCTGTTTACGTTGACGTAAGAAAGATAGAAAAGAAAAAAGACTTCATTGATATTGAAACAGAATACGAAGAAGACGACTTTTCATCAGACGAGATTGGGTTCGCAGACGATGAGCCTGTTGCGGCACCACCTGTGACGCAAGAAAAGGACAAGCCTTTGTTTTCAGACGAAGAATTTCTTGATAGGTCAATTGATTTTCTTGTGTCTCTGGGATATAAGAAAAAAGAGGCCCGCTCAGTAATTGATAGGCGTTCAAGAGTGTTTAGTGACACTCCCATAAATGAGGATAACTTTGAAGACTTTGCAAAGTTTCTTTTATTTGAGAGGTAACAATGACTATAATTATGAAGATTGCTGTGTGGCTTGGCATATTAGTTGGAGCCTATCAGCTTTGGAAGGGAAGAAAAAACCCAATTCAGTTTGAAGAAAAAACTATAAAGATAGAAATATGAACATATCACAAGATACAAAATTAGACTTCTCAGACGTTCTATTAACTCCCGCATGGTCTATCAATGCGTCTAGGTCTGACGTAAACATGGAGCGTGTATTTAATGGATTCTACCACTCAGACAAAGAGTGGAAAGGTTTGCCCATTATGATTGCAAACATGGACACCACAGGAACATATCCTATGTGGGATGAAATCCATAAATGGGATGCGATAGTCTGCCTAGACAAAAGGTATAACATATACAGATATGCAGACTCTCCAGGCCCACAGTTGATAGAGAGATATGTCAAGGCTAACGAGCTAATGTCCAGAACAGGTTGGATAAGCACAGGGATTACTGAGCCTGATATAAAGAGGATGGAAGAATTAAGCTATGTGTCCAATTACAGAATCCGTCCAGGCGAAGAAGTCTGCTTATCAAAGAGACCTGACCCACAAAACAGGAGGGTCCATGCTATTCAGCCGAGTATCTGCGTAGATGTTGCAAACGGTTACTCTCAGTATTTTGTAGAGAAGGTGGAGTACATACGCTCTCTATTTCCTAATTCAATAATTATGGCTGGCAACGTAGTCACACCAGAGATGGTATTAAAACTAATTCATGCCGGTGCAGATATAGTCAAGATAGGCATAGGGCCAGGGAGTGTTTGTACCACCAGATTAAAAACAGGCGTTGGTTATCCTCAGTTCTCTGCTATCGTCGAGTGCGCTAATGCTGCACACGGAATCAAGAATCCAGACAACGGTAGAGTAGGAAGAATATGTGCTGATGGAGGATGTACTACCACAGGAGATATTTGCAAGGCACTTGGGGCCGGAGCAGACTTTGTAATGATTGGAGGCATGGTTGCTGGAACCGACCAATGCAACGGAAAGTGGAGTACAGATATAGCTGTAGGAAAAAAAGTATTTCAGTTCTATGGGATGTCGTCTTACGAGGCCCAAGACAAATATGATAGCAGAAAGAAACACAGAACGAGCGAAGGAAAGCTCGTAGAGATTCCAGCGAAAGGGTGCGTCAGCACTGTCATGCAAGACATAGTTGGTGGAATAAGAAGTTGTTGTGCGTACATCGGAGCCACCAGTATAAAAGATATTCATCGATGTGCAAACTTTGTTCGAGTTAATAATACACATAATAAGATTTTTGGAGGTTGATATGGGATGTTGTGGAGGTGGCGCCGAAACTGTTACACTGGATGCTTACCAGGAGATTTCTAATCTAACGGCTATTTATCCAAACAAGGGGAGCAATATGTCTTATCCCGCACTTGGATTGTGTGGTGAGGCAGGAGAAATAGCAAATAAAGTAAAGAAGATTTATCGTGACCATGACGGAGTTCTTACTCAGGAATATAGAGAAATTCTTTCCGCTGAACTTGGCGATGTTCTGTGGTATGTCGCAGCCATTGCATCCGAATTGGATGTAAGCCTCGGAGAAATAGCATTAAGCAATGTAGATAAACTAGCCGACCGTCAAGCAAGAAATAAATTAGGCGGCGATGGCGACAAACGATAGATTGACAAAGCAACGTATCATGCTATCATAATATATGAATAGACTATTTGGAATGAGAACCTATCTAGTCGGAGCAATGGATAGGGTTGAAGATGGCGGTGTGGAATGGAGAGAGCGACTAGAGCCTGAGTTAAATAAATTAGGCGTGGTTGTTTTCAATCCATGCAATAAAGCTATACCCATAGCTGACGAGAGCGAGGACTCTAGGAACAGAAGGCAGAAGTATAAAAATGCTGGCGCCTATAATTCTGCCGTAGAGGAAATGAAAGAGATTAGGAATGTTGACCTGAGAATGGTTGACATATCTGATTTTATCATAGCAAACATAGACCTCGATGTTCATGCCTGCGGAACCTATGAAGAAATAGTGACCGCAAACAGGCAGAAGAAACCTATCATAGTCAGAATGAAGCAAGGCAAGTCTCATACCCCAGATTGGCTACTTGGAATGATGGGTTCTTCTCACAACATGATTTTCCACACTTGGGAAGAAATTGTGGACTACCTCAAAGATATAAATGAGTGTTCTGAAAACAGTATCCGTAGTCTGAACCATCACGGTAGGTGGGTATTCTTTGACCTTCATTCTTTATATGACAAGGTGCTAAATGGTGTAGGGATAGTATGAACAACAATATGGGGAGAAATAGAGGCATCCTTTCTGTTACTTCGGATGCCAAGGCTCTAATCGCTAAAATAGATAAGCTGATTGAAAAGATAGACGTAAATGGGCTAAGAATAAAGGTCGTTAAAATCTGGCCCCTAACACTTGACATTAGGATAAAAGAAAAATGATTGATTTTATTACACAAAACAAAGGCTGGGTTATCGTTGCTGTAGTTCTTCTCCTGTTGTTTAATAACAGAGAAAAGCTCTCATTTCTATATACATGGCCCGCAAAGATTTTTAGCTTCCTCAAGTTTCCATCAACGAGCAGAGGTGCAAGCCCAGATGACAGAAAGGCTTTATACGATTGCTTAATTCAGCTTCAAGACTATCTGGCTATCTGTGGAGTTGAGAGAGAAAAGATGGATAGTCTAACACTCGCGGAGGTTGGCGAGCTTACCGTTAGCGCAACCACACCTCTTAAACAATCTCTAAAAGGTTCTCATCCAGACGAAAAGCTTCTTGATGGAGTTGGACTATGAAAAGTACACTAAATACAGTTTGTATTGTTCTTCTAGCCATACTCCTTCTGGACGCTGACTGGAACTTCAAGCTACCAACCATCACCACACCTGATACAGTTGCAGTGATTTATGAATCTTCTGACACAATACCTCCCCCATACGTTACTGGCGCTTTGGGGAACCTGCAAGCGGATGGGTTGCAAACTAGAATTTTTGATAAAGATGTGGTTACCGGAGCGGGTCAGGTTCCAGAGTATCTGAAAAATGCTATTGACGAAGCTACAAAGAACGGACTTCCTGCTTTGGTTGTTCTGTCTAAAGGAAATGTAATTAAGGTTCAGGATTTACCCAAAACCGAATCAGAGATTATAGAGGCAGTAAAATGATAGACCCTAAATTAGTTGATGTTGAATTTGAGTTTGATGGCTTATCATCTGATATAAGAGAAGAGGACTTGCTTTACGCAGGAGCAAAGAGACTGCCTAGCGATTTATATATAGACAGGTCAGAATGGGACGACCGTATTCGTGAGCATGAGAAGCACAAGAGTAGCGCGGATTTCTTTAGCGGTCGTTTCACAAATCAAGCAAACAGCCATGAGTGCGTCTGTCACGCTGCACAACAAGCGTTTATGACAGCATACAACAGACAGCTAGGTGGTTTGGAGCATGATGTATGGTTTAGTCCTCTTGCTTTGTATACCAGAATAACTGGTGGCCGAAGATGGGGCGGCTCTGTGGTTATTGATTCTATGTATGAGATGATAGAGAATGGAATGATTCCTGACCATGACGGACCAGCAGGAAATAATAGCCAGAAAGATAAATTCAAACACACGCTGCATCAAACATCTGGAAGAACAGAGGACTGGTGGCCTACAAGCGGTTGGGTTCGACCTTCTGAACTGCCTAGTGGATGGAAGGAAACAGCAAAGCATTTTCGAGCGTTGGAGGTTTACACCGTACCAAATGAAGAGGCTCATGCCAGTTGCTTATTACAGGGTTTATGCGTAGTAAATGGTCGTAATGGTCATTCAATTCCACATATGAATTTGGTGAAAGATGATGGGCGTTATTACTCCAGATATAAGGACAGCTATAACGTATTTAGATTTGATAGCCAAAGACTGTGGGGAGGCGGGTATGTAATCAGAAGCACAACTATGCCGAACGACCCATCAAATCCAGCAGAAAATAGTTAATTGGTGTATAAAATAGTGACACACAACTTATTTGGTGATTTAAGATGAAAACTATCAATATAGCTGCGTTTTTTATACTTGGACTCACTCTTATGTCTGATGAGAAAAAGAGTGTTGACATTCCAGAAGTATGCATGCCGGTTATTGAGTCGGGAAAGGAGGTCGTAGTTGATTCGCAAGAATTAACTGCGGATATCTTTTCCAGACCAAGAAAACCCTGCCCCCCAAGCGGACCAGGAAGAAAATGACCGTAAAGCAAGTTCAACGAGGCGGTCGCCTCCAAGAAGAAGGTTGTTTAGAATATGGCAAAGACGATAGCCGGTCTACAACTGGAAGCATCTACCAAAGGCCCCTGGCTAGCCAGGAGGTTTCCCAAAATAACCAACGCAGTTGTCTATCAATGCGTCACACACTGGTACAGTTTGAGTGCATCTGTCGGAGAGAGAATGTGGGCAGAAAGAATCATAAGACAGAGAGTACAGAAAGCTTTTCCGTTTATTTATGCTATAATAATAAAAATAATTGTTTCCTTGATTATATCTTGGATTCTAGAAAAAAGGAATTACAAGTTTAACAGGGATGTAGAAAACATTAACAGGTATTTACAATAAAGTAAAGGAGTTTAGTATGAGAAGTAATTGGCGGACTACGGTTGCGGGTCTTTGTACCGCAGCAATCGCTTGCCTCGCAGCAGGCAGAGCAATCATTGATGGCGAGTCACCTGATTGGCCCACTACGATTGCCGCTGTAACGGCTGCGTGGGGTTTGTTGTTTGCAAAAGATGCAAAGAACTAGTTTTTGTTTTACAAGAGGGAGAAAAATCATGTGGAACGAGTGTAAGGGATTTATAGCTGTAATGCTTATATTTGCCCTGGCAGCGTGTTTAATTATAATTGGCATGTTTATAGAAAGGGAGGCTACTAATAAAGAGCTTCCTAGATTAAAGCCACAAGTGACCGTGCATCCACAACCGGAGAACAAAAAATGAAAGCCCTTAAAAACTTATCGGCAGAAGCGGCTGGAGTAATTTTATCTATAGTCATTATAATCGCTAGCGTTGGGGCTACCTTTGGGATTACTCAACATCAAATCAATAGTCATGAAGATAGGTTAGAAGAGATGGATGAGGAGTACCAAAGAGACCATGACTTACTTCTGCAAATCAAGAGAGATGTACACTGGATTAGAGGCGCACTAGAGTCAAAGTGACCTTTACAAAATAAATACTTAGGGGCCAGTTAATTTTGATTGGCCCCTTTTTTATTGACAAATTCTGCTTTTTTGTGTATATATAATAGTCTAATCAGATGTACAACTAGCGGAATTTTGTCATGGCAAACAGATGCAAACATTGCGAAGAAGGGTATGTCAAAAAGAATGGGGTCTATATCCCGTGCAAACACTGTATAACTCCAGACAGATTTGAGAAAACTCTTGATAAGGCAATCGCTAATTGTTCGGTTGATGTAGCAAAGAAGAAGGTTTTAATTCGTATTAAAAATAATCTTCCTGACTATCCGGTTATGGCTTTAATGGAGGCTGAAACTTATGGGAAGTTGTCGAAGGAATTTATTTCAATGTTGAAATCAGCTTATGACATTAAACCCTTCATGGATGTAAATTATAAACCAATATAGTTAGGAGAAAAAATTGCGAGCGCTATGGCTTTTATATGCCATAGTCAGCCTAGCGGATTTGATATTAACATGCTTGTATCTGAGCCCACAGCTAGAGGCTAACCCAATAGCATCATGGATATGGTCTAAGTTTGGCTATTTAGGTATAATATCTTTCAAGTTTTTAATCATACTATGCTTAGTGTATCCAATATGTGGTATGATAGAAAATAGAAGTCCCGCTGCCGCTAAAGTAGTTTTGTCTCTAGGGATATTTTTTACTTGTATTGCGTTAATACTATTTGGAGTTTTTTATATATGAGCAATGGAAAAGGAAGCAGGCGAAGGTCTATGAAAATTTCACAGGAAAAATATTACGAAAACTGGAACAAAATTTTCAACAAGAAAAATCAAAATAACAAAACAGAAAAGAAAAAAAGGGAGGACTAGTCATGAAAAAGGCAGTCGCATTCAAAAATTATACAATCGGCCGAAACTGCGGGGAGCGTGGTTGGCTCACCCTCTCCGTCAGTAATTTTAAAGTTATGCTTATTGCGTTGATGTTGTTTTCTGGTATGTCCCTCACCTCTTCAGCGGAGGAAATTGAAGGGCCGCTCGCCCCATACCTTCAAAGCATTTCCGTGACAATTCGCGCCGACAGAGGACAGGGCTCTGGAGTTCTCGTTACCAGAGAGATGATTGGTCTCGATGGCAAGCCTGTCAAGGTAAACTTTGTTTGGACAGCCGCTCATGTTTTAAGCCGACTTAGAAAAACTAGAACCGTAATTGACAGTAAGACAGGTCAATCAAAAACATTAGTAGAGTTTAGGGATGCAGAGATTGTTCAAGAGATAGTCGAGAACGGTCGTAGAGTTGGCGAAAAGAAAATGCTCGCCAGTGTCATCAAGTATAGCGATGCCGATGAAGGTCAAGACCTAGCCCTGCTGATGGTAAGAAAAATTGGCATGACTGAAAAGAGTGCGGTGTTCTACGACGAGGCAAACGAGATACTTCCTATCGGAACAAAAGTCTTTCACGTTGGCTCTCTACATGGTCAATTCGGCGCAAACAGCATGACTGATGGAATCATGTCTCAGATTGGTAGGGTACTAAATATTGGCAGCGCTGGTGGCGGCGTTGTGTTTGACCAAACAACCGTCAACGCTTTTCCTGGCAGTAGTGGTGGCGGCGTGTTCGTCGCCGGAGACTCAGAGGAAACCAAGAAGTTTCGAGGTCAATACTGTGGCATGATTGTTAGAGGTGCAGGTGAAACTTTCAACTTGATTGTTCCCATCAGGCGAATGAGAACTTGGGCAAGGGCGGCTGGATGTGAGTGGGCGATTAAGAACGACCCAAAAATCACTCCTCCTCTCTCTGAAATATACAAGCCTGGATGGGTTATTGAGGACACTGGAGGTGTCTGGAACGCCAAGGCCTACGCAGTAAGAGAAACCGCTTTCTTTTTCTGGCTTAGAGATAGAAGCAAAGTTGCTTCAACGATACTCAAGCCAGGAGTCGAAGGAATTAAATCGGAAACTTACATCGAGATAATGCCTAAATGAAAATCAATGATTTTTTTCAAGAGGCTTATTGTATAAATCTGGATAGAAGGAAGGATAGATGGGAATTTTCTTGCGTTCAATTTGAAAAAAACAATATAGAAGTAAAAAGGTTCCCTGCTGTTGACGGGCTTAAACTTCAAAAAGAAATACCTGAGTCTCCAAGTAAGCTTGATGATGTATATATAAAATTTATAGAAAAATGGAGTCCAATGACTTGGGGAGCAGTGGCATTAAATTTAACTAGACGCATCTTACTTCAGAAGGCTAAAGAAAAAAAAATAGAATCTATAATAATATTCGAGGATGATGTTTTATTTGTAGATAATTTTGAAAGTAAATTTTTTAATTTGTCCTATAAAGTTCCAGAAGACTGGGACATGCTATATTTAGGAGGATGGAATCAAAAAGGGCTCGGTGATAAAGTTTGTGACGGATTATATAGATGCAAGTGGACTTTATGCGCACACGCGGTAGGAATTCACAGTAGAATGTACGATAAGATTTTGAAGGCCAAAGACAACAATATATTTTGCATGAAAGGAGACGCTTTTCTTGCGGATATGCACTCAAAGTGCAATGCGTATGTATTCTCTCCACTTTTAGCTACTCAATGCGAAGGGTATAGCGACATAGAATATGAAAACCGAACACAAGACTATATCAGTTAGGCACATTATAAAATGAAAAGACCAAGGCCAGAAGACAGAGAAACTGAGTGGTCAAAATGGATTGCTTACAAGATGAATGGCGAAGCAGAGGCTAGAACTTTCTGTGGGGCCAGATGTGATGTGCTGACCGAAACCCATGCGTGGGAAGTAGAGTGGATGAAAAAATACAATCAAGCCCCTGGACAAGCCCTGCTTTACGCTTCTTTATTTAACAAAAAACCTGGAATAATTCTCTTATCTAGAGCAGATGATAGAGACAGTATTTATTATCTAAGGTGCGCCGTAATCTGCGAGAGCGCCGGAATAGACCTGCAAGTAATAGAAACCTATGATGAAGAGCAGGATAAGGTTGGCTTGGCAGACATAATAAAGCACGGGTGGGATAAAATAAGAGGAAAGAGAGGTTGACAAAACTTTTATCGTTACTATAATACTACATACAGTATTTTACATTTATTTAAATTTGGAGATTTTTTAATGGCTAGTTTTAACAGAGTGATTTTGGCCGGAAATCTTACGCGAGACATTGAGCTTCGTGAGACTCCTGGCGGGGCATCGGTTGCCGATGCTGGTCTTGCCGTAAACGATAGACGTAAGCAAGGAGATGAATGGGTTGACGAAACTTCGTTCATTGACCTGACTCTTTGGGGTCGAACGGCAGAGAATGCTGCCGAGTATCTTTCTAAAGGCTCTCCCATTCTTATTGAGGGTCGTCTCAAGCAGGACAGTTGGCAAAACGAGCAGGGTGAAAAGCGTACCAAGCTCAAGGTTGTTGTTGACCGTCTTCAATTCCTTTCAAATGGAAATGGTGAAAAGCCGTCACAAAAGAAAGAGCCTGTTAGCGCAGGTGCTTCTGGAGGAAAGGGCGATAGCGATATCCCGTTTTAGTTTTTGAATGGAAATAAATCTAACTGCACCAATAAATGACTTGGGTTATGGTGTTGCTGGCCTAAATGTATTAAAGGGTCTGGTAAGGAACGGCTGTAAAGTTTCTTACTGGCCCATAGGTCAGGCTACTCCTAGAACTCAAGAAGACGCTGATATAATAAGTCAGTGTATGTCTAATGCACAATTCTTTGACAGCCAAGCTCCTAGTCTCAGGCTATGGCATCAACACGACATGTCTCATCATGTAGGGCATGGAATCAAGGTTGGCTTTCCTGTTTTTGAATTAGATAAATTTTCAGAGCTTGAAAAGCACCACCTGCAATCTCTCGACAAAATAATTGTTTGTAGCGAGTGGGCTAAAGGAGTTGTAGAAAAAGAAGTTCCTGGCTCTCGCGTAGATGTTGCTCCTCTAGGAGTAAACGTTTCTATATTTAAGCCACAAGAAATAGAACCTAGAAGCACAACTGTACTACTCAATATAGGCAAATGGGAAATAAGAAAAGGCCATGATATATTATGGGAGGCTTTTAACGAGGCATTCAATGAAAATGACGATGTAGAATTGTGGATGATGAACCACAACCCGTTTCTCGATGAAGCACAAGAGGCAGAGTGGCACAATCTATATCTGCAATCTAAGCTAGGCTCTAAAATAAAAATACTACCGAGAGTGGAAACACATCTTGAGGTTGCTCAGATAATGCGTCAGGCAGACATTGGGGTTTTTCCGTCCAGAGCAGAAGGATGGAATCTTGAGGCGTTAGAAATGATGGCTATGGGCAAGTATGTAATACTGACAGACTACTCTGCGCACACGGAATTTGCAAGTCAAATTAATTCCAAGTTAATTAAAATTGATGAAACTGAGTCTGCTTATGACGGCATCTGGTTTCATGGACAGGGAGAGTGGGCTTCTATTGGTGACAGTCAAATGGAACAATTAGTATCCCACATGAGAACACTTCACGAACTAAATCAAAAAGAATACAAAGAGAACAGAAGGAATAAAAACGAAAGAGGAATTGTCACAGGTGAAAAATTCAGTTGGGATAATTGCGCACACAAAATAATGGAGTCTTTATCAAAGTGAATAGGGTAATATGGACATACTGGAATGACAAAAACATTCCGGACCTTGTGCTTAGATGTCTGAACTCTATAAAAAGACAAAATAAAGATTATTCGGTAATTACACTACATGAAGATGATATTCCAGACGAAGTATATAAGGTGTTCTCTCCAGAGTCCGTTAGCCAAGGAAAGAAAAAATTAAATGACGTAAGTGACCATTATCATCAGCATTTGTCTGATATATTAAGAATCTGGCTTCTTAAAGAGTATGGCGGCGTGTGGCTTGACATCTCAACATATTGCAACGCACCCATTGATGTGTCTTTAGAAGGGGGTTATGATTTTTATGCAGAGTATCACGACCCATCTGTATACGAGGCTACAAAAGAAATACCATACTTCGAGTGTATACTAATGTCTTCAAACCCAAACGGAAAGATTATTAATAGGTGGTGGGAGGAGTGTAAATTCCTGTGGACTTTTGACTACCCATTAAAGTACATAGATTATTTGACTAATATTCAAAAAGTTAATCTTGATGGAATACATCACTTTAATTCATATTTATGGCCTTGCCTAGCACTTAGAAGTGTTTTAACTAAAAATCCCAACCTTGTCCAACACATCAAGAAAAAACCACTTTCGGAAGGATACTATTTTCTACCAGATTCCTGCGACTGGGATTGTGCAAAAATGTATAAAACATACGATGAAAAAAAACATAAAATAGTAAAGCTGACTCATACTCTTAGGAGTGATTTACAAATACAAAAAATGATACTAGAGTCGGACTCCAAATATGACAATAAATAAAAAAGACATAATAACCTGCAAGTCATACCAACCTTTATGCGATTACCTGTATGACTATCCAAACCTGGATGACATTCCACCCACAGGGCTTGTTCATGTTCCCCTAGACCACATAGAAGAATTCTTTAAAAGAATAGATAGTAACGGCCATAGGTATGTTGTTGTTAGCTCATGTTCAGACTATGGAGTTGCGATGCAGAATGAGCATCCAGCATGGAAAGATTTGCTAAAATGGATTAACATGCAAGTCGGGCCATCGCTTGCGTATGGCGGTATAAAGATGCCAGCGAGAGTCGACCATGACAAATGCGACCTAAGAGATACATATTCTGTAAAAATGCACTCATGGACAAACGCTACTTTTCCTGCGATACCACATAACGTACATCACTGGTTTCTGACAAACCTTATGTTTGTTCCTGATGCCGAAGAATATAACTTTATGTACGAGACCAATACACACGAAAAGATAACAGCAATTCCTTTTGGAATAGCAGAAGGAAAAGCTGATGAGCTTCATGCCGCAATGCAGAGCAAGAGGCCGCACAAAGATAGAGAAAATAAGATATACATAAGCTACAATGACACTACTCTTGAGAGGTATGAGCTTAGAGGAGAATTAATGGAATGGCAAAGCTATGGGGGACTCGACGCCCTTAGTGTAAATTTGCCCAATCAGCAAGATTCGTATGAAGATTATTTAAAGAAGCTTGGTACACACAAATATGTTTTGTCTCCACCAGGAAATGGAGCGGACTGCTACAGAACACTTGAATCAGTATACATGGGGTGCATAACCTTCGTAGAAGATACTGCAACAAATTATCTTACAGACTTACCCGTAATGAGATATAAAAACGCCGATGACATAATATCATGGTATAATTATAATCAGGGGAACGGACCTCAGTTATCCGAGGGGTTTGAAAACAAAGAACAGGTAAAACTTTCCTATTGGAAAGAGATGATACATTCTAAGCTCTCTGAACTTTTCTAGGCTTTTATTTTGGTGTATATACATAAGTATCACATCACCCTCTTTCTGAGGAGAAACAAGTGTCTAGAAAAAAGAATGGCAACAATAATAACAATGGCACCCATCTCAAACAAAATAGTCTTTCAGCAAAAACCCCAAACCAAAAAGAATACATTAAGTCAGTAAAAGACAATCAGGTGGTGATTTGTTCCGGTCCAGCCGGTACGGGTAAAACACACATAGCGACATCTATGGCTATAATGGGTCTGGTAAAAGAACAGTATGAAAAGGTAATAATAACTAGACCATTGGTTCAAGCAGGGGAAGACACTGGTTTTTTACCTGGGAATATAAGAGAGAAGATGTCTCCATATCTCAGGCCCATATTTGATGAGCTTTTATGTTATGTGAGTAACTCAGACATAATAACGATGATGAACTCTGGGCAAATTGAAATATGTCCACTGGCGTACATGCGGGGCAGAAACTTTCACCACTGTTTTATTGTGGCCGATGAATGTCAAAACGCCTCAGAAAAACAGCTAATGATGCTATTGACAAGAATAGGAAAAGGTAGTAAAATAGTTATGACTGGTGACGCTAGCCAGTCGGACCTCAACTATAGAAATCAAGGAGGGTTTAAAACTTGTATTGATGGATTGAGCGGCGTTGATGGAGTAGAAATAGTAAATCTTGGAAACGAGGATATAGTAAGAGAGCCGATAGTAGAAAGAATCGTCACGGCAATGGAAAAATATCATTCAAGTTCTGATTGACAAAAGACGATAATCATATATAATAAGAAGCGGGTTGTGGTGTTGGTTCCACCACTGGTCTCATAAATCAGTCTACGCAGGTTCAATTCCTGTACCCGCAATTTTTTTAATTTTTCATTAGGAGGTTTACATGCCTGTAGTTATGAAGGACATTGATTTTAACAAGAGAAACAAGAACGATTATGAAAACAATTCAAACGAGATGTATTCTTTAAAACAGTATACTAACATTGCCAAGAAGTGCATATCAAAGTTTTCCGGAGATGGTGTATCTCACTCAATGTTAAAAAGCGAAGATGCAATTTCTCATGTCGCTGAACATATCATGTGGGGTCACGTAAGGTGGCGCGAAGATGGTGGAAGGGCCTTAAAAAGCTACCTTAATCAGTGTGCGATATGGGCTATAAAGTCGTGGAAGACAAAGATTTATAAGAACGAAGATATTGCATCTCTTAATTACTGCAAACCAAGCGAAGCTGCCGGAAGAGAAACACAGGCGTATCAAAATGTACAAGATAAGAAGTGCAAAGAGCCGTTTGAGCTTCTTTATAATAATAATTTGTCAGAAATGAAATCTCTCATTGAGAGCAAATGCTTGACAAAACTTCAAAGTAAATGCCTTTACGAAAGATACGTCGAAGGAAAAAAACTTAGGCAAATAGCAGAAACACTTTGTGTGAGTAGACAGGCAGTAAACCAACACATCAGTAAGGCTGTTAAGAAGTTGAGGAAAGAAAATGGGATTTGTTAGCGATAGAATAAAAGGAGAGAAAGCAGAAGATTCTGTTTCGAGAATTCTTTCGTGTCTCTGGGATGTCTGCAAAGCATCAGAAGTAGAGAAAGGAGCTTTTTCTGATTGGGATTTGTCTGTGTCGCAAGTAGGTACAGGTTATGAAGTTTTTACTGTTGAGGTAAAATACGACGAGATGCAGTCTAAGACTGGGAATATAGCCATAGAAATATATAATCCAAGGTCAGGAAAGCCGAGCGGCTTAACTGCAACCAAGGCAAGCCTTTGGTGTCATGTATTACAAGACTCTATATGGATTACTAGCATAGATGAACTTAAGAAGTTTTGCGAAGATGTCCCTCCCTTTAAATCATTTAATTCTGTTGGAGATGGAAACGCTTCAATACTTCTTTACAAAACAGAAGACATACTTAAAATTTTTGAGAGGATTGATAAATGCAGCAAAATACAGTTGCAGCAAAAGATACATTCGCTGTTAAAATTAGTGTAGTTCCATTTGTAATTGGCAAAAATCCAAAAGTGGCCTTAATTAAAAATGAACAGGGAGACTACTTGATTCCAGAGGAAAAGTTAATGTCTGGAGAAACATGCTTTCAAGTTGCAGACAGAATTGTAAACACCTGCTGTGCGTTAGATAAGACCGATGTGTTTTCCATAAATTTATCGAGCTGCTTAACGTCTAAAGATACCATAAATTTAATTTTTTGCCTACACTGCAAGCAAAACACAGAACTTAATGAGGAGCTTTTACTTTTCACACCGAAAGAAGTGTCAGAACTTTACTTTGAAAATAAATTTTTTGAAAAAAGCGGAGAAGTTGTAATATCAGCTATAGAAAATGGGTGACACTGATAAAGAAAAAAAAGATTTAGAAAACATACAAAGCTACTTAGAGAGCCTTGGGTGTGACGAAAACAAAAAGCCTGTAGACAACTTTTTGATATATTTTTCGGTTGGAGATGTTGGCATCGTTGACGTTGGCATAGATTGGCCAGAGCATCATACGGAGGAATCTATATATATGATTGCAACGCTTCTTTTTTCACTCAACACAGGTCTTTTAAAAAATCTAACGCTTGAAGCAATAAATGACAGCATTCTTAAGTACCCAGAGCTTAAATCAGATGTGCAAAAAGTAGTCGAAAAGTGGCTTGAAATACAAAATTTTTCAGATGAGACCCCGTGTATTAAACCCACAGACACCCTAAAAAATATTTGACGGTGTATATTATATCGGATATTTTCTTATTTACACATTTTAATCTATGGTGTGCCTCATGAATGTGAAAAAAATTGTATGGGAAAAGTGGATTGACCCTCTGAATAAGAATGTTGACGAGGTTGAATACCCAGGCTACAAATCAGAAGATTCAGATAATGATATCGAAATGTTCTCATCTGACGAAAATTTTGAAAAGAAAATGGACGCATGGGCTGATTACGATGAAGACATTGAAGATGACAGAAAAAAAGTCAGCTTTAATCCAGCCAGGATAGCCTCGACCCCTCATGGCTTAGTGAGCATGACGGAGCATTCTTTTGCTTCAAAGCATTTTGATTTTTGGACTATGCATTATAATCATGATATAACTCCAAATATAATTGATGTTATAGAAAAGTGCGACGGCGTGGAGACTCTCAATACTTTGACAAGATATAGGGTAAGGATAGGCTTCAATAGGCCGCTAATACAATCAGGGGCATTTAACTTAAATGATATAAGAAAAGGAATAGAGGATGCAGTAATTAACAACGCATCTAAGAAAGATTGCGTTGAAGACTTTTTAAAAAGCAATAAGGCAAAATGACATCTAGCAGAAAAACGAACAGCGAGCTTATAAACGATGTTCACAATTTTAGCTTAAATGTAGAGACAAGAGAAATCTTTCTAAATAGTCACATCGCAGATTGTGAAGAAGAAGCTGGCGTAGATTGGCGTATGGCTACAAAGTTTAATAAGAACATTAGACTTTTAACATCTGGCCCACAAGCAGAGCAACCAATACTCATACACATGCATACTGTGGGTGGTAATTGGGAAGACGGTCTTGCTATATACGACATAATTAATTCCTGCACAAATACACACATAACTATAATTGCATACGCTCATGCTAGGTCAATGAGCAGCATTATCTTTCAAGCCGCAGACACCAGAATATTCATGCCAAATTCTATATGGCTAATGCACATGGGTGACATGGGTTTTGATGGTCAGGCTCAGTCATTTGAGGCAGAAGCGGAGTGGGCTAAAAAAGACCACGATAGAATGCTTGACATATACACTGAATCGGCGTATGGTAGTGTAGCTTACAAAGGAAAAAGCAGAAAGCAAATTAAAAACTTTATAGACAGGGGTCTACGGCTAAAGCAGGAATGGTACATGTCTGCCAGAGACGCAATAGAACATGGCTATGCAGACGCTGTTTTTGGAGACCCTGGATATGAAAGTATGGAAGCAATTAAAAAAATAGGAAAAGAAACTTGAAGCACGTTACCGACGAAGAATTTGAAACAGCATATAATAATCAAGACAACAAAAATATAATAAATGCTGTAACAAAAAAATACGCAAATAAGCTGTCGAAGGATACTCAGACCTCTTGCGGCCTTCATGGATTATGGAGGTGCATACAGAGTCATGACGATAGCTACGGTAGAAAGTTTACAACCAGCCTCTTCATACACGTTGACTGGGAATGTAAAAGAGAAATTAGCTATCTGAACAGAAAGAAGCTTGGTCAGTTGGGAGACTCCGATGATGATATTGTGTCTCCGGTTCCTAGCGGCGAAGTTTCTGAGATACTAGAATCTTTGCCCGAGAGAGAGAAGGAGATGATGTATCAAAGATTCTATGAAAACAGGACTCTTGAGGAGATTGGCGAAGGGCAAGGCTACAGCAAAGAAGCCGCTAGGCAAAATATAAACAAGATTATATCTAGGCTACGAGAAAATATCTCTGAAGATTTTGGTGTATAATAATCTGTAGCTACAGTCATACGCTAAAATTCAACAGGAGTCTTTAAAATGCCCAGAGAATCATTCATAGTTGCAGTTAGTGGACAACCCACTAAAAATCTAGGCGCAACAGTAGTAAACGCCGGAAATACACCTAATTTTGGCGACTCTACAAATAATAACGCTGGCTTTGGCGTTCTGACAGGCTCTAATACTGGAAAAAGTTCCGGTTCAAAAGTGGTCGAAAGAGAAGGCATCCCTCAAGCAAGTGGACAACTTCAAGCCGGTCCTGGAGTTCAGTCAGCCGTATTTACAGACCCATTTGCCGGCTCTCCCCTTGGGCAAGTTATTGGAAAATCATTTAGCTGGAAAGACCAGTATACCGGAAGACTTCCTGTTCGATTTAATCATGTGCAGTCAAAGTATCCAAATATTGCTAATGAGGACACGTACAGTAAGAAGACCATCAGTCGCGGCACTCAAAGTTGCGTTTATCGAGATGACGGTGCTTTGTATGGCTCAAATGTTTCATTAACAATGGGCTCTGCTGGAATGGTTTGCGCTGTTGGCGCCCCAAGCGGCCAAAATGCAACAAGAGGCACTGTTGCCCCGTATTGGCCACACCGCAGGAATGAGGGCTTTGTCGAGGTTCAAGAATTCAATAAGCCTAAAACCTTGACACTTGGAGATATCAGTAAAGATGGATTTTTAGTTAAAGACCCCAACGACGATTGGTTTTCATGTGGTTATGCAGGAAAATCATTATGCACTCAGAGTGGACCACTTGAATTCAAGGGGCAAGCACTCAGATACAGCGATTTAGGCTCTGATAGACTATCGGGATATCCAAAACATGGAATTACAGCTTCTGGAACGGCTTTCGGTCACGCTGTAACATTTAATTCTGGTGGCACAAGAATGGCTGTTGGCGCTCCTTATGCGGATGGCGAAAGAGGAGAGGTTACAGTTTATGAATTTACAAGCGGCTCAGGCACAAAAGGCGAATGGATTAGAGTTGGCGCTCCAATCACAGGCAATGGCCTACCAAACGATAGATTTGGTTGGGACGTTGCGCTTGATGGCCCTGGCGATATTGTATTTTGTGGCGCTCCTCGTCCTGGTGGAACTGGTTATGTTGCAAAATTTGAATTACAAGGAACGTATCCTGGAGGCGCGACTTGGAAAAGAGATAATCATGGCGGCTCGGTTTCAGGCGTTGCGCCGCGCGATAAATTTGGATACTCCATAAGCACTAACACAGAAGCAACAATACTGGCGGTTGGTGCGCCTAACGCATCTGGTACTCGCGGAACCGCAGAGTGTTTCCACAGAACAGGTGTTGGCGGAACAGTCTCATATCCATGGAAGGCTTTGACGAGAGGCGCCACTGGCGATGTTCAACGTGTTGTAGGAACCGCATCTGGAGAAATGCTTGGTTGGTCAGTTTCATTGATGTATAACAGTAAGGCCGCGCTTGATGCAGGTAGATTTAATCCTATGATGGCTGTTGGTTCTCCGTTCTATAGCAAGAGTGTTGCTGAGTATGACTTTAGCAGGAGAACATTTGCGGAGAGAGCTGCTGGAGTACCAATTTATGACGGAGACCCTGTTATTGGCGGAGCGGGTCCAGAAGCTGCCGAACAACAATCACTTCGTATTGGGTATGCTTACGACAAGGTAGGCCTAACCTGCGAAGGCCGAGTAACAGTCTGGCAGTTTAACAAAGTTCCGGCTCACAGAAAACACGGTTACACTACTCTTGAGTGGTTACCCAAGGGTAAATATAGCGCAAGAAAGATGATGGTGGGGCAGTATCCTCAAAGTGAAATGGGATACTCAGTTGCACTTAGCAAGACTGGCGACTACCTTGCTGTAGGCTGTCCTGGCACAGATGGAACTTTTGATGTGTCTGACTGTGAACAGTTGACTGCTATGACTAAGGCTGACTTTGAAGGTGGTGTTACTAGCCTTGTGGCGGCAGACCCAACCGCTGAACACGAGAAATACAAATACAACTACGTCTACAGACCAGATTCTCGTTCAGAAGAGTGTTACAAGAAAGATGGGTTTTACCTTCATAAGGCCGAGGGCATAGGCGGCGGCGAAGTCGCACCAGGATTCTTCAAAGCTGCAAGCCTGCGAAGCAAATACGGTATCGGCTCTGTAAAAACTTTCCGATATGTGTGGGAAGGCGAAGCTGGAGATGCGGCAAGAAGAGAACATTACTTAGGCTCAGATAGAGAGGATGTTTGGATTAAGTATGGGCCAACGATTCCTGGTACGGAAAGTCCTGTATATGATTACACTTATCGAGGTCCTGAACATGGCAGAAGATACGCTCGCCCAAACTTCCAAGACCTTCAAGGCTTAGTGAAAATGCCTAAGCATTCTCATCACGAAAGATTTGGAACAGACGTTTCTATCATCGACGTTATATCTCCGGTTGTAGCTGTTGGCGCACCCTTTGCTCAGGACCGTCGATATAACTCTGAATTTGTACGGGAGGGAGAGGATATCCAGCGCGGAAAATATACGGTTACTGGAAGAGTAGACATCTACGCCGCAACACCAACTAGACTTAGAGACAACGTAATGCCATTTGGAGGTGGAGCTTCAGCCCCTGCTGGAGGCCCATTGTCAAGCAGAACGAAAACTAAGTTTGAATATGATGCTGCTGGCTCTGTTGTCGCTTCTTCTGGAGGTGGTAGAGAAGCCTACTTCATAGCTCCTAATGTTTCTGGCTCTGGACTGGCTGATGACAATGCTTTGAAGACAAGCAGAAAAACATTTGGTACAGGTGGAATAAACTTCACATCGAGCGACTAAGTTCGGTGTATACAATACTTAGGAATGGGATTTAATATTTTAGGACTACGGGAAATTTCATACTTTTGTATGGAGAAATAAATTATGGCATCACAAGCTGTAACAAGTGGAAAGTCAAAAAATAATGGCTCCACTATTGTAAACGCTGGTAATGTACCAGTAACAAACAAGACTATTAATGACGCTGGTTTTGGTAAAGTCATTGGTGACGGCGAAGGTCGTTACAAAGGCACTCCAGGTAACCGCAAGCAGAGAACTCCTTCGGCAGGTAACTTTAGCGCGTTCAGCAATGGCGGCGTTATCACTGCCAAGGGAAGCGGAACGTTTGCCTATGATGGTAAAGCTGGCAAATTCATTGGTATTAGGCTTACTGAGTCGATTAACAATGTTGACAACAGCACCCTGCTTTCTGGCGGCAGTGCAAAGGGACAGTTTAAAGGTTCGATTCACGGACTTGAATCTTACAGAACTCTTCCGAAGTTTACAACCAATGCAGACGGTTCGTATGCGTCCACCTCTTCTGCTGGTGGTTCAGATACCGACTACATTGATTCTGCCGGAAATGGTTCGACTGCATCTAGCGATTCGGCTGCTAATCCCACTAGAGCAATTCCTGGCGAATTGGTCTACACGGATACGTCGAAGGCAAGAAGCGGTTCCTTGGCATCTCCGAAGCAGGACGACTACAAGGCCAAAACTGGTTAATATTCTTGTTTCAAGATATAAGACTGGCTCGCGTTTCGGCGCGGGCCTTTCTTTTTTTTTAATTGACAAATAAGATGTTGGGTGTATAATATATACGTGTAAGGTATTAAAATCGGCTTCATTTAAAGGAACCGAACGATATGTTTAACAATCACGGTCAGGCGGCAGCGAAGCCTAGACAACGTTGTTACCTAAAGCGATAAGTTGAGATAATCAGCAAGACTTCGCAACACATCAAATTGCTGCCGCCTTTTTTATCTTGAGGTATTTCAAAGTGATAGTTAATGTTACCAATACTGTAAAAAACGTTATAATGGTATTTATTAAGAATGGCAATATAAGTCAGTCTGTTGTCACTTTAAATTCAGGCATGATGATGAAGGCAGAATACGTGCAAAAGCAAGAAGACAACAAAGCAAATGTGCATTTAATTAATGGAACAGTTCTGCTAAACATTGACAGAGACTCGCTAGGGTATGATAAAAAAGCTAACAATGAATACATATCTAGAAAAGAAAACGTGGGCCACAGCCCTGTTGAAACCCCAGGAGCAGTTCAAGACCCGCTCCCAAAACCAGCTATAAAAAGAAGGAGGGGTTGCTGCGGTGGATAAAGATGTTTTTGAAATCATAGTAACAGAGAACTTTGATGCAAAACAAGTATTAATAAGTATGGTCAACGGAGGCATAGACGTTACTCAAGAAAATGTATCCTTTTCCCCAGGCGACATAATAAAGGTTATGTCTATCTCAAATTCAAGTGAAAAAAAATTTTTAAATATAACTTTAGAAAATTCCTCTACAATAATGGATGTTCCATCCACTAGCATTTCATACAAAAAAGAAGCCGCAAAAAATGCATCGCGTGGATGCGGTGGATGCGGCAGAGGAAGAAGATAAGCTAAGCAAACAGAAAGGCGCAAAATGGGACAAATTAAACTAGAGTCAACTACAACTCTTGAGTGTACTTGCGAAGATGGGACAAAGTGCGAGACTACGTTAAACGAAGGAAGAAATATTTCTGCGGAAAAAATTATCAATATCTCCGAGACAAAGTGCGATGTTGTTCTTTCCTCCGGCAAAACAGTCCATGGGCTTGATAAAAGTCTTTTTACAAAGATTGGAAGTGTTGCAGAAGAAACACAACAGGAACAGCCGCCGAAGACAAATCCATTTTATAAATTTAGTTAGATGAATTCTCTTCAAAATTTATTTAAAGCGGTAAGTAAAAATGAAAACCTTCTAAAAGGCTATGCGTCTAGAAAGTGTAAAAACTGTTACGGCAGAGGGTACATAGAGCTTTCGGAAAAATCATCGACCCCTGAAAAATACATGTGCGAATGTGTTGCAAAAAATATAAAAAAAGAATATAAAAAATGATGTCTCTTTCCGATAAGTCTTATTCCTACATGAAGTCATGTCATGGTCATAATGTAAAAACACAGAGACCAGCATGGACCGACTATTTTTTATCAATAGCATCTCTTGTAAGCCTCAGAAGCTCAGACTCTCAAACAAAACATGGGTGCGTCATAACCGACAATAAAAATAGAATACTTGGCGTGGGGTATAATAGCTTTCCATCAGGCATGCCTGACGAGCTTTTGCCGAACATTAGACCACACAAATATAAGTGGATGGTCCATGCAGAAAGAAATGCTCTTGCAAATTGCACAATAAGACCCGAGTCAGGAATAGCATATATAACTGGAAGACCATGCATTGACTGCGTAAAATCTCTTTATCAGGAAGGGGTAAGAAATTTAGTTTGCATCGACGGTCATGGTACACATTTAGAAGATTCTGAGGACGAGTGTGTGTTGGAAATAATCCAAAACTACGGAGGGTTAAAAATTGATTGGGTCAAGCCCGATTTGAAAAACGTATTTAAGGAACTGATATGAAAGAAATAGACTTTAATAGTTCTAGTAGTAATTCGCCAAAAGTTGAGGTTACTGTGCAGATTAGAGATAAAAACGGAAATCCGACTGGTAAAACAAAAACTTACAGAGGAGAAAGTTGCAGAGATGCATCTGATTGGTATAATAAACAAAAACCAACCAAGAAAAAGAAGAGAAAGAAAAAGAAATAATGTACGGATACCAAGAAGCTTTAGAAGCATCAATAGGCTACTTTAACGGAGATGAGCTGGCGGCAAAAGTTTTTGTAGATAAATATGCGCTTAGAGATAACGACAAAAATCTTTTAGAAAAAACACCAGACGATATGCATCTTCGTATAGCTAGTGAGATAGCTAGAGCGGAGAGGTCTAAGTACAAAGACACAAAGATAAAGCCTCTGTCTAAACAACAAGTATATGAATACCTAAAGGGCTTTAAGAAGATTGTGCCACAGGGAAGCCCTATGTATGGCATAGGAAATACGAATCAATGCGTAACTCTTTCTAACTGCTATGTTCTTGATTCTCCAGAAGATAGCTATGGCGGTATTCACTGGACAGACGAGCAGATTACTCAGATTTCTAAAAGAAGAGGCGGTGTAGGAATAGACATTTCTAAGCTCCGCCCAGTCGGAGAGTCCACTAAGAACTCTTCTAGAACTACCAGCGGCATTGCAAGCTGGATGGAGAGGTTTTCAAATAGCACAAGAGAGGTGGGTCAGGATGGTCGTCGTGGCGCACAGATGCAATCCATTAGTGTTCATCACCCAGAAGTTCTTACTTTTGCGAATATCAAAAAAGACAGAACAAAGGTTACAGGAGCCAACATATCTATCAGGCTTACTGATGAATTTCTTAAAGCGGTATATAGCGACAGCAAGTATGAGCAGAGATGGCCTGTTGATTCTAAGGAGCCAAAGATAAAGAATAAGGTTTCTGCTAGAGAAGTCTGGAGGCAGATAATTGAAAATGCTCATGACAATGCCGAACCAGGGCTTTTATTTTGGGATAACGTAATCGCAAACAGTCCCGCCGACTGCTATCCAGAGGAGGGTTTTGAGACCATTTCTACTAACCCCTGCTCAGAGCTTCCTCTCTCTGCCCTAGACTCATGCAGACTTCTTCTACTAAACTTATTTGGCTATGTAAAAGAACCGTTCACAAGCAAGGCTTATTTTGACTATCAAGAATTCTTTAAGGACGCCAAGATTGCACAAAGAATGATGGATGATATCATAGACCTCGAAATGGAGGCTATAGAACGAATTATTAAAAAGATTGAGTCTGACCCAGAATCAAAAGACATTAAAGCCAGAGAGCTTGATATGTGGCACAGAATCCATGATAATTGCAAGAACGGCAGGAGAACGGGCTTAGGAATTACGGCCCTTGGCGACACAATCGCCGCCCTTGGATTTAAGTATGCTAGCGAGCGTAGCATTCAAGAGACAGACCAAATTTTTAAGACTCTAAAGTTTGCCTCATACATTTCGTCTGCGGAGATGGCAGAAGACCTTGGGCCATTTCCTGTATGGAACTATGAGAAAGAAGCCGGAAACAAATTCCTAAAAAGAATGTATGCCGAGAAGCTGGATTTTGGCGGACTAGATATTAAAGGCAAAGATGTTCTTGAGAAGGTGAAACAAGTAGGGCGTAGAAACATATCTAACCTAACATGCGCTCCTGCCGGAAGCG